CCAAGATTAACCAAATCTCAGCTCAAATCCACAAAACTACCTTAAGAGGTGGAGCTAACTGGATTGTTGTATCTTCTGAGGTATCTGCAGTATTTGATGACTTGGAATACTTCCACGTTTCAAACGCAAATCCTGAGCAAGACCAATACAACATGGGTATCGAGAAAATCGGTTCATTAGCAGGTCGTTACCAAGTGTTCAGAGACCCGTATTTACCAGCAGGTAAAATCATCATTGGACACAAAGGTAAATCATTGTTGGACGCTGGTTACATCTACGCACCATACGTTCCATTACAATTGACACCTACAATGTACAATCCATTCAACTTTACACCAATCAAAGGTATCATGACCAGATACGCTAAGAAAATGGTTAACAACCGTTACTTTGGTGTGGTAAACGTAAGTGGTTTGTCTACATTCAGTCTTGACACCTTGAGATAATTTTAAAAAATCTCATAATAGAAAGGGGGACATTAGTCCCCCTTTTTTATTGCGGTGTTTTTTACGTATATTTGTAATATGGGAAAAATATCAAAAAAAGATATACAAAAAACCATCAATTCCAACGAACCGTTTGATTATGAAAAATTAAGATTGGATGTATTAAAAGGTTTGATAGAAAGTAGGAATATTGAGTGTAAACAAACAAAAGATGAGATGGTTAAACATCTTACCATGGACGACCAAGGTAAGTACATTAGACCTGTCACATATCAAAAGGCACCTGACGGTAAATTTATTGTTGGTATTGATATTGGTGATTCAGATAATTGTAGAGAGATGGGTAAATTAGTAGAAAAGGGTCTCGCTGAAAATCTTAGATTATATTACGATAACAGAGTACATTTTATTTCAAACCAAAAATTAATATGAATTGGACAGATTATTTCTTAAACATTGCTGAACAGGTAAAATTAAAATCTAAAGACGAATCCACACAAATAGGTGCGGTAGTTGTTGGATTGGATAATGAGGTACTTTCTACGGGTTATAATTCCTTTCCGAGAGGTTTAGATGACACAAAACAAGAACGTCAGGAAAGACCTGAAAAGTACTTTTGGTTTGAACATGCTGAACGTAACGCGATTTATAATGCAGCGAGAATAGGGGTATCTTTGAAGAATTCGAAAATTTATTTAACTTCAGGAATACCTTGTATGGACTGTGCTAGAGGTATAGTAAATAGTGGGATTAAAACTGTTTACTGTAAAGAGGTGTGTACCACAAAAAATAAGGAAAAGTGGGAAGAGTCTCAAAAGAAATCACTCCAACTTCTCCTCGAATGTGGGGTTGTTGTTAATTATTATTAATTACCAAGTTTTACAAGCCCAATATCTCGCTTTCCATCTTGGTCCAGGATTATTACAATTGTGTCTGGCTCTAAATGATTTTCTTCTTTCGGGATTATTTTTTTTAATTCTCATTACTTTACCCTTAGCGGATTTGCCACCAAATCCAAAGTTTACTTTAACAACCTTTCCTTTATCGTTTTTAACGTAAACTTTAAATTTCTTTATATCACCTTGCATAATTTTACCAAGTTCTACCTTTCTTCCTTGGTATTCCGCCTCGTTTAAAACGTTAATGACTTCATAATTAGTTTCTTCAATTGGACCATATTCGTTTTCGTAAATGAATGTAATTTCTTCATCTGATAAATCTATATAACCACTCAGATATAATTCTTTACATTCTTCTAATAATTGAAAAAAACTATCGGTACCTAATTTGTACACATTTTCTAATAATGATTTTTTTGAAGTAACATGATACTTCAAAGCGTTTGAAATTTCCACATTTTCAGTAATCAATTTTGGATATTGAATTGATTCTCGTATCAAAGATAAATCCAATTTAATATTGTTTTCCATATTTTCATCAAATCTTGTCATTGTCGGTTTATTACCTTTACCAATTTTGGGCTCTTTTTTTTCTGCCCTTCTCTTTTGAGAAGTCATAGATTTTTTTTCTTTTTTACTATATGAGGAAGCTATTTTTGGAGTTTCTTTTGAAACCTTTTTTTGTGGCCTACATTTTGGGTAACCCTTTCTACCTTCTTCACCGTTGGCAGATTTTCTACCACAAGGTGGATGTTTACCATCAATCTTACGGGAAACATCGACCCATTTTTCTTTGAACCATCTGGATAAATCTTCTTTTATCACCTCACCAGATTCAATAGATTCATTTACATAAGATAAATCTTCTTCACTAATATAAATCTTCATTGTGTACTTATCTGTATTATCATGACCACATTTATGACATGTATATGGGTCATCTCCACCATCAGATAGAGACCAATTCCAACCACATTCACAAACGATTTTTTTATCCATTATTTTTTACCTGAACAATATGAGCCAGAACATTTTTTCTTTCCGTCGAGACCTTTTATTTTACCTTTACAAACTTGAACAGCGTATCCATTTGCGTATGCACTTGGATAAACTTTAAATTTTGATTTAGCGGCCGATACACCTCTTGCACATAATTTGTTTGATTTTGCCTCGTTTATTGATTCTTTGGTTGTGTTCATCATAAAATCAAAAACTTGGTCAATATTTTCTTTTGCAACTGCGACATGGTCGTCAGCCCAATCGTGACCATTTTGTATAATAGATTCAACCACAGATGGGTCTAATTCCAACAACATTTGACACTGTCTATGTAATTGTTTTAAGTTACTGAAAAACATATAGTTTTCAGTGATATTACCATCTTTGAAACTATCAAGTTGGTTTTTGATTAAATTATCTAAATTATCCATAGTTATAAATATTTTTAAATCTCTGATAATATTTCAAACTTCACGTAGTCATTGTAAAATATTTCCTCAGTATATGTCTTGGATTTAAACTCCATAAAGTATTCTCTTGGAATCATGTAGGATGTATCCAAATAGAAAGAGTTTTCGTTTGTCACATCAACCTTTGTCCAATCGTAAACAATTACATTTGTTTTACCTTCTTTTATAAAGATTCGGTAATAAACTTCATCAAACAATATTGTTTTTGACTGTTCAATAGATTTGAGATAAAGTACAATTTTCTTTAATTCACCTCTTATTATTTTTTCGTTCTGTTTTATGCCTGAGAACTGAATTTTGTAGTTTTGAGTTTCAGTTGGGTTCGTACCAATACTATATCCTGATGTGTATGGTTTTGGTACAAATTTTTGAGTAACGTCACTTACGGATATACCGTCAACTGATAGTCCTTTCCATTTATCATAGAAAAATCTTTTACCGTCACATAGTTGTCCTGTCAATCCAAATCTAACTTTGTATACCCCTTTTCTAACTCTTGTTGTTGTAAGACCTGTGAGACCTGAAATTGGGGTACTACTTGAGTTGAGAATGTCAACGGTTGGGTTGCTTGTTAAATTGTAATAATTAGAACCTTTTGTTACATACAAATAAAGGTTATTGTACCTCTCTTCTATAAAATTGTGTCGGTTATCATCAATTCTATCATCAAAAGTTGATTCAACAAATGGTTCAAAAAAAGTTTGTGTATATTTTGAGAAGAATGCAACAGATTGTTGTGTTTCACCAGTCGTGATTGTTTCGTAAGCTGATGTAAATGCTAAACCCAATCCGTGGTCGGTGTTTCCTGATACAATAATACCATTTACATAATTCGTGATATCAACGTCAATGTCTTCATTACCATTATTAAAATGGATTGTACTTAAGACGGTTGCACCTGTATAAATACCCGGATACGTCCATCCTGAAGTGGTTGTCCTGTCGTACCAATTAGATGGTCTTGTATCGTACAATTTGTTTCCTAAACTATCGTCATATGTTGTGAATTCGTAATCGTATCCAACACCCTCATCCCAAGATTGTGGTATAGAAAATAATATTAAATCAAAAGAAGTTGCACGGTCTTTTCCGTTAGATTTACTGTCCCCTATTAATTTAGGGTCACCAACGACCGTGTTAGTCATTTTAAGATGATGAGTAGTTCCTGTGGTGATAACTAAATCACCATTAGATATTTTACTTTGTAAATCTGTAAAATCAACTTTAAATATGAATCTGGAAAACCCATCCCCATAATAAATCTCAGTTGTTGGATTTTTTGCGGTGTTGACCCTACTATTTTCTATGATAGTATTGTTCTTTGAAAAATATGAGCGATAGTACGACATTCCTTTTATAGTATAAATATCGTTTTAGTTGATTTTAATAGATTTATTTGTTAACTCATCCCTTAATTTATTATATAGTATTTCCAATTTTGCGTGGTCAGAGTATCCATTTTTAACATACTCTTTATTGATATTGTGAACATGACCAGTTAAAACATTGTAAAGAGCGTCAATAAAATCTAATAGTATTTCACCTCTAACTAAAGAATATGTGTTTGGTTCTATCTTTTCAATATAATCAGACTGTTCATATTCATAAGTGTTTAAAACAGGGAAATCAATTTTCTTATCAGTAAAATTGGTATCCGTTGAAAGTAAATAAATTTTATCCGCGGTTATATTTCCAAAAGTTTGTTCAAAAGACGTGGTATCTGTTTTTAAAACTTTTACCGTTCTGTCTACTGTTCTTGTGTTAGGATTTACTTTGTCTTTACTATAAACCAAACTAGATTTAGATGTTGAACCCGGTAATTTAATGTTATTAAATAACGTTAATCTATCAGATTGTTCTGTTGTAGTAACACTTCGGTTTTCAAATTCACTTGTTGGTCTATAAAAAAACGGATAGATGTTAGAATCTGATTGTGTAACTATTAAATCAGTCAAAATTTTAAATGAAACAATACCATTAAATCCATTACTTTGAATTTGAGTTAATTTGTTTCTAATTTCTTGGTAAATTAATTTTATTTTATTTGTTAATGTTGACCCACTATAATCTGTTATTGTGTTTAACTCACTTCTAAAAGTATATGTGTTACCCGACTCGTATAAAAATACGGATTCACCAGCCAATATTTGTGTTGATTCAGTAAAGTTACTTGAATTGTACTTTTTTGTTACATTTGGTTTTATTTGGTACAAATAAAAATTTACATAGTTTGGATTTGAAAGATTATCAACATCGTATTCTATTATGAATTTTAAATTTGAATTTTCAGTGATACTTTCTTTTTTTGTCTCTTCTGTTACAAATTGTTTTGGTCCGAATTTTTTTAAATGAAGTTTTGCAACTTTATCGGAAACAATCGGAAATCCTTTTGTTAGGAGTTCTCTGTTTTGGTCACTGGTAACATCCTTTTGAACTAATTTACCACCTCTTAACACTAATCCGTCTTGTGTGAATAGAGCATCAGAGCCGTATTTTCCACCAACAGAGTAGTCTTTATATTTTGATAATGCATTTTTACAATTTTCGGGTAGTGTACCTTCTTCATTTTTTATAATATCCACTTTATCCTCCACAGATACACCATATGATGTTAAAGATATTTGGGTGTTAAATTCTTGAGAATTAAAATCGTACCTTGTTGAGAATGGTCCAGCGATGTATTCTTGGTTTACTGTTGTTTTATTCGTATCATAACGAATTATTTTTACCGCTTGTTTAAATTCAGGTATAAAATTTATGTTGTTAGGTAAAAATGGTGCAGCAACAAAAGGGTCATCCTTACTCCAATGTTGTATACCCTCTTTAATGTTTGATTTACCACCAATATAATCATCATAATCAACTACACGAATTCTACCTAACCCTTTAGGGTCGTTATTATCTAAACAAACACCAATGTCAACTATTTTCATTATATTTTTCTATTTTCAATCTCTGTTGTTATCGTTTCATGTAGATTCTCAATAAACTCTAATTTTTTTGTCAATTCAACGATGTATAATTTTAATTCCTCGTGTTGTTTAAAAAGAAACTCCTCAGCATCAAATAAATCTTTATTTGATTTATCTTTAGCATTTTCTACAATGTTTTGTAATTTTTCAATATTCATATTATTGTTTTTTACCTACGCCCGTTATAAAACCAGGTGGTATTACCGCCCCCCCTGCAAGTGGCGGTCCGGGTAACGTCCCACCTTTTAATACAATTTTTACAAATGAATTAGCGTCTTCTTCTTCGGTGTACCCATCAACAACAGATTTTACCAAATTACCTATGTCATTTGATTCACCATATAGTGGCCCTGTTGGTACTCCCGCAGCTTCTAGTTTATTCATAATGTTCATAAACGCCCTGTCTTGACTAAATCCGGGTAATGAATCTGAGAATAATAAAAGAATTGACGGTATTGTTATTGGTGCTTTTTGTGATAACGCAGCTTCAATTGTTGACAAAATTGTTTGAAACAAGTCATAACAATTATTAATTTCTGTTTCTAAAGCTTTTCTCAATAACGCAATTAATGATGTAATAATTAGTAGATATCTTTTATACTTATTTTTAATAATTCTTTGTACAATACTTTGAATAAAAGCCAATAAATCTACTTTTATCAATCTCCAAAATTCTCTTATAAATAACCAAAATAAATCTTTAATTATTGCACCTATAGCTTTGTAGAATTTCTTGGCTAGTTCTTTACTATTTAAATACACATTAGTCAATCCGGTTTTAAATATTTTATACAATACTATAATTGGTAAAAATATTTTAGCCGATAAAATTGACATTACCAAAGCCTTCGGTAAACTTATAATAAAATTGTTTAATAGGTTATTTAAAAATGCACTAATATCAAAAGAAGAATCAGATTGTGATAAAGCGTCTTTGGATAAATTTTCTAAAGTTTTATCAACCGCTTTATCTACACTCTGATTGTTTGTTAAGTAAATGAAATCTTCCACGTGCATATCATCCACAGGAATTTCAAAATTATAACAGTCTTTAAACCTTAATACTCTTTTAAATCTATTTTGTTCGTCATCTAAGTCAATACCTTCTACATCGTCGAAATCAAAATAAAATTCAATATCTTGGTCGTTTTCACTAAACATATCAACCGGTGTCTGATTCTTTAACTCATCTTTTTGAGTATTTGAACCACACACTTTGAATAATTTATCAATTAGTCTTAGAGATTTATTTAATGATACAGTAAATTTACTTGAGTCACTACAACTTGAACCACCTTGTATAGTTAACATCATAGCGGTCTTCATAATATCTTCAATATCAGGAAATTCCAAAGACTCATAATAATCTTTGATGAAGTCTTGTACTTTGGTTGTACCCGTTGTACCTTGAGTTAATCCTGTGATTAAAAATTGTTGTGTTGAAGCACTCCATTGAGTACTAAATAGGTTTTTACCATTGTTTGATGAGTAAGTGTATAAACCTCCTGAAGACATTAAATCATAAAATTTTCTATTCGCCTTTTGTTTGTTTTTATCCGGTGACTTTTTCTCATAAATTAATTGACCACAATCTGAATCGGGGTCAATTGTAAAAATATCTAAAAAGTCAAATTCATCGGGTTTTAAAACTATTGAATCTATGTTAAAAACAGACTGACTGCCACAAATTCCATCACCCATAAAAAGAGCTTCAGAAAAGTGTTTAATTGCTATTTGTTTTGCAGATTGTAAAGTTGTTTTTGCGGAAGAAACCGCATAACGTTTTATTTTTCCTTTTACAAGATTCTTATCAACGTTGACAGGTACACTGTCACTTTTTGTTGGTGTAGTATCGGTTTTTGTTTTTTTGTTACTGGTAATAAATTGTTCTGTAATTTCTAACAATTCTTTAAAGATGTCTTTATTATTTTCTACCTTGGATTTTAATTTGTTTTTTAAGTCCGCACTTTTTTTAGAAAATAACTCGTTTGGGTCCGGTATGTTTTTTTGATAAGAGTCAGCAACAGAACCCAATGAACCTTTTGGGTCGTCATTAATTTTTTTTATCGCCTCAATCGAAGCTTGAAGTTTTTTTTTGGGTTCTTTTGAATTAGCCATTAGTCTCTATATGTTCCTGACGACTCTCCCTCAGTATCATTCATCAGTTTTTCCAATATGACCCTATCTTCATCAGTAAGTTGTAATTTACCTCCACTTGAATTAGGTCCACTTCCTTGAGTTTGTTTTAATAAAGCACCTTGGAGTTTAACTAACGAAATCTTCTTTTCAGTACAATCGTTTAGTATTTTTTGTTGTTCTTTAATGACGGGACCAATAACACTCATGTCTTCAGCGTCTTTCATAAATGTTAACATTTTTTTAGTTATCATCGACGCGGTATTTTTCTGTTCAACAATATCATTGTAGATTTCTTGCATTAATGCCAATGCTGAGTCGGTGTCTAATGATATTATGTTTTTCTTTTCCCTCATAATATATAAATAGAGAAATAGTTAATTTATGAATCCTACCATGATTCCTTCGTAAACTTTTTTATATCTCTTTAAAGAAAGTCTAATTTCTTTTGTGGATAATGAAGTCATTTCTCTTAGTGACAAAAGAATTAAATTTTTATTGAATTTATTTCCCTCACCCACTTGAAATATTTTTTCAAAGTTGCTAAAAATCTCAATCAATGCATATCCTAATTTTTGTTCATTATCATTCAACTCTTCGACCTCCATAAAAGTTTCCAATTCAATTATAAATTTTATTATAACATCTTTATAATCAATATGATATTCATCAATTGAGTATGAGTGTTCCGCACTTTCTTCTAAATCAGATGATATGTCATCATATGAGACACTTCGATTCATTTCCTTAGTGTCTTTTTGAATAGCACCCATCAAATAATTTTTACAGATGGTCCCAAAATAAGAATAAGCTTTATGGTTTTTGGTGTGGTCGAATTTGTTAATTTTTGTCATAAGAAACGACATTGTATCTGCGTGTATGTCCACAAATTCAAAGTCTTTTCTATACAATTTATAACGTCGAATTATACTTTCGACCATTATTGTGAGAGGTTCTCTTAAATATTCGTTGAATATCTTATTCTTTTCTGTATCGGATTCGGATTCTAGGTATCTTACAACCGCTTGTTCTTGCTCCTCCCCAAAATATATTTTTTGGGTTCGTTTACGCGGCATATATTAATTTTCTACATAGTTTATGTCTCTGTTATTTTTAAAGAAAAACTCTTTTTTTGCAGTGTCTAACCAAAATTTAACCTCTTCTTGTGAGAGTCTCATTTTCTCTGAATTTTTATAATTCCAAAATAAAGAATCCTCTCTAAAGTTTACGTGTTGGTATCCTAATCTTGGAATCGTCATCACAATAACATTGTTATGTGTTAATCTTAATAAAAATTCATAACCAAACGTTAGTTTAATATTTGATTTTAATTTACCATACTCCGTTATAACAGAAGTTTTGTATAGACCACCATTAATTTGAAAGTTTTGATATTCTAATAAGGCTTCATTATCTAAGAATCCCTGTTTATCTGTGAATCCGTAAGCCCAAGTCGATTCATTGGTGTAACTTAAAAATTTACCTTCAACATTGATATCTTTTACTAAACTTAAAAAGGCACCGACTTCAGGGTTTTCATTTCTGTATGAGTTTACTAATGTTAACCAGTTTTTGTGGTACTCATCATCAACTTCCAAAATTGAAAACCACTCTGTGTCACAATTTGTGATACCAAGATTAATTTGTGAACAAAAATCATGTTCTCCACTGTTTTCGATTATTTTATATTCTAAATTAGATTGTTCAATGTTTATTTTTGAAACGACACTTGATGGTCCAACAATCAACAATTTCACATCGTTATAAAATTGTTCAACTGAACTGAATGCGTTTTTAAACATTGTTTCATATTCCTCGTCCCATTTATGAATGGGTAAAATTATTGATATGTCTTTCATGCTACTTCTTCTTTATTTTCTTCTTTTATTTTATTTAACGCCTTTTCTATTGCGTCAATTCTTTTATTTATGAATGAATCAAAAATATTTAATATGTTACTTTTTGTAATATCTGATTCATATGGTAACAATGTGTCTTTCATTTTCTTTTTGACATCATCATTAATTTCAACTCCCTCTAACCAAGCGTTGATATATGTTCCAAGGATTTCAACAATTTTTGAATCGTCATATGTCCACATTCCATTCTCACTTAACCAATCTGGTTCGTTCTTTGGTATTTTACCGATTACAGGTACTCCTGACTTCATCGATTCTAACGGGAAGGTTCCAAATGTGGAATCTTCATCTACCCATACCGAAACAACACATTCTCTTAGGTTATCGGCGAATTCTTGGTAAGACATATTAACCATGTCTCTAAAAGTCAACCATCTCAAATGTGGGTATCTAATATAAAATTCAGATATAATTCTCTTATTTGTTGACCTGTCTTTACACATTATTGCAATGATTGGTTTTGTGTTTTTATCACTAACCTTAAATTCATCACTAATAATTGGAGGAATAATATGCACTAAAGACTCAGGGAAAACCTCACTAATGTATTTTTTAGAAAATTCAGTAGTTGTGATTACTCTATCAAATCCGTAGTCAGACCATCTACTACCAATTGGTAATGTTTCAAAAATGTATTCTTTTTGTTGAACTAACATGACTTTTACACATCTAATATTTGTCATGGACTCCAAAACATTTGAATAGTACTCGGGAACAATAATAACGTCTTCAATTTTAATTTCAACTCGGTCGTCTTTAATTGTTACGATTTCCAATTCAGAGTATGTATCCCCTAACCAAGAGTTAACCCCTGAATATGTTTTATCTTCAACAAGTAATTTTGAATTATACCCATTTTGCTTTAAAGTTAAAGCAATGTCGTAAATGTGTTTTACTGACGCTCTTGGGTTGTTTTTGGTATCGTACACCAAAAAATATATGGTGTTAGTTTTGGTGTTTAGTTTTTCTAAAGCCACCGATAATTTTTCTATGTTTTCTTTGTTATTCATCTTCTGATATTAATATGTCATATTTTATTAGTGTGTTAAAAGCAATTTTAAAAGATATTGATAAACCGTTTTCACCGAATTCACCTAATCCTTCATCCACTTCTTCAAACTCATTTAGTATTCTTTCAATACAAGTTTTGATAATCTCATATTTGAATAGGTTTATTTCTAATGTTGTGGTTCCGTCTTCATTTTGGATTTGATTACCCGTTTGACATTTGTTACTGATTCCATCAACATCGATATAATAGTTTTTACCGAAAATTTCAACCATGTTTTATTTATTTCTGATAATTTATTTATTTGTAGTTTATTTGTAAAGTTATTATTATAAAAGGTATTAAATTTTATAACCTTTTTGTGTATTGGACATTGTGAAACAACATTTATATCATCTGTTATCCATAAATCACATTTTTTCCATAATTTTTTTATCTCATCAGGCGTTGAAAAAACGATATTATCAGCCATAATACCGTTTTTTGAAAGAAAGAAAAGTGTGGCAGGTTTTGCTTTACCTTTTTCACTTAAACCAACTAAAGTTATTTTAGCATTTTTGTTTTCAAAAATGAATGTGTTTAATTCAGTGGCGGCTTGATTATAACTTAAACCGGCGTGTCCATATATTTCAATTGGGAAATCGAAATATAAAAATTTATTAAATTCATCGATTGATTGAAACTTGTAGGTACTTAACAAATTTTCAATAGATATTGGTACACCATTTACACCATAATCAAACTTTTCTTCTTCGTCTGTTTCAGTGTTTAAGAAATAATCTTTATAATGGTAATCAAATTTCTGTATCGTGTTTCTTAAAACACCATCAATACTAACAAATATTTCCATATAGGAAATATAATAGATAAAATATTATAAGTAAAGTTTAATCGTACCTTTTTAAGATTTGAGTGATGATTGGATTTCTAACAATATCCTCATTACCAAATTCAAATACACCGACATTTTTTAAATCACCAAGTCTTACTTTTGCGTCGTATAATCCGGTTTTTGTTTTGTCTTTAAATTTGTCTGATTGTTCTAAATCTCCTGAAATAAAAAACTTTGAATTGAACCCAATACGGGTCAATAAAAGTTTCATTTGTGACGGGGTTGTGTTTTGAGCTTCTTCGAATACTAAAATTGTGTTGTCAACATTCCAACCTCTCATATAAGCCAATGCGGCAATTTCAATAAATCCTTCATCCTTTAATTTTTCTCTAGCATCTTTACCAATTATTTTATTTAGTAAATAATATGAAGGATAGATGTATGGGTCAAGTTTTTCTTCTAATCCACCGGGTAGTGAACCTAATTTTTCCTCAGCTTCAACCGCTGGTCTAACAATGATAATTTTTTCGTATTTATTACTGTCGTCCCAAAGTAAATCAACAGCCCTTTTCATTGCAATATATGATTTACCAACACCAGCAGGACCAAAACAAAGTGTTATTTCGTTTTCACCTAAAGTTCTCCAATAGTCTTCTTGATTCTTGGTTAGAAATTTTTCTTTAGGTTGTTTTATTATTTGCCTAATTCTATCTTTTTTAGGTGTTTTTTTATCTTCTACAAGATTTACGGTTTTTGTTGTTGATTTTCTCAATTGAGTGTTTTTTATTAATATAATTATTATGAACCTGTAGAACCAAATCCACCTTCACCCCTATCTGTTTGAGACAATTCGTCCACCTCTACAAAGGTTACAGAAGGATAAGGTATTATCATTATTTGAGCAATTCTATCACCCACTTTATAATCTAATTCATCTAATCTGACATCGTTTTTACCAAAGACTTTTTTAAATGTTGCTTGGATTTCACCTCTATATCCACTGTCAATAACCCCAACACAATTTGTAAGTGATAAATCGGTTTTTCTAATAGAAGAGCGAGGAAAAACTAAACCAACGTATCCTTTTGGTATTTCCATGGCGATTCCTGTACCATAAGTAACATCAAATGTGGTATTTGAAATTATTTCTGTTGCAACCAAATCCATACCAGCGTCCCCATCTTTTGCGTATTTGGGAATTACCGCTTTCGGATGTAATCTTTTAACTTTAACTTCAAAACGATTAACCTGTTCCTCAACTTGATTTTTAATATCATCACCGAGATTAAATAATAAATTATTTAAATCTCCCATAATTGATGTGTCGTCAGAATTATCACTAAGGATTTCTTTTTCTAATTCTTGTAGTCGTTTGATATACGACTCAATTTCATTTTTGTCCATTTTTTTCTTCTATGATTGATAGTTCAAAACCGATTCTTATTACGTTGGATAAAGTACCCGAACGATATTTCGCCATTTTATCATCAGATTCTTTATCTGAATTCATAATTGATTGAAATTCATCTTCTGATAATTTTACTCCATTGTTTACCGCATAATATACTGCTCGTTCTCCTGATTTCATTGAAACTTCTTGTTCATTGAATTCGTACATTTTACCAAGGTTTTTTCTATGCCATTCACTTGGGTTTGGTTTAAACATAAAAGTTTTACCAATCTGTGATAAAAATATACACTTCAAAATAGAAGAAGTTTCTACCCTCATTGTTTCAGGGAGTAGTTCATTGGTTTTAACCGAATACTTCGCAGCTTTAAAACAATGACTTAATAGACCACCCGGAAAACACCCATACATGTCTAAAGATGTGGATGCTGGTGCTAAAAAAAAGTCATTACCCAAAAAGTCTAACAACTCTTCTGTAAAAATTTTATATTTTGAGTTCGTTTCAAGAAACTTTTTCTTGTTTGACTCTATTTGTTCTGCGGTTAACATTTTAATTATTTTTTAAAGTACTCAGGAGTATTTTGTGGGTCAATAATACATTCGATTGGCATCTTTACAATCGCCAAACTTTCTGAAGACCTCATGTCTCCGGCTCTGTACTTTGAAACAACCAAAGTCGCTTCTTCAACCGACTCAGCTTCTACAATGTACTTAACTTTTTGTAATCTTGGATTACCGTTTCTGTCTAAATTTTCGGTTTCATAACCTACTGTTACTAAATAATGCATGGTTTTTTGTTTTTAAATTATTGATTTGAAAAATTCTGTTCTGTTTTTTGAAACTGTTACTAAAGAGTATTTGTCTTTCACTGTTTCGTATAATCTATTACCCAAGTCTTCAACCATATTTGGATTGTCTATTAATAATTTCATATACTTTGACCACAGTTTATGGTTTTTGTTTTCATGTACTAATAAAGCATTACCGTCATCTAATAACTTACCTTCTTTGTATGCAGTTTTTAAATCAATTGTATACGGCATTGTTTCACTTGCAATGATAGGTTTTTTATGGAAGCCCGCCTCAATTATTTTTAATTGTGATTTACAGGAATTGAATTCTGATGGTATGATTGGTGCTAAAGATACATCAAATAAGTTATAATTAGAACCATATCTACCAATTGGTTGTGTCCAAACTCTTCTATATTTTTTATCACTAACGTCAATTTCTGGTGTTTGTGTAAAATTCATTAAATATGATTTATACTCGGGGTCAACTGTTTTGTAATTGTCCGTAAATATTTGTTCGTATTTGTACCAAACCGTTTCGGTGGGTTGAATTTGTCTTGTTTTTCTTTCGCCTGTTTGTGGATTTACTTCCGTGATTGAACCCCTTAAATCGTAACCACACAAAACAAATTGAATATTATCGTATTGATTAGCAATCATTGAAATTCCACCTCTAATTTGTTCTAAATCATGTAAGTGAGTTGAACCTCCAAGCCACCCAAATCTAAGTCTATCTGACTCTGTGGGTTTAGGTTGGAATTGACTTTCATTCGGGTCAATTGCATTGGGGAATACTAAAACATTTTTTAAATTTAATCTTTTTCTTAAAGTTTCAGCAAAATATTCGGTCGTACACGTAACGTAGTCCGACTCTTTCATCATGTCGGCTTTTTTCTTCGGTAACTCGTTTTCTCTAATGTGAAAATACATTGGGTGTCTATGGTCGGGAGACCAATGGTCATCAATATCCATTACGATTTTAATACCTTGGGATTTTAACCACTTAATTCTTGAAATATTTTCTTCGTGACTTGTTTGATGGATAAAACTATGGAATACTACAATATCGTAGTTCTTAAAAAAATTATCACTGTTTTCAACAGATAATGCAATGTCGACATGAAATTCGTCGGCATAATGGTCTCCAATAAATTTATATGGGTCTAATATTCTATATTTACCCACACCATGTGTATCGGGGGGTATTGCTAAAATTCTAATTTTTGACATTCAAATTTTTCCTTTTTATAAATTATAAGAAAAAAAATTGAAAAGTCAAACTTACTTAGATTTATTTACGCCAGTAATTTTACCTTTAAAAACAGAATCACCAACCTTTAATACCAAATTTTCATTGATACTCATGGTTTGTTGTGCCGTTAAAATTTGATTGAGTTTGGAATCCATAATTTCGACTACAGTCTTTCTTACAATGTTTTCAATTATTGGTGTAAGTTGTTTAACTAAATCTGAACTATCCACTTGTGAACTCCTTTGTTGTGTAGATTTTTTTGTGGCGACACCTTCAGATTCCATTAGTTTTTTTGTTTTTTCAACAAAGTTTAAATCTAAAGAATCTGATAAACTAATTTGAGGTATCGGATTTTCAATCATCGCTCTTTTGATTGCTTCAGGTAATTTGGATTCTTGTATTTTTTGCAAATTAGGTTGTTGTGGTTGTCTAATTTGTGGATTTTGATTTGATGATGATAATACATCTTCAGGGTTACTTCTTAATATTTCTTCGTTTACATGGCCAGTTTCAAAGTCTCCAGTTTCAACTTTGTTCAATATTTTTTTGGCTTGTACTAGTCTTTGCATTAGGTCATTTTGTGATATCACCCCTTGTCCTGTTTTTTCCATATTGATTTTTTTATAAAATAAGTATTTTTAAAAGAAAATTAAAGTCTTGATTCTTTTTAATTGTTCTTGCAGTTCAACGGGTTCTTCCGATGACGGTTCAATAACTTTAATATTATCTTGTTTTAGTAGTCTATCTAAATCTGACTCAGAATCTTTTTCCATTCTTCTTCTTGTTCCCTCACCCGCATTTACATTTCCACCAATTTCTGTTTGTGATTTTTTCCAATCATCCATTTTCTTTTTGTATAAATCATCAATCGCGGTTTTAAAATCTTCAGGATTAATTTGTTTTATATTGTCAACAACTTTTACTTTAGTTTTTAAATCATTGAAAACTTCGACTTCTCTTTTTGGTGTTTCAACCGGAGTGACCGTTGGTTTTTCTTTTGGTTTTGGTTGAGGTAGTTCCTGTCTTCTTGGTTCTTCTTTACGTTTTGGTTCAGGTGATGGTGTTGGTTTTGTTTGTTGGGGTTGTTTCACGGCTCCCCAATCACTTGTTACATATGTTGTGGAAAAACTTTTATCATCACCTTCTTTATATCCGGGTCTTTTTTGTGTGAATTGTTCGTCCTCGTAAACTTGTACTGAACCAGATGATATTCTGTCTAAAATAAATGTTCTCCATCCATGCTCTCTAAATCCTTTTTTAGAAACTGACGGTGGTTGTACCCACCCTCTGACAGCTAAATTTCCTTTTTTAGTTAATCCCGATGCAACCAATTCGGCTTTAATTCTTCTACCAGGTAAAACTTCACCTTTTGGTCCTCTATAATCAAAAGAAACGGGCATCCTATTTTTAATAGCATATTCAAGAGTTTTTTGGGTACCCCTTGAAGGTGCCTCAGTAAGAATGTTTGTTAATATTGATTCAAAGTTTATCATTAAAAATCAGGATATGTTTTTGTACTACCGTATTTGTTTTTAGCGCCTAAAGTTGTCCTCTCATTTATGTCGGTAACAGTACCTACACCACCTGTATTATTTTCTCCTCTACCTCTTTCATCACCATCTGATATTGCATTTGGGTTAATGGTTGAGTACCCAAAATTATTATTGTAAATATTTTTAGCTAATAGAGTTGTCCTCTCATTTATGTCGGTAACAGTGCCTACACCACCTGTATTATTTTCTCCTCTACCTCTTTCATCACCATCTGACAAAGCGTTTGGATTACCTGAAGAATATTGAAAAGAGTTATTGTAAATATTTTTAGCTAAAAGACTATTTCTTTCCGCGATGTCGGTTTTAGAACCAATACTATTATTCAGTTCTCCTTTACCTTTTTCATCACCGTCTGACAGTGCGTTAGGATTACCACTGTTATACTGATTTGTTGGACCGTAAGGATTTTTTGCGACTAAAGAAGTTCTTTCCATGATATCAGTTTTAGAACCAATATTTCCGCTTAATTCACCTTTTCCTCTTTCATCACCGTCTGATAACGCACCAGTATTATTTGAACTGTACAAATCTCCAAGATTGTATTCGTTCCTTGACATGAGAATGTTTCTCTCTCTATCTCCGATTATTTCTAATTGTGTTGGCATATTAGTAACTAATTAATTTTTTTATTTTATCTATTTCTTCAAATAATTTCATTGATGTAAGTGGAGATACACTCGTCTTATGAGAATTACTCTTAATCAAATTTGTTGGAATTTTAAAACTAAATCTTTTTTTGTGTGATTTTAAATGACTGTTTTTTCTTTCCCCTGTCATTGACGTAATCTCATCGGCTCTTTTTTTGGAGTCTTTTCTATTACTTACTAAATCTCTTTCTCCTTGTAAAAATTGTTTAGCCCATTTTTCCATGAGGTCTCCGCCACATAAGTCGTACTTAGTTTTTTCTTGCATTTTATCCATATTTTGGATGTCATGGATAATTCTTTTAAGTTGACCGTATTTTACTTTTTTATCAATTAAAAGTTTTTTAGCTCTTTCAATACCTCGCACATTTTCACCGTTTAAACCAACTACAGTGTGGTTTATCTTGTCTAAAATATCTTGCGGGATATCAAAAATTCTACCTTTTAATTCTTTATTCATCGGAATCTTCTTCCTTTTTAAGGATATTAATTACATCTTCAACAGATACGTTATTTTTTACTAAAGTATTTTTTAAAGACATAACCTGTCTTTTAATAATTGGACTTAATTCTGTTTCAATATCTTCTGTTTGGTCTTTTTTTACTAAATCACTACTGTTAGATTTTTTATTAAGAACACTTTCAACATAATCATTTACAAATTTTTTAGGATTTTCAATAAGTCTGACCTTGTCTCCTTTTAATTTTTCATCATAACCATAGGAAGATAATCTTTCTTTGCTCTCATCATCACTCATACCTAAATCGTCTTCAAAATATTCATAAGCACCTTCAATGTCTTCGTCCTGACCTAAAGTTTTTTCATAACCTAAAGCTTTACTTAAATCAGACTCCGTCCAATATTTTATGGTTGTATTTGTCCCATGAGCAATACCATGTGTACCCATTTGACCAAAACCTGTTTTGACAACTTTATCGGTTATTGCGTGAGAACCACCTTTACTTGCTTTAGAAATTGGAATTTTTCTTCTTGCTACGTTACCTTTTTCATCAACAATTTCATCTACCTCAGTTTCAACCTTTTCTGGAATTTTCTCAAAGTCGGTATCATCAGAATATTCTTTGGCCCACTTTGACCATTTTTTTCTTTCTTTCTTTGGGATTGACTTATCGTTTGCTTTCGCGTAGAAATATCTTTGTTGTTTTTTGGACGCAAATGTCTCTTCAATTATATTTTTAACATATTTATCCATGCAATTATCTTTTTAATATAAATATCAAAAGAAAGGAAAGATATTTATAGAATATCATGAATAGTCAAAACATACTTAAATTTTGGGGGAGTAAATTAGATTTACAACTCGATTCTTCGGAATATTACGATTACGAAATCTCTAAAACTGAATTAGATTACGATGATTTGGTTTTAGATTTAGATAACACTATCGTGTATACCGGATTGACTATTAATACAACGGGTTTATCGGGAACCGATTGTACAAGAGATACAATATCTTTGGTTGAATATAACAATACAGTCAATGATGCTTCCTATGTGTATTTGGGACTCTCTTGGACTTTACAATATTCTGCATTTACGGCTACATTAGGTAATTCCGATACTATATTACAAAACGACGTTTATTCTTATACACTGAATAATAACACTCATTATTTAATAAATAGTGGTTATAACAACGCTTTATCAAATCCATTTTCTTTACAAACATCGGGATTAGGTTCTTCGTCATATGCGTGTACTGAACAATTAGGAGGAGATGATTGTTGTCCTCAGGATTTAATATCTGAAGCAAAACCTTGGGCTTATCAAATAAATCATGGTGCGGGGGTTGATAATTGTTCCTACAAAGTCAAAAGAAGAACAGAAAAAGGATGGACAATTGATTTGGTTTTAAATAGAAATAATTCAGGTTGGTCGAGCGGAAGAACCATTTATTATTTAGGTGTGAGAGGTGAATCTGATTTAAGAAACTACGCAGATAATAACCTATCTTTTTCTTTTACAAATGACGGTAGAATTCAATGGAGAGCAATAAGATATTCGGGTATTTGTACAACAAACAGTGGATACAGTGAAACTTTTTATACATCTTCAGGTCAAACACCTGTTTTATGTACAAGTGGAACATCTAAAGATTTTAATATCACAATAACTTTTGAAAGAGATAAATATTTTAATGATTGTGAATTAGAAAATGATGGTGGTTGGAATGATTTGATTACAGGTCGAACATTGACCACCCCGATTAGTAGTTGGTTAACGGGAGCGACTCCAACATATGAAGACATTGAAATTTTAAATAAAAAATGGGCACTAGAAAGAAATAGAAGAATTGGTACATTAAAAATTTATTTAAATGGAAGAACCATATATAAATTAAAAGGATGGGAAGAAGTTATCCCTTCAACAAGGGGTAATCAAATAATGATTCAATCGTGGGCTGGTGGTACACAATATTCTGGTGGCATACATAATATGGGTATTTCTTGTTTTAATTTTAAAAGAGTACAATATTATGAAGAACCATTAAATTTTGTAAGAGTAAGACATCATTATCTTGTTGATACTAAACCCAACTATGACATAACGGAATGTGTTGAAAATTGTGTGGATAGTATGATTGGCCTTTAAAAAAATGATACAAATTGATATAATTTAAATAAATGGATACTTTAAAAATAGTTTCGACAAATTATACAGGTCAAAGTGCGGTTATTACTTATTATCCAGATACTGGTGGTACTATTAATCTTGGCACCCAAGTATTACCCTATGATTATGTTGCGTCTTATTTTTATGGAACATATTCTTTATTTTTTCCCGCGTTTGGTAGTACTTGTACACTGTACGTAGAAGATTTATCAGGTAATTTTTTACTACAAGAAAACGGTGATTATATTTTCCAAGAAAACTATTATAAAATAAAAATAGAAACAGGTCCATCTCCGACCCCAACAGTGACACCTTCAACAAGTGTAACACCATCGATAACACCATCTGTTACACCGTCTATAACCCCAAGTGTAACACCATCTGTTACACCGTCTGTTACACCAAGTAGAACACCTTCAACAAGTGTAACACCATCAATAACACCAAGTAGAACACCGTCGGTTACCCCAACACCAACACCAACACCATCAAGACCCGCATACACATATTATAGGTGGCAGATTACTGAAAGTAAAACATCACCACCTAATGCGAATTGCATACAAGCATCCGAATTCGTTTTTCAAATAGGTGGTGTAGACCAAAGTATGGCTGGTGTTACGGTAACTAACCCAAGTGGTAATAACCCTGTTGGTGAGGAACCTCCAAAGTTAGCGGATGGTAATTTAACAACTAAAGCTTTGGATTTGAATTTTGTAACAAATGGAAATGTAAGTAATTTTATTTTTCAATTTAGTAGTGCAAAGGCGTTTACGGGTTATAGATGGGGTACCGCAAATGATGAAGAAAGTAGAGACCCTAAATCATGGACGATTGCCGGTAGTAATAATGGAACAACTTGGACAACGTTACATACGGTATCAGGATTTAACTCTACCACCACAAGAAATACGTATCAAACACCTCAAACGTATTAAAATATAAAAATAGATATTTATAAAATAAGATGAATTTACCAATATCCCAATTACCCGAACTTACAGGTTTAACCGCAAATGCGGAGTTTGCTGTTTCTCAAGGTGGAACCACATATAGAGTTAAAAATAGTGTTTTAGCTCCATTTCCAACGGTTTATGGTTTGTTTTCTCAAACAGGAAATAGTGTAACTATAAGTGGTACAACATCAGAATTAAGTGTTATTGACGGTGGGGTTGGAACCTTAAGTGTTCCCGCTAATGGATTTAGGGTTGGTGATAGCTTTAGAGCGGATTTTGGTGGTCTTTTATCCGCAAAAAATGGTGATGATATAAGAATAAAAGTTAAAACTGGTTCGGTAATTTTAGCAGATTCTGGACTTCAAAATATGACAACATCAGTTGATGACGTTTGGCAACTTTCTATAAATTTCACAATTAGGTCTCTCGGTGTTGCGGGTGTTGCCAGTATAGTTGCTCTTGGTGTATTTCATACAACAAAACAATCTAATGGTTCACAAGGTGGGTTTGCGTTCAATACGGTTAATAGTACTACGTTTGATACCACCGTTTCAAATACAATTGAAGTAACAGCTCAGTTTAGTTCAAGTGACCCCGCAAATAAAATATATAGTGACATTTTTGTATTAAATAAAATATATTAAATAAGATGGAATTTTTTATAAGACAAGGTGCTTCACAACCGATATTAAAAATGAGACTTATTGATGATGGAAAAAATGATAAATCCGGATTCAACGATATGTTGGAAAGTTGTGATATTACTTTTGATATGTTTGATGTTGAGACAGGTGAACCTGAAATCCTAAACTCAACTTGTTTAATCACCACAAGAGACAAAAAGTACAATCAAACCACAGACGAATATTATATTACCCACCAATTCACAGAATCACAAACCGCAAGAATTGGTAAGTATGAAGGTAAAGTTACAGTTCAATTTTTAGATACCAACTTAAATCCAACCACAAAACTGATTCTTCCTGTAAAGGAAAAATTATTTATCACCATATTTTGATATGTGATGATTATTTCGTATAATTGTTAGCAAGACAAACTACAACACGGTGTTGTAAGCAAATGTGTCAAAACAAAAATATACGATATGTCAGAAGTTATTTCTCAAGAGGTAATCGAAAGTTTTTTAAATGGTTGGGACCCTGAAGAATACATTGTAGGGGTTGAATACGATTACCAAACCAACAAAATTTACAAAATTATTCAAGACCCTGTAAGGGGTAAGGTAGTAAAACCCGACACTTTAACTCCATTTCTATGGGTTGGTGATTTAAGTTCTTGTAATTTCTATCAAGGAAGTAAATCCATACAAAAGAAAAAAATGGGGGAATACGGTATTATTATTGATAAACTTGAGACCCAAGGTAATGATAGACTTGAAAATGGACAAAATTTTTTAGTAAAAAGTCTAAAGGGTTATCGTGAATTAATTAGTTTTTTCAAACAAGGCGGTATTGACCCGTGGGGTGATAATTTTAAACACTTATTTACTATTTTATCACCTGTAGAACAATATCTTATTCAAAAGAAAAAAAGATTATTTAAAGGTATTGATGATTATTCAGGTGTTCATCGATTTGTATTCGATATCGAGACCACGGGCCTTGAACCTGAGACTAATGAGATAATTCTTATTGGAGTAAAGGACAACCGTGGTTTACAAAAAACCATACCCGCTTTTGGTCCTGATGGTGAGAAAAAATGTATCGAAGAATTTTTTGAAATAATAAAAGAATTAAAACCAACAATTATTGGTGGGTATAATTCAGCGTCATTTGACTTTCCATTCATATTAAAAAGAGCCGAAATTTTAGGTGTTGATATTGTTGAGTGTACATCAATACTCACATCGGATGGGATTAAACAAAAAGAAGGTGTATTAAAGTTAGCAAATGAAATTGAACCTTACACTCAACATATCATTTGGGGTCATAATATTGTTGATATCGCTCACGCAGTAAGAAGGGCACAAGCAATTAATTCGGAAATTAAATCTTGGGGATTGAAATACATTACCCAATATTTGGAAAAAGAAAAACCAAATCGGGTATATGTCGATGGTGCTTTTATTTCAAAAATATATTTGGAAAATGATAGTTATTACGTTAACCCTAAAACAGGTAAATACAAAAAGATTGGTGAACCCGGTACTGAAAATTTATTAGACAAATACCCTAATAAATACGAAATATGGCCAGGTCAAAGAATTGTAGAACAGTATCTTGATGATGACTTGTACGAAACAATGATTGTGGATGATTCGTTCTCTCAATCTACGTTCTTACTTTCTAAATTGGTACCAACAACTTATGAAAGAATTGCAACGATGGGAACTGCAACACTTTGGAAAATTATCATGTTAGCTTGGTCATATGAAAACGGTTTGGCAATACCCACCAAAGATGAAAAAAGAGCAATTACAGGAGGTCTTTCAAGATTATTAAATGTCGGATACTCCAAGAATATTGTAAAATTTGACTACGCATCTCTTTACCCATCAATCCAATTGGTTTATGATGTATTTCCTGAATGTGATGTTATGGGTGTTCAGAAGTCTATGTTAAAGTACTTTAGAAACATTCGTATCAAATATAAAAGACTTGCTGGTGAACTTAAAGATAGTGACCCCGTACAAGCAGAAATGTACGACCGTAAACAATTACCAATCAAGATTTTTATCAACGCTTATTTTGGTTCCTTGTCCGCACCACAGGTATTTCCATGGGGTGATATGAACATGGGTGAAACCATCACATGTACTGGTCGTCAGTGTCTTCGTATGATGATTATGTTCTTTGAGAAAAAAGGATATAAACCTCTTGTAATGGATACGGACGGTGTTAACTTTTCTACTCCCGATGATATTGATACCCACATATACATTGGTAAAGGTTTGAATGAATTAGTAGAAGAAGGGAAAGAATACGTTGGTATCGAAGCAGATACCGCGGAATTCAATGACACTTTTATGAGAAATGAAATGGGTCTTGATATTGATTACACCGCACCTGCGTGTATCAACGTTTCAAGAAAAAATTACATCATTAAACTTCTTAAAAAAGGTAAAGAAAAAATCAAACTTACGGGGAATACTATTAAATCAAAAAAACTTCAACAATATGTTGTAGAATTTTTAGATGAAGGATTAAAACACCTATTAAATGGCGATGGATTATCTTTTGTTGAGCTTTATTACAGATATGTCCAACAAATTTATGATAAGAAAATCCCATTGTCTAAAATGGCTAATAAGTCTCGTGTAAAACAATCGGTCGAGGATTACAAAAAACATATTAAAAAAACCACGAAAGCTGGTTCTTTGATGTCTCGACAAGCACATATGGAGTTGGTTATTCAGAATAACTATCCCGCCAGTCTTGGTGAGACCATTTACTATATTAATAATGGTGAAAAAAAATCAGACGGTGATGTTCAGAAAATAACAAAACCAACCAAAAAACAACAAGAGGAGTTTACTAAATTACACGGTAAACCAATGCCAGATAATTACATACAGATTAATTGTTACATGATTTCTGAAAAGGAGTTAACAAACAATCCCGACATGACTGGTGATTATAACGTGGCGAGATACTTGACTAATTTTAATAAGAGAATAGAACCATTGTTAGTTGTTTTCAACCCTGAAATACGTCACGATATTTTGGTTGAAAAACCCGAAGACAGACAATATTTTACAAGAGCTCAATGTGAATTAGTAAGTGGGTTTCCTCTTAAGGAAGATGGTCAAGATAAGTACGATGAGGTAATGACACTATCTGATAGTGAAGTACTATTTTGGAATAGAGTAAAAAGAGACCCTTTCTTTATGTATGTGGAGGACAGTTTGAAGTTAGCAGACCCTTATTGGGTGGATTTGAATAGAAAAGTGGTATCTCTACAAGCTGAAAGTATCAAGAGTAATGAGGATGAGATTATTCAGACCAACGGTAATGATTACGCTTATCACGCAACCAATATCTAATTAGATTACGTTAAATGGTGATTGGAAAGGTCTGTACTTAAGTGCTTTGTTTAGGTTTTCCGCTTCCGCTCCTTTTCTTTCCATTAACTTATCGGGTCTTAATCTTTCTAAACGATTCATTAATTCCTCAATAAGTTTTAATTTTTCATCTTTACCTTCTTGTAACAATGTTGAATAATCTAACTTAACAGAACTATCAGGTACTTGTAAATCACCTGAGAATTTACCCCATATTCTACCTAAACCTTCTTTTGAATATGCGATAAGATATTTCCTAACCCAGTTTTGTGCTGGTTTATTTAACATGTCCCAAGTAAGTTCTTCGGTTTCAACATCAGAAGGTAATTTTACAATACCACTATTTTTGTCTAAACAAGTATCGGGGTCTGTGGTATCATAATACCAATACCACACTTTTTGTCTATTGTTTTGAATCGAACCAAAATCAAATCTACCACCTGGTACATTGTATAGGTGAACTATTTTTGTTCCGTTTGGTCCTGCCGTAATTCTATATGTTAAGTCACCACCAATTAATCGGTTTTTAATATTTCTATCGCCCATTCTTAATAATAAATCATAAGCTGGTAATAAGAAATAAGAACCCGAAGCTCCTTGTTGTGCAAATCCACCGACACCACCAAAAGCAACACCCCCAAGACCACCAAAACCGCCTAAAAATGGGTCAACAATTGAGTCTGTTAATTCCGCTCTTGAGAACCACAATAATTCATTAATCTCTCTACCAGCAGGAATCACATAAGTTTGTGTGTTCGCAGATAATGAAATATAATCTTTTTTTAATTCACTATTACCACCCGTCTGTAGACCTACAATCTTAGAGTAAGAATGGGTGTATTGTGTCTCGTAATCTAAACTCCTTGTGGTAAACGCTCTTGTTAATGATTGTGTATCCACATTAAGACCAGCGAGTGCTGACCACTGTGATTCAATCAACCAATCACTTACATATTGTTCATATTCAGATACTGACAACTCTAAAAAGGTGTCCATTTGTTCTTCTGTGAGTTCAACTCCCCTAACGGGTAAACCCAATAAATGAAACACTTGGGTGTACAATTTTTGTTTTTCAGTATTTGAAATGACAGTTGTTGACATTAACTTTGATTTATCAATAAATATCTGTATATTTGTTTTAATATTCCAAATATTAATGTATTCCACCGGAAACTTAAGAAACATAGAAAACCACGTAAAAAAGATTTGCACAATAAAGGGACCTATCAAGGACCTTTTTTTGAGTGAATGGAGAGAGGTTTTTAAGGAATGCTACTTGAGTAAAAACCAATATGGTTTTTGTCAAAAAAATGGGACATATGGTGTTTTAACCCCAAGGGGGTCGTGGTCTCCTGTAAATCAGTTTAATACGAACTATATTGTCAACATAAAAATTGTTGAGAAATTAAACGAATGGATTTTTCAAGATTATTTTCTTAAGGGAATAAACAATCTAAATGGCGTACCATTAAAAGAAATTACTTTTGATGGTAATAGTTCAAGTTATATTGAAGAAGAAATAAAAAACTATTTTAAATGGTTTCGAGTATACAAAGACAAAATATTGATAGACCATAGGACTGTTGGTCCTAGCGATTTTTTATATGAACTTTTTCATATTGCATCCAAAACGATTGGTACGGGTACATATGGTGAATTGTGTATTGAACATTATTTTAAAAAAAATGTAAAAACAGCTAAGATTTACAGGACATCATTGGTGAGGGGTTCTTCGATTGACATGGTTAACGGTTGTGATTTATTCACGGTCAACAACGATGATAATACAAAAGTTAAAAGAATCCAAAGCAAGGTTGTTAAATTTCAAGGTGATAGTTTTAAAAATATTATAGATGTAAGGGATTACATTGGTAAAAATATTGATTATTTAGTTTTGGTATCATTGAACTATGATTTTAGATTTCATACTGTGAACCCAACGAGAATGATTTTTTTACATCTTAAAGAAGATACCATTATAACCGAATTAAATGGTTGGTATACATATAACAAAAATAATATACTAATGGAAGAAAAAATTGATGATATTTTTAACTCAAAAATTTTCTTTGAGTTTTTCATGTATTGTTCAAAAAACGATGTAGAGTTTTCTCTTGAAGTTTCTGAAGACACAAACTTAAATTTTATAAAAGAAGAAAGAAAAGTTTGTGTGAGTTTGCCTTCAAGTAGTGAAAATTTTGATATTGATAAAATCCACGATGTGTGGGTTGAAATAATTCAGAGTATTTCTCAAAAACAAGAGGACATTGATTTCATGATGAATATCTTAAAGAATCTCTTTAAGAATTGATTGTGCAAAACTTTCTGAGAAATCTCCATCACCCATTACTTGGTCGATAATATTCTTTTTCTTTTGAAGCATATTATACACTATCTTTTCAATAGTATTTTCGAAAATCGGATAATACACTAATACATTTTTCTTTTGTCCGTATCTAAACGCTCTGTCTTCTGCTTGACTGTGATGTGCAGGAACAAATGATAAGTCATTCATAATCACACATTCCGCAGCGGTTAAGGTGATACCAACTCCACCTGCAATAATATTTGAAATAAACACTTTTACTTTGTCTTCATTTTGAAAACGGTCAACAGATTGTTGTCTTTTTTCTTTAGACATTCTACCATCTAAAACCACCGAGTTCTTTTTGTATTTCTCATGTAACATATCTAAAGACATGGTGAAGTTCGTAAACACAATAACCTTTTTACCTTGTTCTAAACATCTATCAATAATCTCACAAGTATAATCAATTTTTTCCTGAGAGATAATTTGTCTAACTTTCATTAAACGATTAATAGTAACAGATAATGATTCTTTGTTTTTAGATTCACTTGTAATTCTTAAAAAGTCCTCAAGTTCTTCATCATAGTATGTACTCTTTAAATCTAAGAATATTGGTGTGATAATTTTATCGGGAAGGTCTAATATGTCAGTTTTCATTCTTCTTAAAACAAGATTTTTAGTTCTCATTCTAAGTTCATCTAAATTTGTTGCACCGTTAGTATTCCATATTTTCTTTTTGTTTACCGTGAATTGATAACCACCACAATACCTTTTAACATAACCTTGCCAATTTAACGTAACATTTGAATTTACGATTCTTAATAGATTATAATAATTGATTGGTTTTGAGGTCATGGGTGTACCTGTAAGTAACCAAACTTTTGGTATATTTTTTAATATATCATTTATTAATTTAGTTCTTTGAGCGGTAGTATTTGATATGTAATGAGCTTCATCTACTATTGCCAAATCAAATTTTTCATTGGCAATTAAATTAGTATTTTCTTGACCAATTTCAGGTGTTTCAGTTGAGTGATAGTTTTTTACAATATCATAATTTATAATATAGTAATTAAATGTTGAACCCCACTTACGACCTTCAACAATTAAAGTTTTCTTATCTGAGTAATTTTCAATTTCTCTCTGCCAATTAATCTTTAGAGATGCTGGGCATATTATTAAAATCTTTTTTGCTCCACTTTCTAAAGAGGCAATAATCGCTGATGTGGTTTTACCCAGTCCCATATCATCAGCGAGAATATATTTGTCGTTGGCCAATAATTTCTCAATAGCTTCTTTTTGGTGAGGTAATGGAGGTCGGTTATCGTAAGATGAATAATCAATCTCTCTGTTTAATTTTTTTTCCTCTTGGATGATTGCGGATTTAGGAACCCACATAGCTGAATTTTTTTCAGTTTCAAAAATTTTACCCCATATGTGATATGCCATATCACTTTCACATAATAACTTTTCACACCATATTTTTTCGGGTGGTTTTGTTAGATGTTTAGATTCCATTAACTTGTCTGCAAATCCATCAACAATACTGATATATTTTTTTGCAACCCGAGGAACTACCTCATGGTATTTTAAAACATACTCAGCTTGGGGTCTTGTTAACTGAAAACCTTTAACTTCAGATAACTTTCTTTTCCACTCAATTAGTTGGTTGTTAAAACCTTCGTAAGTGGACAAAATTTCCCTTGCTTCTATCTCAGGAATCTTACTCTGCATACAATAAGTTAAATATAGTAAAATAGAATCAATAAATGAACTATTTATAGTAAATGAAGAATAAACTACCGATAACCAGATTAAGTAAATTTTTTTCTCAAACTGATTTTGATTTAAATGTTCAGTTAGGGGAAGAATACTTGCATGGTGATTTAGGTATGAAATTAGTTTTATTTAGAGTAGATAGACAAAAAACCGACACTGATGATGTATACGGTGAAGTTGGTAAAGACCAAATTAAATTTTTACCACCTACCGAATTTTTCGGATTGGTTAAAATTGAAGAACCTAAAAACAATTCATATACTAAAGGTGTAAATAGATATTTGGAACCCGGTAATATGACCATTTCAGTTTATATAAAACACTTAGAAGAAATGGGTATTGATATTAGATATGGTGATTTTATTGGGTACCCCGAATCGGAAGAAAGAATTAGATACTATACGGTGGTAAACGATGGAAAAGTTACTTCCGATAATAAACATAATATGTTTGGTTTTAGACCTCATTATAGAACTATCACCTGTGCAATTGCACAAGAATCTGAATTTAGAGGAATTTAATTATGGGATTACCAAAAAGAAAAAAAGATATTAAAGTATACGGTGTAAACCAAAACGCGGATGGTCCTGCAATTACCGGTAGAAGAAAAGAATTATTAGAAGAAATAATTAAATCTGATACTTTTCTTCCTGATTCGATATTGCACGACGACCTTGATTTGGGTATGTTAGAATTTGTAAAAGAAAATTTTAAAGTAATATCTGACGGGGACCAAATACCAATGATTCCAAAAATTCTCACAATTCAAAGATGGGGTGAGTATACCAACAATTGGTCTTTTAGTGATGAAGATGGAAATATTAAGTTACCATTTATTGCTGTTGTAAGAAAACCTGAAGTTCAGTTAGGTACAAACCCATCTATTCAAAGAACTATTCCTGATAGAAGAGACTTTTTTTATGCATCGGTTCCGACTTGGGATGGAAATCAAATGGGTGCGGACATATACAAAATACCTCAACCAATTGCGGTTGATATTAGTTTTGATGTAACTATTGTTTGTACAAAATTTAGAGATATAAATAAGTTCAATCAAAAGGTTTTACAAAAGTTTTCATCTCGTCAAGCATACACTCGAGTAAAAGGTCATTATATCCCAATTGTATTAGATAGAATCGAAGATAATACTCCGATGGATACTTTAGATGGTAGAAGATTCTACATTCAAAATTACGGGTTTACAATGTTAGGATTCTTAATTGATGATGAAGAATTTGAAGTTTCTCCTGCAATTAACAGAAGTATTACCATGGTGGAACCCGATTTAAGGTCAATTCCATCTATAAAAAAAATTGAAAACTCAATAACAATATCATCAAATTATAGTAGTGGTTCAATCGTTGCGGACTACACCGCAACCGCAACAAATAAGGTAGATAAGACGGTTGAAATTTCATTTACTGACACTTTATTAACTGTGACTGGTAGTTCAATATCAATTCCTGTTAAAATTTTTATTGAACCAAATCAATTAAGTGGTACTACACAATATACTGTCGATGGTACGTTTAGTAATTTAACTTTGGTTAATAATTTTAGTTCGGTAGATATTAATACGTCGTCTAAAACAAAATTTAGATATGATTTTACAACACAATCAACTTTTACAATACCAATAACACCGACCCCAACACCTTCAATAACACCATCTTCATCTGTAACACCATCAATAACCCCAACATCAACACCTACGGTTACCCCTACTTTAACCTCAACCTCTATTATCACCCCAACCATAACTGTAACACCTTCAGTTACCCCCTCAGTAACACCGTCAATTACTCCGTCACTTACATCATCGGTTACACCAACCCCTACTTTAACCTCAACACCCACAGTTACCCCTTCGGTAACAATTGAGTCTTCACCGACACCATCACCAACTCAATCAGTAACACCATCCATTACTCCCAATAGTTCTGTCACACCATCGGCCACCCCAACACCATCATTGATGGTGGATGATAAACTATTAATTTCTGGTGGATTCTCATTATACAATGGCACATTATATAATGACATAATTAAATTAAACTCAAATGGTTCAGTTGATAGTTCATTTAGCGGTGGAACCGGATTTGATAATTTCTTAGAAAATCACATAATATATAATAACAAAATTTACGGTGCGGGTTATTTTACAACATACAGTGGTGTATCGTCCAATTATATAATTAGATTAAACTTAGACGGTTCAATCGATAATACATTCAGTATCGGAACGGGATTCAATAGTATCACAAAATTTGTTGTACCCCAATCTGATGGAAAACTATTAATCGGTGGATATTTTACATCATATAATGGCACGTCGGCGAATAAAATTATTAGGTTAAATTCTGACGGAACAATTGATAATACATTTAGTGGTTCAACGTCTACTACTTATGATGCAAACTCAACTGTTCAAGATGTTTCTTTACAATCAGATGGTAAAATGATTCTTTGTGGTAGTATGACCACAAGAAGAATTGAGAGACTTAATTCCGATAAGAGTCACGATTCTAGTTTTACAACTACAGTCGGTACGGGATTTAATGCCTACACATACATGTCATCGGTACAATCAGATGGTAAGATTGTCGTTGGTGGAGATTTTACATCATATAGTGGAGTGACATCTAATAGAATAATTAGATTAAATTCCGGAGGAACTATCGATGATACATTTATTATTGGAACCGGATTTAATAATAGTGTTTATTTTGTCTCGACTCTTTCAAGTGGTAAAATAATGGTCGGGGGAGCTTTCACATCGTATAGTGGTGTAACATCTAATAGGATAGTTAGACTAAATTCTGATGGAACTATTGATAATACATTTAGTATTGGAACCGGATTTAATAATCATGTACTCAGTATTGTTGTTCAAACAAATGGTAAAATACTAATTAGTGGTAATTTTACATCATATAACGGCACATCGGTAGGAAACATTGTACGTTTATTTTCAGATGGAACTTTAGACACGACACTTAATACCGGTACAGGATTTGGTTCTGGAGCAACAATCACAACAGTAACCCCAATAAATTAAACAACATGACAATACAAGAATTTTTATACGAAAAAACATTATCTCATATTGAAATATATGAAAATTTAATAATCAATTTGGTTGTTGATAATGACATCTATGGTCTTAGTGTTGATACTAGTCATCTTGAATCATTATTGGTTTTAGAAAGAACTGACAATTTTATAATTGATGGTAATTTATTAATTTGTAATAACATTACCGTTGATATGACGGAGATTAGTATGTTATAAAAAATTAATCTCCATAGATATCTTTTTTCTTAGGTGAATCATTCACCTTTCCTGTTTTACAAACTTCATCAATCCATTTCTGAACAACCTTATAAATTTTTAATCCATTTTTGTCGCAATATTCTTTTAACATTTGGTGGTGATTTTCACTAACCTTTATGTTTTTTAGGGTGTTTTTCATGATAAAGATAAATATAGATACTAAAGGATAAATTAGTATCCATAAGTGCCATTTTTAAAAAAATCAAGGGAATCTTTGCTAAAAACAAAGATATTTATTGATAAAGAAATAAAATTAATTAACCAAACAAATTAAAAATGGCAAATTCAAATAGAGTTTTTGTATCTCCGGGTGTATATACATCTGAAAAAGACTTAACATTCGTAGCACAAAGTGTTGGTGTGAGCACATTAGGTTTGGTGGGTGAAACCTTAAAAGGTCCCGCTTTTGAACCTGTATTAATAACTAATTTTGACGAATTCAAGTCATATTTTGGGGGAACAAGTCCGTTAAAAGACAACAATAACAATCCAAAATATGAATTACCTTATTTCGCAAAATCTTATTTAGAAGAATCTAACCAAATGTTTGTAACAAGAATATTAGGTTTAACGGGTTATTTACCTGTCAAAACTTATGGTGTTAAAACAATTGGTGGGGTTACATTGGGGGCTCTTAGTGGAACAACCACAAGTTTAACAATGTCAGCATCGACCACAACAATTACAGCAAGTACGATTTATAGTGAACTATCAGATAAAATATCTGTAGATGGAAATTATATTACAGAATATATTGTAGCAAACTTTAGTGGTAACACATCATCTAACCATGGACAATGGTTTGTGATGGGTGAAGTACCAACTTCAGGAACAAGTGGTCAAACATCATCACTTGAAGAAGTTTCTCCTTTAACAGGTTTGAATAACGCAAGTAATTACAACAATAAGGAATGGTTCAATAAACTTTGTAACACCACAGGTTCTGAAGTATATTCTTACTTATTTGTTTATAACAGCGGTGCGAGTAGATTTGATGTGACTAAGTACACATACTATGGAACATTGAACACGGCGTATGATGGACAAGTGGTTTTAGCGTTCAGACCAAGAGGTTCTTACAATGGACAAACATTAAACTTGGAAACTACCGCAGATGTAAATTTTGTGGTTACAGGTTCAGGAATCACTACAAATCCATTAGCTGAATTTACAGTTAATGTTACAGGTTCAACAAGTGGACCAAAATCATTCACTTGTAGTATGGACTCTTCGTCATCAAAATATGTAACAAAAGTTTTTGGTACCGATGTTTATGACAAATTAAAAAGTGATGTACCTGTGTATGTTTTTGAATCTTATCCAAATTACTTACAAAGAGCATATGAACAAGGTTTAATTAGAGGTTTAAGTTTAACAGAAGTTTTCGAACATGTTGGTAACGACTTTAAAACATCTTGGGATACCCCAATGACACCAACTGTTGTATCAGAGGTTAGAGGTGGTGAAGTTGATGATTTATTTGATGTAATCACAGTATCAGATGGTGATTCTGCAAACTACGAAGTAAAAGTTTCAATTATTAATATTGATGTAAACACTGGTGACTTTGACTTAATCGTTAGAGACTTTAATGATACAGACGATAATTTAGTTGTACTTGAAAAATTTGGTAGATGTAATATGAATCCAGATTTACCAGGATATGTTGCTAAAAAAGTTGGTACATCTGATGGTGAATATGAATTACGTTCAAGATACATTATGTTGTCAATGGCTGATAATCACCCAACCGACGCATATCCTGCAGGATTTAAAGGATTTACAAACAACACATCTTTTGGTTCAAGTACTTTAGGTTCGGTGATGTACAAGACTACATTCTATAACGCTGGTGATACTACATCTTATCAAGCCGATGGAACACCTGTTTTATCTTCAGGTGACAAAGTAAGAAGAACATACTTTGGTTTATCAAGTCCAACAAACGCAGTAACATACGATAGAGACTTGTTTAAATTCAAAGGAACATCAGCAGCTGGAACAACTAAGGGTTTCCACTTATCAACAAACGCATCTACAATCACAGGAACAACCTTCTTAACCACGTCGTATGATTTAGAGGGTCAAACAGGTGGAGCGAATAACGTATTAACAAATATCAATTATCGTAAATTCACATTCGCAGCGGCTGGTGGATTTGACGGTTGGGATATCTACAGAAATGTGAGAACCTACGGTGATGGATACATCTTTGGTAAAAATACTTACACAAGTGGTAACACTAATAATGGTGGTGTATTTAGTACAGTATCAGGAAACTCTGACTACTACGCTTACACTCAAGGTATTGATACCTTCGCAAACCCTGAAGCTGTTGATGTAAACATCTTCGCAACACCAGGTATCAACTTCTATGACCACAGTTCATTAACATCTTACGCAATTGATATGATTGAAGAAGATAGAGCGGATTCACTTTATGTGATTTCATCACCAAACTACGGTACAGCGGATGAAGTAATAGACGCTTTGGACGGCGTAGCAATTGATAGTAACTACTCAGCGGTTTACTGGCCTTGGATTCAAGTTAGAGACGCAGACAACGCTACACAATTATACTTACCACCAACAGGTGAAGTATTGAGAAATATAGCATTAACAGATAACGTATCTTTCCCTTGGTTCGCGGTAGCGGGTTATTCAAGAGGTTTAGTAAACTCAATCAAAGCTTATAAGAAATTAACTTTGGATGAGAGAGATGACCTTTACAAAGCGAGAATTAACCCTATCGCAACATTTGCGGATACCGGTACAATCATTTGGGGTAATAAAACACTTCAAGTACGTGAATCAGCTTTGGATAGAATTAACGTAAGAAGATTACTGTTAAGAGCAAGAAAATTAATTTCAGCAGTAGCGGTAAGATTGTTATTTGAACAAAACGACGAACAAGTTCGTAATGAGTTTTTGAGATTGGTTAACCCGATATTAGACGCAATTAAGAGAGAAAGAGGTTTGTATGAATTCCGTGTAACGGTTTCCAACGACCCTGAAGATATTGACGCTAATACTTTGAGAGGTAAAATTTACATTAAACCAACAAGAGCTCTTGAATTTATCGATGTTGAATTCATAATCACACCAACAGGAGCATCATTTGATAATATCTAATAAAAAGGGGAGGGGAAACCCTCCCTATTTTATGTTCCACGTGGAACATTATAATATAGTGTGACCTACGGAATTACCAAATATAAAAAAAATAAAATTATAAATTACCCAGTATATGCACCAGTATTCTAGTTCTAGTTCTAGTTTATTTTTATCTAGTTTATTTCTTTATAGTTATTCTAGTTTCTTTAATCTAGTTCTTAATTTACTAGCATCTAGTACTAGTATGGAAAAAATACGAAATAATTTTCACAAAATCAAGTATTGAGAAGATTTTTTTTGTTTTTTCATATACAACATATTTATAAGAAAGATTAAAAATAAAAAAATTAAAAAACAAATATTGACATGGCAGATTTATTAATGAAAATGCCGGTTCCTTACGAACCGAAGAGAGTTAACCGATTCATACTTAGATTCCCATCATCATTGGGTATTAACGAGTGGTACGTAACCTCAAGTGCAAGACCTAGTGCAAAAATTAACTCAGTTGCAATTCCTTTCATCAACACATCAACATACGTAGCTGGTAGATTTGAATGGAATGAAATAAGAGTAACCTTCAAAGACCCTATTGGTCCTTCAGCGGCACAAGCATTGATGGAGTGGTTCCGTCTACACGCTGAATCAGTTACAGGTCGTATGGGTTACGCAGCTGGTTACAAAAAAGATATTGAATTAGAAATGTTAGACCCAACGGGGGTTGTGGTTGAAAAATGGATACTTCAAGGTTCTTTCATAACCGACTTAAACTTTAACGAACTTGATTATTCAAGAGATGATATTGCATCTATCACATGTTCGTTAAGAATGGATAGATGTATATTAGTTTACTAATCAAATAATAAAAAATCTGTCAATAAAAGGTCTCTCAAAAGGAGACCTTTACTTTTTTTATAAGTTTTTGTAAATTATACTAGTTATTAAATAAAACAAATATGGAAGAATTTAGAGTCGACCCAACAATCGCTTATGATGTTGTTGAACTACCTTCAAGAGGTATACACTATCAAAATAAAAAGAAATCACTTAAAGTTGCATACTTAACGGCTGCGGATGAAAATATTTTATCCGCGCAAAATTTAATTGCGACAAATGGTGTAATTGATGAATTACTTAGAAGAAAAATATTAGATAGAGATATTCAAATTGAAGACATTGTTGAAGAAGATAGACAAGCAGTGTTAATATTTTTAAGAAACACCGCTTTTGGTCCCGAATATAAATTTTATTTAACTGACCCAAAAACTGAAAAGGATTTTGAGATTTCTGTTGATATGAGTGAATTAAAATTCAAAGATTTTAATTTAGAATCAGATTCAAACGGTGAATATCCATATTTTATGGAAAAATCAAAAGTTCAAATCACATTTAAATTTTTAACACCAAAACAAGAGAAAGAACTTGATGATTTAAGAAAGAGTTGGAATGGTCAAGGTGTTGCACCTGTTGTCACCAAACAATTAGAAATGATGATTAAGTCTGTTGCCGGCAATAGAGATATGATGAACATACATAATTTTGTTGAGAGATTACCAATTAAAGACTCTCAAGATTTCAGAAAATTTCTAAAAGAAAATAAACCAGGATTAGATTTAACAAAAACAGTAAAAACCCCGTCAGGAGAAGACACCCAAGTTGAAATTGGGTTCGGGGTTGAGTTTTTTCGCCCTTTCTATGGCTTATAAGAAAGGACAGTTAGACGAAATTTTATTTTTAATCAAAAGAGGTTTTAGTTATGGTGACATTATCACCATGCCAGTTTTCATACGTAGATATTACGTGGAGTACATTATTGAATTAGAAAACACTCCTAAATAATATTTATTGATATGACAATTAACGAAGAAGTATCCAAATTAAGAGCAGGTTTAAATTATACTCAATTCAAAAACGAGTTCTTGAAATTTGAATCCGTGAAGAATAACAGTTCTTTAATGGGTCAAGTAGATACTTATTGGTCATTTTATAATCAAAAAGAACCATCAAGTGGAGGAAATACAGGAAGTGGTGGTAGTAAAACAGCCGCTTTTGCTACAGACCTACTTAAAACTCAAAATATTGCGGACTTAGGGTATTCAAACCCCGTTTCATCATTATCATTATCAAAAGATACTGTATTCCAATTTAGTACCATATCTGAAACAATAGGTAAAATTGCAAGAGAATCAAAAAATCTACCTGATTTTATGGTTCAATTAGGTGTTAAAGGCGCCAAAGAGATGGTATCTTTTCTTGGTGATGAATTAATAAAAATACAAACACAAGAAGTAGAGTTAAGAAATAAAATTAATTCTGAACTTGGATTAACAGGTGAATTATCAAGAGAATTTAGAAACAATATATTTGAAACATTACCAGCCGCTACCGCTATGGGATTTGGATTTGAGGATGTAAAAGATTATGCGGTACAAATGGTTGAACAAACAGGTAAGATGACAACATTTGGTAGTGATGTTTTACAAGAATCACAAAAAACCGCTAGAGCTTTTTACGGTGATTTATCTAAATTGGGAGCTGCACTGGATTCGTTTGAAAAAGTAGGTATTGGAGCAAAAGACGCAATCAAAGAAATTGACAGGGCGGGTAAAAGTTCATTAACTCTTGGTTTAAACGCGAGAAAGGTGGTAGCAGATGTTGGTGCTAATATGGACAAATTAAACACTATTGGATTTAAAAATGGTGTTGAGGGATTAACCAGAATGGTTCAGAAGTCTATTGAATTTAACATGAACATTGAAAAGGTTAAATCAATGGCGGAGAAACTTTTTGACCCCGACCAAGCAATTGCGTTGTCCGCAGAATTACAAGCTATAGGTGGAGCGATTGGAGATTTCAACGACCCATTGAAACTAATGTATATGGCAACAAATGATGCCGGTGGTCTACAAGATGCGATGATAGGTGTTGCGGGTTCATTAGCGACATATAATTCCGAATTAGGTAGATTTGAAATTACAGGTGCAAACTTAAGAAAATCTAAAGCTTTAGCTGACCAAATGGGTATGAGTATGGAGGAAATGTCCAAAACCGCAATTAAAGCTGCGGAAAGGTCATCGGCGGCTACCGCGTTATTATCCTCAGGTTTACAAATAGATGAAAAAGAAAAAGAATTCTTAACCAATATCTCCAAAATGGAAGGTGGTAGAATGGTTATAGATATTCCTCAATCTTTAGCAGATAAGATGGGATTAAAAGATACCAAAGTCGCTTTGGATGAACTAAATCCTACGATTGCAAAAGGGTTATTGGAGAATCAAAAAGCGTTTGAAGAAATGTCTGTTGAGGATATTGCGAGAGACCAATACACGGTAACTCAAAATATGCAAAAAGACATAAGTGCGTTATTGACGGTTGCTAAAGTACAAGCCGCCGCAGAAATAAGAAAACCTCTGGCTGAGTTTGACAAATACATTGAAGGTTTAGAATTATCTAGAAATTTAAAAGAAAAGACAAGTTTAGGTGGTTTACAAAAAACAGACGAAGGTTTATTTTCCAAAATGGTTAGCGAAGCGGTTGCACCTGCTAAAGCTTTAGTTGCTAAAAGTATGGGTGTGAGTGAATCTGATTTAGAGAACAGATTAAAAGGAAAAGAATCATCTACCACACCAACAACTTCAACAGTAAATGTTAACCATACACATACTGTTAAATCAGACGGAGCCGTTGTTGATAATGTTGTTAGGGCGATTAATAATAGTCCATCATTGGCTAATGATATGTCTCAAAGTTTTATACCATCGGATTTAGATTACACATCTTTTACCTTACCACCTCAATTTAATTAAAATTAAAAAGTTTCTATTTATAATATAAATGCCAACATATTTAGATTTTAATAACACCAAAACTTTCAGGGACTTTTTAATTTCAAAAACTCTGAATAGACCGAATGGACCTCAAACGTTCACGGATGCGAATTATAGTGTTCAGAATCTAAATAATTTTGCTAATGTCGACCCCGGTGACGTTAAAACAAATTGGGCGGTTTATTTTGGACAAAATTTTATCAATTTATATGTTCCACCCAATAACACAATTGAAGAATATACTGACACATCTTTACCGTCTTTAGCTTTATTATTAGGTGGTATAAATCCAGCTGGATATGTAAATTCATTCGAACCCCAAACAACAAATTTAATTAGTATTATGGCGGGCCAAAACTTCGATAGTGATTCGAGGTTAATGAAATTCGCCACACAAAACATTAGAGAAAACAAACAAGGACCTGTCTTTGCTAGATTACAACAAAATTTGGAATCCGCAACATTAGGTAGGGTTAGGGCGTTAGATGCGTTAGGTGGAAATACCGCGACTGCAATTAATATTGTTACAGGTAGAGAACCTTTAGTTGAAAAAAATTATAAGATTACCGTTGCTAAAAGTTTATTAGGAAAGGGTGTTGATTTTCTTCAAACAGTTGCAGGTATTGAATTCCCTTTTAGTGAAATACCTGGCGATTATTTAACCAACCCAAGAAACCCTATTGAAAATAGACCAACACCAAAAACAGAAGCCGGCGCTATTTTACAAGACGTTACTGGTGTTTTAGGAAGTTTAGTTGGTATTCAAAGAAGACCTAAACTCGGAAGAAAACCTTCCGATTTAATGATTGAATACATGGGAGAGGGTCAGAAACAAATATTATTTGACCAATTAACATATTCAACATATGCTCCAAATTATACAACAACAGCGAGGTCACAACAGTCATCAAAAATTTTCAATTTTGCGAATAGTTTTGCTCAAGGGGTAAAAACTGTTTTAGGATTAGAAGCACCAAAAGGTGTCGCATATATTGGAGACGATAGAAGTGAAGACGTGAAATATACCATGTCAGACTTTAATGACAACATGGTTAAAAGTAGTTACTTCTTAAGTTTAATGTTTGACCCGGTACAAGCCGCGTTATTCGAGAGACAAAGAAATATTTCCCAAGGTGGACCAATTAGTGGTAAACTGACGTGGATTAGTAAGAACTCACAAAACAAAATTGGATTATGGAACGAGGAATTCCAATCAAGAGAAAGTGATACGTACAACAATTCAATTTCAACAAAATACGGATTTAGAGAAGATTCAATTTTGGGTAAAACTCAAGAAATCTTGGATTCAATGCCTAAAGATGGTCAAGCCACAAGAACACACGTTGGTAATGTTATTGACCAAACAAGTAGAATTTTTAAAGAAGGTGACAGTATGTTGTCTCGAGGTTCCGCAATTAAATTTGTTGACAAGTATAAACAAGAAACAGGTGCTGAATATTGTAGGGTGTGGACCAAAGATAGGTCTTATATGAACTATTCAGACACAATGAAAAGAACCGCTAATATCAGAAAATTTGATGATAGTGTAATGGGTGGTGAGAGCAGACCTTGGAATATTAATATCGCACCAATGTCAAGCGGAAACTATGATGCAAAAAATAGTTTTAAAAACTCATTTGGTGCAAAGAATTCAACAAACATATTTGAATCACCCACAGGTGATGGATTTTACGCTAAAAAATATATGTTCTCAATTGAGAACTTAGCATGGAGAACATCTAATACACCTGGTTTCACATACAATGATTTACCATTCTGTGAGAGAGGTAATAATGGAGGTAGGGTTATGTGGTTTCCTCCGTATGATTTGAAAGTTAGCGAGAACAACCAAGCTAGATGGCAAGACAATACGTTTTTAGGTAGACCTGAACCAATATATACTTATCAAGATACTTCTAGAAGCGGTCAATTATCATTTAAGGTTGTAGTGGACCACCCAAGTATTTTAAATTTATTGGTTAGAGAATACTTTAAAGGAATGTCCGATGAAGAATCGGAAAATTATATCAACGCATTTTTTGCGGGGTGTGAGGAATTAGATTTCTACGCATTAATCAGAAGATTCGCTCAATTAGATACAAACGATATAAAACTAATTCAAAGTTTCTTAAATCAAGGACAAGACCCCGAAACTATCAAACAATATAAGGTAACCACTGAGTATCCAACAGAAACAACACCAACAAACACAACAACACAAGGTAACGAAGCAGATTCTAAAGCTGTTGATGAGGTTATAATTAAATTAAAGTATGAAAACGATATACCGGGACCAAGAGATAAAGTTGATACCACACAAAATTATACACAATTATACAAAGCTTACAAAGACCAAAAACAAGCTTATATTAATGAATTAGGTGCCGCGTTAAATACTTTAACTGGTTTGTCTCAAACAGACACTCAAGTAAAAACAGAAAAATCTTTTATTTTTGGTGATGCTAATCACGTTATAACACAATCCGACATTGATGCTCAAAAAACAAAAATCGGTGATTATTTTGATGAAGCCGATGTGTCATTTAATAAATATGAATCTAGTTTAAATAGTTTAATATCAGACATATCTGGTAAAACAGCGGAAACAATTAGATTTCAAATTTTATCTTCATGTTCATCAGTTGCAACCAATGATTACAACGAAAGATTATCACTAAGAAGAAGTCACTCCGTAATTCAAGATATTTTTGATAGATTATCGGCTGTCGGAGGAAAAAAAGAATGGCAAATAAAATGGCCAACAAATTTAAATTTAGTAAATAAAAATAATTCTGATAACGACAAAGAAATAATTCAAAAAGGAGAACCTATTGTAATTGTAAAAGAATATAGTACAAAAGATTTTGGTTTTGAACATGATACTAAAATTATTGTAGAATCGGTCAATTATGGTGAAACATTAACTGGAACCCAACCTGATAAAGATTGTGTTAATAAAGATTTCGTTAGAGTACCAAAATTAAAACAATACTCACCAATTGCGTTCTATTGTAGACAAACTGCAATGTCTTTAAAGTACAATAATAAATCAGAGAAGAAACAACCCGAAACACCCGCACCACAACCACCCATAACAAAAATTGAGGAAAATGGACAAGTTGTTGTAAATCCACCAACAAGGAAACCGGCAATTGACCCATTAAAAAGAATCATTGCAAAAACACTATCTGAATGTTTTTACTTTAAAAAATTAGAAGATAGTGACCCTGTTGTTTTTTCATCACTTAAAGAAAAATTAAAATATTTTCATCCCGCGTTTCACTCAACAACACCTGAAGGTTTAAATGCGAGACTTACATTTTTACAACAATGTATAAGACCGGGTGATACCATACCAATTAAAGGTATATCAGAAGATTCGGATGTTAGAGCAAGAAATACCTCTTTTGGTCCACCACCTGTTTGTGTATTAAGAATCGGTGATTTTTACCATTCAAAAATAGTCATTAGAGATGTGAACATATCTTTTGATGACGGAGGTCAAATATTGTGGGATTTAAACCCTGAAGGTATTGGTGTACAACCAATGATTGCTTCGGTCACACTATCGATAAACTTTATTGGTGGTCAAGGTCTTTCAAAACCTGTTGAACGACTTCAAAACGCTCTATCATCTAATTTTTATGCCAACACCGAAATGTACGATGAAAGGTCAATTGCAACAAATGAAACAATCGGTGGTAAGAAGGCCGAAGAATTTACTCGTGAATTTTTAGAAGATTTGAACAAAACTTATGGTAATGCCATTAACAAAACCAATCAATCTCAAAATACTAAAAATGTAAAAGGTGGAAATTATATGGGAGCCCTTGATGGTAACAGTATAAAATATACGGACATAATTAAATCCGTCTTCGCCTCAACAGAAAGTTATTTTGATAAGTACCAAGACACGTATAACAAAGTTTATACAAAATACGGTAAAGATATTACCGCTCTTTTATTTAAGGGTGAATATAGACCAATAAATCAATACGACATTTACACCTCAACATCACCAACACCGGGTAAAACATTATCATTACTTGGTTTATATAAAAAGACACAAGAATTAACAGTTTACACAACTGGATTAAAAACAGGATTAGCTAATTTTCTTAACAATTCATCATCAACTTATTTAGTTGATATGGTTGGTTTTAATAAAGAAATGACCGGCTCAATACTTACAGATACGAATGTTAAATTAAAAGATTTTATAACTAAAGAGATAATTGAAAATAAAATAAATGAACTTACCGTTTCCACTCAAATATTAGATGAACTTGAAAAATCAAGAAACCAACTAATATCTGATTTAGATAGAGTTAATTTCGTTATTAAAAATGGTAAGGATTCAACAGTACAAGACAGTGTTGTTAAATCTGTGGCAATTAGTGGATTTACTTCTGATTTATTATATAATGAATATAGTACCTGTATTGATTATATTGAGACAAATGCACCGAAATTAGTTGATGGTCTATCTACCAATATTACATTTTTAAATCCAACAATACAATCGGCGGATTTTGAATTTATGATGAAACAATTGTTATACGATAAAGTAGATGCATTTATATCAGAGCTAAAAGACCCTTCGTTATATAAAGACCCTCTAAAAAATCAATTGAAAAAGAGATTAAATAAATTTGTTGAAAAACCAGAAGAAAAGAAATTTAAATTAACCAAATTCAAAAAAAGGAAAAGTGATAAAGAAATTAAGTTTGGAATTTCATCCACAACAGATGAAACAAACCAAACAATAATAGATGAAGCGAACCAAATCTTTTCAACATCAAACGAAGTAAAAGATAAATTAAATTATTATAGACCACAATAATGAGTAGACAGTATTTTGATAGATATCAGTTTTTTGTTGAAGATGGTAAATTTAGGATTGTACCAGGTATTGAAATCCCAATAAAACCTTCTGACAGATATATGTTTTATAAAAAAGGTAGAGATAGATTCGATAAGATATCTCAAGATTATTATGGTTCACCAGTATTTGGTTGGTTAATATTACAAGCAAATCCAACCGCTGGTAGTGTTGAATTTCAGATACCTGATAATTTTGTTATTAGAATACCTTTTCCTCTCACAACGTCTTTACAAGATTATAAAAGAAGTGTAGAATTGTATAACCTATATTATGGCGAGCAATAATGATTACCCAAATAATGAAAACATACTTGTAAAAGTTGACCAAAACAATCTTATTTATGTTGACCCAAATAGTGTTGTTGATGCAAACGGAGAAGTTCAACCAAGAGGACATAAACAAGAAAACTTAGTCATGTATGTGAACTTGGAAGCTGATTTGATTCCAAGAACGACTCTTATTGCTGACGATAACGTAGGAAATACACTAACTCAAGTTGCAAAAGGTAATCTCAATTTTTTAAGAAACGCAAGTGGTGATGGGAACTTTGATGCCACATGGACTGACGCTTTTGTTCCCAAACCAATTCAGGGTCAAGAATCTACATATAAAGATGGATATGACGTAACATTCGGTGAGGACCAATTCAAAGACCCAACAGGACAATCTTTTGGTATTGATTCAATTAATATTGACGTAAAAGGTGCCAACTTTGTTCCACAAATCACTATAAACTTTGTTGACGTAAGAGGTAAAACTCTTTTCGAATCTTCTGAAAACTCACCTTATCGAGCTTTCTTCCATTTACCGTGGCCAATTTTTTATTTAACAGTTAAAGGTTACTACGGTAAAGCCATTCGTTATAGATTACATATGACCGATTTTAAATCGAGATTTAATGAATCTAATGGTAATTTTGAAATAACAACAAAGTTTGTTGGTTCAACTTTTGCATGGTTAAACGATATCCCATTGTCTGCAATTATCAACTGCCCTTATATGTTTTTGGTCGAAGAAAAAGACAATACAAAATTTAATGAAAGTACAGGATTATATGAAAAAAGAGTAAAACAATCATCAAGAGGTTATACGATATTAAAATCGGTGTATAGACAATACGAACAAAAAGGTTTAATCCCAAAAGGTTTTCCTGTTCGTACCCTAAAAGAAATTGGTTACATCGCTGAAACTCTTGATAAAATACTTGAACAACAAATTTTTAGTAAAGTCAGTATGGATGTCTTTTCTGGTATAAAAGAAATGGACACCCTTCTCAATGATTTTGAAAATTCAATTAAGGCTTGGGGTAAACAATATCTATCACAAGAATATACATCATTTACTAAAACTGCAACCAATAATGAAACAATTAGTGATTTATGGTTTTATTTGAACGCGAAAGATAAGACAGAGACAAAACATATATTAGGTAACGGAGCGGGTGCTCTTGAACTCCTTTTATCTAGTTTCAATGCCGCTATGGGTAAAACCAAACTTTTAACTCAAGAACTATTAAATCAAACAAGTGGAGACTTCAAAAGGATTTCAATTAGGAATGTTAAAAACGTAAGTTCATATTATAAAGTTCTTAATGATAAAAAAGTAGTTGTACATATTGATGGAATTTTTGAAGACATTTTTCAAATAAGAAAATCATTTGAGGAACAAAGAAAAAAAGTCGAAGATGATGTTGAATCAGAAATGAATAAGGTCATCAAAAGTAAAGAATATGGATTTGGATTCGAACCAACCGTAAGAAATATGTTTGCGGTTTTATTAGCTAATGCTGAGGTTTTTATTAGGTTAATGAAAGATGTTCATAACAAGGCTTTTGATGCTGCTAATAATAGAAAAAAGACTTTAACAAATTTATCAAAAGAATCAAAAGGTGAAAACATATATCCATGGCCTGAAGTAAAAAAACCCCAAGGTGGTGGTAAACAAAATGTAATTGCGTATCCCGGTGATGAAGAATTAGTTCACAAATTAAAATCTTATGACAAAACCCTTTGGCCTGAAATTGACTTTATTGAAGAGTATATTAAAATTGTAACCAATAGGGTAGAAACAAACGTAAATGGGGAACCCACAAGAAATGATGTAAATTATGTTTTTGATTCAAATACTGAAAATCAAAAAATTGAAGACTTATCAGGTATTGACGTTATAAATGAATCTATACCATTTATTGATAAAAGTTACGCGGGATTTGTTTACGAATTGTACGAAAGAGCACTGTATTCAACATTGTTTGATTCTTTTAATGACCAAATGATTAGACAGTTGGCCAATGAAGAATTTAAAAATATTCAAGAATTAATAAAAGACGATAACGATATTATTGAGTTAGCAAAAAAAATAACCAATAAAGACCAATTAATTGCTCCTGTTACAAAAACAGAATTAAGAGAAAACGGTGTTATTCAAAAAAATGAAGATGGGACACCTAAGACCACTACGGTTTATGATGGATATCTACCTGGATTATCACCATATGAAAGATTCAATTATTTTAAAGACCATCTACCAACAACCAATTATATATCTTCAGTCATTGACGAACCATTTAAATTTGAAAAATATGACGAGACAGCAACTAACCCTACGGGTGATTTAAAAGAAGATGATTTAAATAAAATTTTAATTGATTACGAACCTGAAACATACAGGACAGACATATACCCCTTCAATTCAACAACATATTTGAATTATTTAGGTAAAACAAATTTCACAAGAGATAATTTTAAATTTAATGGCATTTTAAAAGTTAACAGTTCTCAAGGTTTTATATGTTCACCAATAGAATCTAAATCATGGGTTAAACCATCAGCAGACAGCACTGACTTTTTTAAAAATACGATTAATGTTACAGGAAACACAACCTCAATATTAAACACACCATATTTTCATAATCAATTATTTAATGATTTTAATAAATCAACTTTACGAGGTAAGTACGCTGGTTCATCGTATTTGTTATTAAACTCATTACCTTTCATTGATTTAGATGAACAAATAACATTTGGAGGTCAGTCAATATTAACATCTTCTTTATTTAGAGAAGTATCGTCTACACATTTTATACCATATCATTTAATGTTAAAATGGGGTTCAATTTATCATAGATATAAAACACACTTAATAGATGGTTACGATATTTTGAATGGATGTGTAAATTCAAGCTATGTTACAAAACCATTAACAGGTAAAACCCTATTTGATAATAATGGTGCACTAATAACATACACATCAACAAACGCAAGTAGTAGTGGTACTACGATTAATGTACCAAGTACAATAGGACTACAAACAGGAATGACCGTTACGGTTATTGCTGGTACAGGACAAACAGCGCCGAATACGTACATTACAAATATTACAAGTACTACAGGATTTACAATTTCACAAACTCCACTTACAGGACTAACAGGTGCCACAGTATTTGCTGTTTATGATGAATATGTGACCTTTGATATAGTACCAAAAATTTCCACATCATCAGGTTCAACTTCAGGTGTTACATATACTGGTTACACTAATGCAGGTATTAGACCGTTCTATCAAACTGTGTACAGTCAAATAGTAAATGACTATGCAACTTATGATATAACTTTAGGTAATGTTTCATATTCTTCCACAAGTACATCGGGTAAATTATTACATAGGGTTACACAAAAAAGCGGTATGAATTATTGGGACGTGGTTATGGATAATTCCAAATACATAACCTCAGACAAAAACTACACTTTATTACCATCTCTTGGGGGACATAAAAATAGTGACATATCCAATAGTAACACATTCACAGTAGCTGAGGAGTTGACATTTAAAACACTTTGGTACCTAAACGACACTCTTTCAACTAGTTTTAGTGGACAAACGTTCCCAAGTCCGTACGATTATTTTAGGACAACAGGTAACACATATTCAATATCAACTAATTACAAAAAGGCGTTAGATTTAATCGGTACATTTAGCCCTCAAATACTTGAGTATTTTGAAAGTTTCTTTCTTGATTTTGCTAGTGAAAAAATAAATGAAGAAATACCGTATAACATTTTTAGGAATATTAGTTATCCTAAATTCCAAGATATGTTAAAGAAATTATCCGTTGTTGAAAAGAAAGACGATGATAGTAATGATATTGATTTATTAATTGGTAACACATTAAAAGAAAGACAAAAAAGAAACGCTGAATCTATCACTACAGATATATTAAGTGCTAACAACTTAATAAAATTTACGTTAGCAAACCCAAAAGAAATTGATGCCAATTCTTTATATGGTTTGACAGCGGTTCAACCTTATAAGTCTTTGACAACTTATAAACCACAACCTTTCAGTGCTTCAGATTTAACAACCCCAAATCTTAATTTTATTAAATTATATATTGGTGAAGATATTGATAGTTACTATGTTAATTTCTTTAGTTTATTGGACGTTAAATTAACTGAAGATAACATAAAAAAACATAGGCCGTTGGCTCAAATATATGGTGGATATCGAAAAGCGGGAGGAACCAACACCAAAGCCGCGTTTTTAACTTATTTACAAGATTCAATAATACTTAAAAATACAGGTGGAACAAATGTTCCAAAAGGGGCTGAAGCTAGACTTGCTTTGTATTTGAATACACTTTTACCATTATTAGGTAATTTAACGAGTAACGCCACGGGTAATCCTGCTGCTAGTATTGATATGTTTAGAGGTTACAATTCAACTCAAACAAAGTTAGAATTGTATAACACTTTCAAATCATTTAACGATAAATGGACCGCCGGTAATTCAATTGGTCAACGTTTGTTACTTGAGGAATTTTTATTCTTAGACAAAGCCAATAGAGACATTGGTGATAAATTTTATTTAAACATAGATAAGTTTACACCTTTATTGGACCCAAACAACTCTAAACTTCCTTTGTACAACGCCATTTCTATGATAATACAAGGTACTGGATTAGATATGAGAGCGTTACCTGCCTATATAAATTTTTATGGTAATAACTTGACAAATAAGAATAAAATAACACCATCAAAAAAAGTGGCATCAACTTTATTTGGTACATTCTTAGAGGTTGATTATCAAGAGGCGACACCAAAAGTTATCATACAATTAGTTGGACAAACATCGAAAAGAATTGATATGTCCAATAGTAAGGCGTATAAGTTTGTTGACGATAGTTTTTATATTGGTGGACAAACTCCAAACCCATTATTAATAACATCATTAGAAGGTTTCTCACAAAACGATTTATCAAAATCTAATAGGGTAGTTGCGTTTGAGGTGAGTTTTGGTGACCAAAATCAAGGTATATTCAAAGGAGTTACATTAGACCAAAGTACACTAAAAAATACATCAGAGTCTTTTCAAGTTTTAGAAAATCTATCAAGGTCGGCTTCAGGTGCTGGTGTTCATAATGTAGACACAAGTTTATTCGATTATTATAAACAAGCATCATATAAATGTGGTGTAACTGCCATGGGTAACGTTATGATTCAACCAACAATGTTCTTTTACTTAAAAAACATACCTATGTTTAGGGGTTCATATTGGATTACTGAGGTTTCTCATCAAATCAAGGGTAATAACATCTCAACAAGTTTTTCAGGAACACGAATACCATATACTTCATTACCTGACCCTAAAGACTCATTTGTTGCAAGTTATCGAATTCTATTTGATAAAATTCAAGCAAAAGCTATTGCTAAAATCAAACAGAGAGCCGCTAACGATACCGACACCGACCAAGAAGTTATATACCAAGGAATACCATATGTTACGGACAGACAAGGTAAAAATATACAGGGTGAAACGGTTATTCAAGAAGTTGGTATTAACAGATTTGGTGTACCATATAATGGATATAATGAAACTCGTCTAATACAAAAAGTTAGAAACGGTAATGAGGAATGGTTTAGAACTATTGTATATAAAATGGGTGGAGAAAAATACCCAATAGATGACGCACAAGGATTTAATCTCACAAACGGAATTACATGGTCTGACGTTAAGGATTCAAGTTATAAATTCTATAATGTGGATTTTCAATTGTCAAGAACCATTACTAATGATGTTATAAAAACTGCTAAAACAACATTTAAGAACCCTAAAAACAATACTCAATTAACAGTAAATCCTAATTACCAATTAGACAAAACTGTTGGTTCAATAGTGGTTGAAGGTCCAATTAGTAGAGGACCGAAGTCTACCGAGATTGGTATGGGTATGTCACCGAAACTTATGTCCGAATTAGGACTATACGATGGAGACGTTGTATACTTTAAAATGGATTAATTTTTAAGTTTTCCACTTTTTTAGATATTTATTAAAGAAAATACCATGAACAACGAAAAATTGAATAATACTTTGGATAACTACATGAAAAATCCAAAACAAGTAAAATCCGTTTCAAAAGACGGAATGGAAACAGAAGAATGCGACCTTCAAACCGGTGAATGTTATGTTATCAGGTCTAAGGATGGTATAGTAGAAAGAATAAACAAAAAATTTATAACCGAAGACGGTAGACAACTTTTACAAGACTAACTATGAAAAAATTAGAAAAATCACTTATGGAAGAACTCGCGAGATACAACGCGATTAACAAATATGCAAAAACCTTAATGGAACAAGGTGAAGTACCACCTCCTGTTGGAGATGTACCACCCCCACCACCTGGTGATGTACCACCTATGGACCCAGCAGCACCGATGCCCGCTGAAGTCCCACCAGCACCGGCAGCACCCGTGGAAGATACCGAAGAAATCGATATCACAGATTTAGTTAATATGACTAAATCAATTAAAAAGGATTTGGATGATAGCAAATCTAATAACAATGATGTTGTTGGTAAAATGGAAACAGTATTTACTAAACTGACAGATTTGGAACAAAAATTATCTCAGATGGATGCGGTAATGAACAAAATTGATGAATTAGGTAGCAAGGTTGAAACCATGAAAGAAAAATCACCACAAGAAAAGTTGGAGTTACGTTCTTTGGATTCATACCCTTTCAATCTAAATCCCCAAGAGTTTTTTGCTCAAAAACAAGGTGAGATGCAACAAACAGGTAAAAACGAATACGTCCTCACCAAGCAAGATATTGAAGATTATTCAAACGACACAATAAAAGATAGTTTTAACGCAGAAACAGAGGAAGATGAATTTAAGTTCTAAAGTAAACTTCTTATTAGGTTTACAATTACAAATGAAAATAAACCATTGGCAAACAAAAGGTATTGCCAGGCACGACGCTTTTGGTAAAACCTATGATGGTTTATCAGACCTTATTGACGAATTTGTTGAGGTTGCCATGGGTAAATATGGTAGATTTACACTTGAAGAGGATACAAATACTATTCAGTTAGTAAACCTTTCAGAGGTCAATCCCGTTGACATGGTCAAAGTTTGTACTGAAGCTCTTGTTGAGTTCTCAGATGACTTAGATGATAGATTAGACACTGATTTGTTAAATTTAAGAGATGAGATGCTTGGTTTATTGAATAAATTACTGTATCTTTTAACTCTTGAGTAACCCCTTCCCAAAACAATTTTAAAAAAAAAGAGAGTCAGATTTTGTAATCTGACTTTTTTTGTCTATACTTTACATAGAAACATTTTCTAACTTTTAAAAAACAAACATATGATGTCAACAACAGAGTCAGTACTGGCACAGTACGAAAAAGACAAACAGGTCGCAAGCGGCAACACAAACAAGGTATCCCAAGAGGATAGAATGAAGAAGTATTTTACCACACTCCTACCAAAAGGTGAAAGAAGTGGTGAAAGAAGAATTAGAATCCTACCTATGAAAGATGGTAGTAGCCCATTTGTTCCCGTGTATTTCCACGAGGTACAGGTTGATGGTAATTGGGTTAAACTGTATGACCCAAATCAAGAAGGTAAACGTTCACCATTGAACGAAGTACATGAAGGATTAAAAATGACAGGTGACGAACAAGATGCTATTTTAGCTCGTCAGTATAAATCTAAAATGTTCTATATCGTAAAAGTTATTGATAGAGATAGAGAACAAGATGGTGTTAAATTTTGGAGATTTAAAAGAAACACTAAAAGTGAAGGTGTTTTGGATAAAATTGCACCTCTTTTCAGAAATAAAGGTGATATTACCGACCCACAGAAAGGAAGGGATTTGATTCTTAATCTTAACCTAACTAAGGCGGGTAACGGTAGAGAATACACAACAATTACATCTATCATCCCTGAAGACCAATCACCACTACACTCTGATTCAGTTATTGCAGATACTTGGATTAATGATGAATTGGTTTGGTCTGATGTATATTCTAAAAAACCTGAAGAGTATTTAGAAATGATTGCTAAAGGTGAAGTCCCAAGATGGGATACAACAACTGGTAAATATGTTTCAAATTCCACTCAAGAAATTGAAATGTCTAAACCATCTTCACCAACAAAAACATCAGTTCCTCAAGTTGACCCACAAGAAGACATGGAGGGGGATGACGACCTACCATTCTAATTAAAATGAACTTGGACACATACTTAGACATTGTGTCCAAGTTCTTCTTTTTTAATTAAAAACAATAGAAAATATACAATGGCAATCAAGAAAAAAGAATTCGATTATATATCCAAATTCTCATCAAAAACAAAATATAAGGATGAAAACTTTTATTATTGTGGTGAGGCGTTTAACAACGCATGTGGATTACCAGGACCCGTGATGGGAGGTATTAATATGTTCTTAGGACATACAAACTCATCAAAAACAACCGCAATGATTTTAGCTGCGGTTGATGCACAAAAGAAAGGCCATTTACCCGTACTTATTATCACTGAAAGAAAATGGAAATGGGAACACGCAATTGAACTTGGTTTCCAAGCTGAAAAAGATGCGAATGGCGAGTGGACAGGTGATTTTATTTTCAATGATTCATTTGACTATATTGAACAAGCAACCGATTTTATAAATGACATCATTGATGCTCATGAAAAAGGTGAAATCCCAAGACACATTTTATTTTGTTGGGATTCAATTGGTTCAATACCATGTAAGATGACTTTTGATGGTAAAGGTGGTAAACAACACAACGCAAGTGCATTATCCGATAAAATTGGTATGGGTATTCACTCAAGAATTACCAAATCAAAAAAAGAAGATTACCCATCTAAAGACTCGTCATATTATTTGACAATGGTTGTGGTGAATCAACCATGGGTAGAATTACCTGACAATCCAATGGGTCAACCTGAAATCAAACCAAAAGGTGGTGAAGCATTAAAATTAGCGTCTTCACTTATCTTCTTATTTGGTAATCAGAAAAAATCAGGTATCAACCACATTGATGCAACCAAAGACGGTAGAAAAATTGTTTACGCTGTTAGAACCAAAATTTCAATCCTTAAAAACCACGTTAATGGATTAGGTTACAAAGACGGTAAAGTTATCGTTGTCCATAATGGATATATTGCCGACACCAAAGAAGCTTTGGAGTCGTATAAAAAAGAATATTCAAGTTTTTGGAAAGAAAAATTAGGGTCTAGCGACTTTGATTTAGCGGAATCAACAACTTACGATTTCGAAGAAGAAGATTAATTTTTGTTTAACCCTATAAGAGTGATGATTAATGTCTAATGTATTATTGGTAGATGGTGACAATTTACTTACTATTGGTTTTTTTGGATTAAAAAATCACTTTTATAAGGGGGAACATATTGGTGGGATATATCATTTTATAAACACCTTAAGACGAACAATTGAAATCCATCATTTGGATAAGATTGTCGTTTTTTGGGATGGACAAGATGGTTCTATAACAAGAAAAAGGTTCTACCATCAATACAAAGAGAATAGAAAATCTCGTATCAGGTCTGAAGAAGAATTACATTCTTACGGAAAACAAAGAAACAGAATTAAACAATATCTTGAAGAACTATTTGTTAGACAAGGTGAATATGAATTCTGTGAGTCAGACGATTCAATCGCATATTATGTTCAAAACTCACCAAAAGAAAACAAAATAATTTTTTCTTCAGATGGTGATTTGACTCAATTAGTTTCAGAAAATACCAAACTCTTTAATCCCTCACACAGTAAAATATACCAACCAAATGATATGTTCGTTTATGACCATGAACAAATTCTTATACAGAATATAAAATTGGTCAAGATGATTTGTGGTGACCCATCGGATAATATTGCGGGCATCAAAAATTTAGGTGTCAGGAGATTAATTTCATTAGTTCCTGAAATTAAAACCGAAGAGATTACCGTTGAATTTATTCTTGAAAGATTTAACAATTTATTTGAGGAAGACAACGATAATCGTCTTGTAAAGAATCTTCTGACAGGTGTTACCAAATATGGGATATTAGGTGAGGAATTTTTTGATGTCAATAGTCGTATTGTAAGTCTTGATAATCCTTTCTTAACTGATGAAGCAAGGGAATCTATAACTTCATTAATAAACGATTTGATTGACCCTGAAGGTCGGTCATATAAAAACACCATGAAGATGATGATGGAAGATGGTATATTTTTATTACTTCCAAAATCGGATGATGCGTGGATAAACTTCCTCAATCCATTTTTAAGATTAACAAGAAAAGAAAAGAATAAAAAATTAATTAAAATCAAAAACAATGAGTAATCAAGAAGTAACAAAGTTCGAGTTCCTTTTGACATTAGAAGGAAACATTATCTGTCAGCGCTTCTTCAATGTAAGAGAGCATAACCCAAAGTCGAGACGTTCTATGGATTTACACTATTACGTTAAAAATATTTGTGACGATATTGGTGTAGATTTGAAAACAAAAACATTGGATTATCTACATGAAAATCGTGATTATTTTTACGGTTTGGATAGTGCAGAAACCGATGAACAAAATGAAAAAGAGTACTTTTTGCTCGAGATTAAGATGGGTGACGATGTATTTATTCAAAGGATGTTTTCCGCTAAAGTCTATCACCCAAAGGTTAGATATACGGTAGACATTCGTCCTTATTTAAAGAGATATTTGTCAGATTTAACCGACATTTTATCATCTAGAGATTTGGAAACAACTTATTTAAACTATCAATTATAAAAAAATAAAAAACTATGTCAGAAAAAAATTTTGGTTTTCTCGGAGCGTCATTTCAACAAACGTTAATTAAATCAATTGTAGAGGATAAAAAGTACGGTGAACAGATTATTGATGTAATCGAGAGCAAATATTTTGATAATAGTTCTTTTAGATTTATTACCTCCCATATCAAAGAGTACTATCAGAAATATGGGAAAATTCCTGATTATCAAAGTTTGTGTCAAACTATAATTCTTGAAATGGGTTCACAAGAAACCGCGAGAATACATTTAGATACAATTCACGACATCAAAGAAAATACCGTAGATGACCCAATGGTCAGAGAAGAGGCTTTGAATTTTTGTAAACAACAAAATTTAAAGAAGGAACTTAAAATGGTAACAACCATTATTGAAAATGGTAAATTCCAAGAGTATCATAAGATTGAAGGTATTATTCAAAAGGCACTACAAGTCGGATTACCACCTGAAGAATGTATGGATGTTTTTCACAATATCGACGCCGCTTTAGAAAAAGATAATAGACAACCAATACCAACAGGTATAGAGGGTCTTGACACCGCTTTAAAAGGTGGTTTGGGTATTGGGGAACTTGGTGTTGTATTAGCACCAACAGGTACGGGTAAAACGACCATATTATCATTATTTGCAAATACTGCTTACTTACATGGGTACAATGTTCTTCAAATATTTTTTGAAGACAATCCCGATAACATCAAAAAGAAACATTACACAATTTGGTCAGGAATTGCACCCGATGAACAACCTGAAAATAAAGATTTTGTAAAAGAAAAGATAAACGAGGTTCAAACTCAAAGTAAAGGAACCTTGGATATTTTAAAGTTACCAAGTGATTCAGTTTCAATATCTGAGATTAAATCTCGATTGAGAAAAAGAATTTCAGAAGGTAAAAAGATTGACCTTTTAGTTATTGATTATGTCGACTGTATCAGTCCCGAAAAATCTAATTTCGGTGAAGAATGGAAAGGTGAAGGTTCAGTAATGAGAAGTTTAGAAGCGATGACAAGTGAATTTGGAATTGTTATATGGACGGCTACTCAGGGTAACAGAGAATCTATTTCATCTGAAGTTGTAAACAGTGACCAAATGGGTGGGTCAATTAAAAAAGCGCAAATTGCCCACGTAATTTTATCAATAGGTAAAACCATAGAACAAAAAGAACATAACTTAGCAACCATGACTTTACTTAAGTCAAGAATTGGTCGTGACGGAATTATTTGGCAGAATTGTAAATTTGACAATAGACTGTTAGTCATTGATACTGAGTCTCAAACAACACTCCTTGGTCATAAAGAGGAGAAACAAAAAAACGCTGCTGACAGGGTGAGAGAAGCTTTCACCAAAAGACAGGAAACTTTAAACAGAAATTAATAATTATTATCACCATGACAGAGAAGATTTTGAAAGAAAATCCAGGACGTTTTGTCCTTTTTCCAATCGAACACCACGACATTTGGAAACTTTACAAACAACAAGAAGCATGTTTTTGGACTGCTGAAGAAATTGATTTAGCTCAAGACATTTATGATTGGGAAAACAAACTAAATGAAGATGAACAACATTTTGTTAAAAACGTATTAGCATTTTTCGCCGCTTCGGATGGTATTGTAAATGAAAACATTGCAATGAATTTTGTGAATGCGGTACAATATACGGAAGCTAAAATGTTTTATGGTTTCCAAATCATGATGGAAAATATTCACAGTGAAACTTATTCTTTGTTGATTGATACATATATCAAGGATAAACAAGAACAAGGTAGATTATTTAATGCAATTGACACAATCCCTGCTGTTAAGAAAAAGGCGGAATGGGCGTTAAAGTATATTGAAAAGGGTACCTTCGTTGAAAGACTTATTGCCTTTGCTGCTGTTGAGGGTATTTTCTTTTCTGGCTCATTCTGTTCTATTTTCTGGCTCAAAAAACGTGGTTTAATGCCGGGTTTAACCTTTTCAAATGAGCTTATTTCAAGAGATGAAGGAATGCACTGTGACTTTGCTTGTCATTTGTTTAATCACCATATTGAAAATAAATTAAGTGAGAAGAGAATTAAAGACATTATCTGTGGAGCTTTAGAGATTGAAAAAGAATTTATTTTAGAGGCACTACCTGTTAAACTAATTGGTATGAATTCAGATTTGATGTCTCAATATTTGGAATTTGTGACCGATAGACTATTAATGTCATTAAATTGTTCAAAGGTCTACAATGTTGAAAATCCATTTGATTTCATGCAAAATATTGCTCTTCAAGGTAAGACTAATTTCTTTGAAAAAAGAGTTGCTGAATATCAAAAAGCTGGTGTGAATAATAACGTTTCCATTGAAGATATGGATACATCATTTGAAGATATAGATTTTTAATTAGATTATGAAAGTAAAAAAGAGAGATGGCTCATTGGAAGAAATGAGATATGACAAAATCACCAGAAGAATACAATATTTCTGTGATGATTTGAATTTAGAATACATTGACCCAACATTAGTGACTCTTAAAGTTACTCAAGGGATTTACGATGGTATATCTACAACTGAGTTGGACACATTAGCAGCCGAGACGGCTGCGTCTATGGTAACAACACATTCAGACTATGCTAAATTAGCTGGAAGATTGGCGGTGTCAAATCTACATAAAACGACACCAAAAAAGTTTTCCCAATGTATTAAAGAACTTCACTCATTTATTGAACCAAGAACAGGAAAAGATTCATCTTTAATATCAGATGAGGTTTATCAATTTGTGATTCAAAACAAAGAATCTTTAGATGGTGCGATTGTTCAAGAGAGAGATTTTGATTTTGATTATTTTGGATTTAAAACTCTTGAACGTTCTTACCTTTTGAAAATCGGAAGAAGAATCGTTGAAAGACCTCAATATATGTACATGAGAGTTGCTGTTGGTATTTGTAATGGTGACTTAGAAACTGCTTTGAGAATTTATGACGATTTATCACAACATTTTTACACTCACGCAACTCCAACTTTGTTTAATGCCGGTACTCGTAGACCACAAATGTCTTCTTGTTTCTTAATTGGTAATAAAGGTGATGACATTGATGGTTTGTTTGACACAATTAAAGATGTTGCTAAAATTTCAAAATGGGCTGGTGGTATCGGACTACATGTTCATGATGTTAGAGCCAAGGGTTCATATATTAAAGGAACAGGTGGTGAATCAGACGGACTACTCCCGATGATGAAAACATACAATGAAGTCGCTCGTTGGATTAATCAGGGTGGTAAAAGAAAAGGTTCTTTCGCGATTTATCTTGAGCCATGGCACGCAGATGTTTTTGAATTTATTGATTTGAGAAAAAATCACGGTAAAGAAGAATTAAGGGCTCGTGATTTATTCTTAGCGATGTGGACACCCAATCTTTTTATGAAAAGAGTTGAGGAAGACGGGGAGTGGTCACTATTTTCACCTGATGAAGCTCCTGGTTTGTCAGACGCTTATGATGACCCATTTTCTTTTACTCAAGAATTCACAGAATTGTACGAAAGGTATGAGAAAGAGGGTCGAGCAAGAAAAGTTGTTAAAGCGAGAAAATTAATGGACGCAATTTTAACGGCACAAATTGAGACCGGTACCCCATACATGTTGTACAAGGATGCTGCTAATTACAAATCAAACCAAAAGAACTTAGGTACAATTAAATCATCTAATTTGTGTACCGAGATTATTGAGTACTCAAGCCCAACAGAACAAGCGGTTTGTAATTTAGCGTCAATCGCATTACCAAAATACATCATTAATAAAGAATTTAATCATGAACTACTTTATGATAATGTATATCAAGTTGTGAAAAACCTAAACAACGTTATTGATTTGAATTTTTACCCTACTGAGGAAACAAAACTTTCAAACATGAAACATAGACCAGTTGGTTTAGGTGTACAAGGATTGGCGGATGTGTTTTGTATGTTAAAATTACCTTTTGAAAGTGAGGATTCGGACAAATTACAAGTAGAAATATTTGAAACAATTTATTTCGCGGCTCTCACATCGTCTAAAGACTTGGCTGTTGAAAACGGGGCGTACTCTTCATTTGAAGGTTCTCCGTTATCTAAAGGTCAATTTCAATACGAGTTATGGGGTAAAACAGACAAGGACACAAGTGGAAGATGGGATTGGAAGTCACTAAGAAAAGATGTTGTTAAACATGGTGTAAGAAACTCTCTATTAGTTGCTCCTATGCCAACAGCATCTACCGCACAAATTCTTGGTAATAATGAAGCATTTGAACCATTTACATCTAACCTTTACTCAAGAAGAACATTAGGAGGTGAATTTATTGTAATCAATAAACATCTCGTAAATGAATTACTTGAAAGAGGATTGTGGTCTGACGAATTAAAGAAAAAACTAATCATGGAAAATGGTTCTGTTCAAAACATTCCTGAGGTACCTGTTGATGTGAAAGAAGTTTACAAAACAGTTTGGGAAATGTCTCAAAAAAGAATCTTAACCATGGCGGCAAACAGGTCAATTTACATTGACCAATCACAGTCTTTAAATTTATTTATTGACAACGCAAACAAAACCAAAGTTTTAGCCGCACATCTTTATGGATGGAAACTTGGTTTAAAAACGGGTATGTATTATTTACGAACCAGAGCTGCTGTTGACCCATTAAAGGGTTTAGGAATCGACACCTCAACAGCAAAACCCACAGTTGAAGCTAAAGAAGTACAAAATACTTCATACAACCAAAATAATCAAAAAGAAGAAGAAGTCGTGGAGATGTCAATACCATCAAGACCAACAGATTCTCCTTTTGAATGTGAAGGTTGTGGCTCGTAACTGTAGGTGGCTCCATTGATATTTTATAATTAACCATACATCTACTTTGTTTGATTATACAGGAGCAAAAAAATCAAACAATATATAATCCCAACTTCGGTTGGGATTTTTTTATTTATTAGTATTTGTTCTTTAGTTATATTTATTAGTATGGCGATTACATATGGTATAGATTTTCCATTCAGAATTAGTCCTAAGGGTGATTTTTTGGTTATGACCGAAACCCCTGAGAGAGAGATTCGTGCAAACTTGATTCACTTGTTATTAACAAGAAAGGGTTCAAGATATTATTTACCTGATTTTGGGACTAGATTATATGAATTTATTTTTGAACCAAATGACGCTGTAACATGGGGTCAGATAGAAGATGAAATAAGAACTGCGGTGAAATTATACATACCTAATTTAGAAATAAAATCAATTAGAGTTACACCCGCTGACCAAGACCCTGAAGAATCTATGAGCCCACAAGAAGATGAGGACTCAAGATTGTTTAGAGTTTCTGATTATTCAACCAAACCATATACCGCAAAAGTTCGAATTGACTATGACATAAATAACGAACCTTTTGTTTCGTCCGATTTTATAATTATTAACATATAATATGGCTAAAAAAATATCATACGCCGTCAGAGACTTTGCGAGTTTAAGACAGGAACTAGTTAATCTCACAAGGGAATATTATCCCGATTTGATTAAGAATACAAATGACGCATCAATTTATTCTGTTTTATTGGATTTAAATGCCGCTGTGACAGACAATTTACATTTTCACATTGATAGGGTTTGGCAAGAGACAATGCTAGATTTTGCACAACAAAGACAATCATTGTATCATATTGCCAAAACATATGGTATGAGAATACCAGGTAATAGACCATCGGTTTCTTTGTGTGATTTTACAATACAAGTACCTGTTAGAGGAGATAAAGAAGATGAGCGTTATTTGGGGACTATAAAATCAGGTGCACAAGTATCGGGTGGGGGACAAGTTTTTGAAACCATCGACGATATTGATTTCTCAAATCCCTTCAATAAAAGAGGTGAACCAAACAGATTAAAAATCCCAAATTTTGATGGTAATAATAGACTCATATCATACTCAATTGTAAAAAGAGAAGCTGTTGTAAATGGTGTAACAAGAATATATAGAAAAGTTATAACAGAAGTTGACCAAAAACCTTTCTTAAAAATATTCTTACCTGAACAAAACATATTAGGGGTGAGTGGAGTAATTCATAAAGAGGGAACAAACTTTGTAAATAATCCAACTAACTCTGAATTTTTAAGTTCTGAAAATAAATGGTACGAAGTAAAATCATTAATACAAGATAAAGTATTTGTGCCCGACCCAACATCGGCATCTGATAGTGATAATTTCATATCGGGAACATACGTTCCAGTTACAAATAAATTTATTACAGAATATACTCCCGAAAATTATTTTTCGGTAACATTTGGTTCTGGTAATGTTAATCCATTGGATAATTTGGACAACTATAACCAAGGTACTTTAAGAGTAAGTCTTGGAACGTATTTGAATAACCTATCATTAGGTGCTTTACCGAAATCAAATACAACGTTATTCATAAAATATAGAATTGGAGGAGGTAAGGATAGTAATCTCGGTATTGATATTATTACAAGTGTAGATAATGTTGAATTTTCTATTAATGGACCTAACTCATCAACGAACACTCAAGTACAAAATTCTTTAACCGTAACCAACGTAACACCAGCTGTTGGAGGTGCGGACCAACCCACAATTGAAGAAGTTAGAAACATGATAGCATATAACTTCTCTGCACAAAATAGGGCGGTAACTCTTAATGATTATAAATCTTTAATTGAGACAATGCCATCAACATATGGGGCTCCCGCTAAGGTAAACGTGATGGAAGAAGACAATAAAATAAAAATTAAATTATTGTCATATGATGAGAATGGTAATCTTATTGATACTGTTTCAAACACATTAAAAAACAACATTTTATCTTACTTAGCCGAGTACCGAATGGTTAATGACTTTTTAGAAGTTCAAAGCGGTGAAGTGGTTGATTTCACACTAGAGATTGACGTTGTTATTGATAAAAATGGTAACCAAACAGAGATTGTTAAAACTATTATCGAGGATACTGTTAGTTATTTTTCAATTGAAAAAAGAAAAATGGGTGACCCATTATTTGTTGGTGATTTATATAAAACAATAGGTGAAGTAAATGGAGTGGTAAACGCTGTCGATATAAGAGTTTTCAATAACGTAGGTGGAGAATATTCATCTTCTGAAGTGTTACAATCATATATTGACCCAACCACAAAAGAAATTGCTCAATCCGATATGACTATCTATATGAAATCTAACCAAATATATCAAATAAGATTTCCTCAGAAAGATATAAAAGTTAGAGTAAAAACATTAGGAACGACTACATTCTAATTTAATTTTTATTTATTTTTCTGGAAATCCATAATTTTCTATTTATAGAATAATGCAGAAACACAGAATTTCCACAAATATAGGTAAAGACCAAAAAGTTGTTGTCGAATTAAAAAACGACTTTGACTTATTGGAAATATTATCCCTTAAATTCACACAGACGGAGGTATACTCCTCAATGTGTGCGGACTATGGTGTTGTTTGTGGAAGAATCTTTGTAAACAATGGATTCGGTGTTCCAAATGCTAGAGTTTCTATTTTCATTCCAATATCCGAAGAAGATTCAAACGACCCCGTAATTTCTGAGTTATATCCATTTACCACGGTAGATAGTAAAAATGATGAAGGATATAGATATAATCTTTTACCAAGTCGAAAACAACACGGTGGACACGAACCAACCGGTACATTCCCTGACCAAAAAGATATTTTAACGAGAGAAGAGGTTCTTGAGGTTTATGAAAAATATTACAAATACACTGTAAAAACAAACGATGCTGGTGACTTCATGATTTGGGGTGTTCCTGTAGGGACACAAACAATTCATGTTGATGTAGATTTATCTGATATTGGGTGTTTTTCACTTAGACCTGACGATTTTATTAGACAAGGTTTAGGTGTTGACAAATTCAAAAATACATATTCGTACAAAGCGTCAAATGATTTAGACACTTTACCTCAAATAGTTTCTTTTAATCAAACTATAGAAGTTTATCCTTTTTGGGGTAACGAAGATTTATGTGAAATTGGATTAACCAGAACTGATTTTGATTTATCAAGTAAAGGGGTTAAAGTAGAGCCAAAAGCGTATCTATTAGGTTCAATATATTCGGATAAAGGTAAAAATACAATAAATAAAAATTGTAGACCAAGAGGTGAGATGGGTCGAAAATGTGATTTAACCACATTTGATGCTGTTATTGAAATAATAAGGTTTACACCAAATAAAGACAGTAGTGGTCGACCAATACTTGAGAGATACGAAATACAAGAAGATATCGAGGACGATGGTTCATTTGTGGTCCCATTACCCATGAACATGGATTTTGTGTACACAAATGAATTTGGTGAAAATGAAACAACAAATGACCCTAACAAAGGAATACCAACATCGGCTTGTTATAGATTCAGAATATCAGGTAAAAATGAAACTTTAGGTAGGGTTAGATATGTTGCTAGTTATTTGATACCAAACATTAGGGAGTACAATTCCGACGTTGATGGTTCATATGCGTTTTCATTAAATTGGGACGACTACCCAACTTCAGCCACAAGTTCATCAGTAATATTCAATCAGACTTATGGAAGTTATTATCCTGAGGATTATTTCTATAGATTTACATATAACAAAGTCTACACTGTAACATCTTACATGGGTGGGCATTTTAAAGGTGGTAAAGACAACTTTTTAGGTATAAAAGATATTGCACCAAAAGCGGAAGAAGATTGCGAATCAAGTGTTGTCACCCCACCAATAAATTATGCGTGGAGAAAGTTTAGTTTTGCAATTCTTTTGGCGATTATTATTAATGCGTTCGAAAGAGTCATATATACCGCCTTTGTTGGTGCTGTTCAAATTATCATTGCTCCATTTCAATTAATTTATGAAAAAGTTAGAATTGGTCCTTGGAATATTTTAGGATGGACTTTTTATTGGGCACCTTTTGACGGGTGGGATGAATCAATTATTGAACCATTACAAGCATTGGGAACAGTAAGATTAAGTTTAACAATATATCCCGAATGTGAATCTTGTGATGAAATTCAAGTTTTTACGGAAGATTCGTCGACTGACACCGACCCTTCTAACATATATCAAAAAGTCGCTAGTGGTACCGCGGTTCGAGACAAACTTACTTTTTTGGTTAATTGTACAACATACACTTTACCACCACCAACTACTGGCACAACCACCTATACTTGGAGAGATTGTACTAATAACTCAATTCAATCCCAATCAATACCATTTAGTGGGTCATCAGTTACAGGTGTTTGCGCTAGAGATGGTTCTATGTCCTACGCTGGTGGAGATGGTGTACCCGTGGTAACAGGAACCTGTGATTCCACGGTGACAGATATTTTTATATGTGACTATGACCCAACTGAAAGAGAATATTTTTTAAGTGAATCACCCTCAAGTGGTTTAACATCTTATTATTATACGGGTTACACGTATGGACAATCATTATCAACAATTATAAACAATATAATAGTAAATCCTAATAGAAATTATTACATAAGGGTTACTTCTTATCTAGCTCATTCAGGTGCACAAACGGCCGATATTACAGCATTAAGTGGATTAACAACAGGAAATAGTTATACTTTTCTTTACAGAAACTATACTTGTGGTTCAACAACAGGTGTTTTAGGTAGAGATTTAGCGTCCGCAAATTCGTGGTTACAATGGAACGACCCAACAATCCCAAAAGATTATGTTTGGTCGGGATTCACTTACGAAATATACGATTCAAATTACCCGATAACCGGTTCAACAACAAGCTCGTTTGATTCCACATCTTTACCCGAAGGGTGTTTATCTCAAAATACAATATATGACGATAGTGGTATTGTAAAAATAAGTTACTGTGCAAGCGGTACTACTGCCGATTATAGTGGAACAACGGCAAACCCTGGTACAAATTGTAATAATTTAAACTTAATGGTAGTTGGACAAGCAGCAGCTAATGACTTGTCCAAAAACCCTTGTTCGATAAAATGTGACACGAGAAGTGGTTTTTCTGAATTTAGATTTGGTGTTTACACAGTAATTCCCGCGGCTCATACAGACAATAGAGATGTACAATTTAAATTAATCAGAGAATATGCAAGAAGAAAATTGGTAAATAAAGTTTTCTGCGAAGGTATTGCTAATTATTCCTTTTTTGACAACTGGTTAGCGGGTTCTCTTTATATGTTCCCTTTCAAAGCTAGAGTGAGATGGGACAATGAAGAAACTTTAGATTTGAACGTCAGAGGGACCAATTACTGTCAAAATTTACTATATTATAAAGTTTCAGAAAAAACATCAAATGACGCAGTAAAAAAATTTTATTACAGGTCCACAAAATGGAACGGCTCGATTTTCCAAAAAACGGCATCAGGTTCTGAATTCAGTACCCTAAGACACCCAACAACAATAATGGATTTAGGTCCAAGAGATGAATTTATTAAAGAAATTTGTGTAGACCCAACATTAGACCCAAATTGCTCTATTGTTAGAAGTATAGGTTCAACATCGTATCAAAATTTTAAAGAAATGTTGGGTCTTTACATTAATTACAGACTTGACACAAACGCCAATTATAATTATAAAGATTTTTTCTCTAATAATGGATACACTTCATACTACCCGTTTAACACTAATAAAGAAATATTAAATGGTGACGTTTTACAATTAATATCAATTAACAATGAAGCCGGTATTGAGGAATTTGATTTACAAAATAGATATTATGGTCAATACAGTCCTGTAATTCTTGACCCTGATGATTATGTTCAATTATTTAAATCACAATCCGGAACAACGAATGGACCAATGCCGATAAATTTTGTTTTAGACGATGACGGTTATAGGGTTAGAGTTTGTCTAAATGAACCAGGTAGGTTAACAGAATCGTCACAAATTGTTCCATTTTTTTATTGGGATAAGGACGGACAAGGTTTTGGTGAAGGATATGGACAATCTTGGGATTATGCCACTGTTGTTTCTCAGAGATTACAAGGAATGACGTATAATTATGCGTTTACGGGTGATTCAACATATAATTATGTTTTATTTCCGATGACAAAAACATATTCGGGAGATACATTCACAATCGCAGGTGCTGATGTTAACGATGGTTCGTTTGATGTTGAAGATACAAACGACGTGCATCTAAACTACAACAATCAAGAGGAAGGGTTTACTGTTTTACATATAACATCAGGAACCACTTTATCACCGGATGCAGGTACTTTGTGGATTAGAGTTGGAGAGGTGGGGGGATGGGCTTCAAAACCGTGGAATAATGATGTTGATTTTATATTAAAACCAACACAAGTAAATTATACTGGTAATAAACAAATATTATCAACACCATTCTTATTTTATTTTGGATTAAGACCAGGCGCAACTGCGGTTGATAAATTTATAAAATTATTTGGACCAAAAGGTGCGTTCCCATCTCAAGAATAATGGATAAAAAAAGGATTATATTACCATCTAAAAAATTTTTTGGTTCAATCAATGAAGACCAAACAATTCGTGTTGGGTTAGAGGAAACTGAGAATCTTTTAAGAGAAGGTGACAGAACAATTATTCTAAGTAACGCGGAGCTCTTTAATAAAGAAAGGAACGAAAGTAATAGCTATAAAATTCATGGTAAACTAAAAATGGTTTTTAGAAATCTTTATAGTGGTTCATCTGAATATAATCCATTATTAAAAAGACTGTATTTGGTTGGTGACGGTGGTAATAATGATTTTACAGGTTTCATACCCTACCAAGAATTTGCTTTTTTAAGAAAAGATGTGGTAAGACAAATAAACACTATACAAACTATTTCATCATTAACAACGTACAGTCCCATTTTTGCTTATTCAGGAGAAACTGAACACACCTCAATATCGTCCATACAAGCACCATATCACAATTGGAACATATACCTTTCATATGTTTATGGTCAAGACAGTGCTTATCCGATGAAATATTCATTAAGTGGTGGAACTTATTTTAGTTTTACATCAGGCGATGGAATACCTTTTAGGGTTGAAAGCAATGGTAACACATACAAGTTAACAAGTCCTGTAGAACACGGAATGTTATCGGGTGAATTTATTACACTAAGCGGAGGTAGTTTTAATAACGCGGTAAATGTCACGGGTAAAACATTCACAATTATAAGTGTTGGTGACTCAATATATAATTCTGAAAAATATGTTTTAGAAATATCTAAATCCGAATTACCCTCTGGTTCAACACTTTCAACAGTTGTTTTTGGTAAACGATGTCTTGACAGAAATGACATAACAGGTTCCACATCTAATTATTACGTTCACAAACACAAAACACTAACAGAAAGGGAAGATTATATATTAGACAAAATTGGATTTGAGTCATCTATTTGGGAAAACGAAAGAAAATTACTTTTAGAAAATAGTGCTGGTGTTTCTGATGTTTTGGTTGAAAGGAATATGATGGAATCATTAATTTATGATTTCAAAGAACCATTTGTTCTTACGGGATTAACTAATAATTTAGGTTATTTACCAACTGAAGTTTATGTAAGTACCATTTTGGCCAATAGAAACGGTTATTTTGAATACCCACCTAAAGTTGGTTGGAAATTCAATTTTCATGATACATGGGTTGACGAACATTTTAATGGTACAGGAACTACTGAAACGTCCATATTAACAAGTGGTTTCTCGAGAACGATTAGTGCAACAACCTATAATTTTACAACAGGTGTAGATTTACCTGTTGGTACAGTTTTACATGGTGCCTTTGTTGAATACAATCGTTCAGAATTAAAAGAAAGAATTATAAGTGAATCATATCACAGATTCTCTAATCCTTTATTTGTTTTTGATTATGGACAAACGGGTACAACTGTAACCTTTTCAGGTGGTTCAATGACAAACATGTATGGTCTTTATTATCAACCACACCATAGAGTAAAACTAAGACAATTGTCACCATATATTGAAACTTCAACAACAAATCAAGTATACGGATTACCACAGAATTCAAAATATTTTGAAGACGAGGCGTTATGGAAATGGAGAGATTTATACGACCATGGATTTATTGACCCTGATGGTTTCGGTACCAACTTTCCTTTTATTAATAATATACATTATGTAAAAAGTGATATTGATTTTTATTTACGAAACGAAAATATCTACAGGAATAAACAAGATAAAGTTAAGAACGTAAACAAGTTTAAATGTTAATATGAAAATTCTTGCTAAAAATAATGACCAAACAATTATAATTCCATCAAACCAAATGTTTAAAACAGATTTGGGTTGGACTGATAATGCTGAGCAGATGGAGCAAGAGATTTTATATGAAATCATCAACCCAACTGAAAATTATGAAACTGTAAGATACATACATACCGCATATGACCAAGTTTCACCGGTAACTGATAATACTTTTAACCAAACGGACATATGGTATAATTTTTATTTTTTGAATAGTTTTGGTAATTACTCACAAAATTATGAAGACGTTGGAATAACAATGGAAGAAAATTCTAAAATGTTAAAACAGTCAACAGAAAGTTTTTTCAGATTAGAGTTTTACAAAACTAATAATGACGCATCACCAAATCAAACGAATAGAAGATTGGTTTTTGCAAAGAATTTATCACTCCCTCTTGGTGAAAGAATATATTATACAGGCACACCGTCGGGAGCTACGTTACCTCTAAACGATTTTGTTTATGTCCCTGTTTTCACTGGTTCAAACTACAGAAATACGGAAAATATGTACTTTTTTTGGTTTGCGGATGATTCACCATTTGATGAAACAAATATTACGGGAAATACATTTTATATGACCGCCAAGTACTATAATGCAAAAGACGGAAGTGTTATTGATTTTGTAAATAAATCAAAAAATGTAAATGCAACAACACCGTATGCTGAAGAAGAAGATGTCTACTATAAAGTAATTATAGATAGAACAAATTATTCATACATAGTTTATGCGTATAATGGTTCATTAGGTACAAGAAAAGGAATAGTAACCGCACCAATAAATTTTTATGAAAGAAAACAATAATGGATATTAAATCACCAACAAAATACGAAATACTTAGGAAAAATATTCCTAATGTTAAATTGTATTCAAACGATGGTCCATATTGGTACAATAGTTTGGGTAGTTTAATATCGTGGTCGGAGTCTCAATATCTTGACCCTTTAGATGGTTTTATAGTGTATAACGTCACTGGTGGTACTGTTAGTAATGGATACTACATGTGGACGGGAACCACCATACCAACCAACTCTTACGGAGACGCTGGTTGTGATTTAACTTTAGAACTATATGGTTGGAACAATATTACAAAAGGGGAGGCGTATGGTGAACACATGTTACCGATATTTTTAGAAACACACGTTGACGAAATGGGTGTAATGGTTGGTTTTGATGGGGAACTTGAACAAGTTGAACAAATTTGTAACTTTTCTTATACTCAGACCGGTAACACAGTTCAGGTTTACAATACGGTGGACACGAGTAAAGTTTCTGAAATACATTTTATCGATTTTACTGTCAGTTGGGGAGACGGGACTACAAGTATTCTATCAACAACTGGAATTACCGCAACAAAAACATATTCATCCACCGGCGAAACAACCATATCAATTTCAATCAACACACCATGGAGTCAGTTTGAAACTAAAAAGAAAGTACAAGTACCTTCAAATACCACTGTCTCTAACCCATTAGGGACATTCTCCGGGTTCACAATACCATACACCAACATATCGGGTCAAAGTCAAAATTATCTAAACGATTTAGACTATAATGGAACCAACACAGGTTATACCACATTTACATATGCTGCAATTGGTAAAAGTAAAATTAGCGAATTAAAATTATACGGTTCAAATACATACTCAGGTGTAACTACAGGAGTAACAAATGGTGTGGCTTACAGTGCATACACAATTGATAATTTGTATTATCAAGATTTTGAGGATGGAATCACTACAATTACTGGTACAACATCAGGATTTACAAAAGAAGAAGTCATCAATAAGGTTATTACAAGAAATGAACATTTCTTAGGATTTATTGATGAACCAGTAATCTATTCTGACATTTTTGTTGAAAGAGGAAAACAAGGTGTAATGGAAAAAACATTACGATTATCTGAAATTGACAACACAGGTGAATTATCAATTTATGGAAACGGATATTTTAATATTAGAAAACAATAATTTTCATATTTATTATAAAAAAACATGGCAGTAGGTAGTTACGGTATAATTAGACCATCAGATGTGTCACCCGAAGACGTTGAAATTTATTTTCATTACGTTGCGGATAGAAATAGCACTTCGACTGTTACTCTTAAGAAATTAAGTTCAGCTGAAGTATTAACCCCTGTTTATCATAATTCGAACACCACGGATGATACTTCAGCACCTAATGTTGAAATCTTAGGTGGATTGTACAACTTAAAATTAACCGCATCCGATTTTGCGGATTTAGGTGTATACACACTCCATATAAGACCAAAACAAATAAGAACTTCAATTACTGATTGTGGAATTTTAGCGTCTCTACCTTCAGTTAGAGGATTGGTCATTGACTTATCCAATGTTCCTGCTGATGATAGAAATAAATTTACACCACAAGGACTTGTTGGATATAGAATTGAGTACATTAATTCATCTGACAATAAAAAAATTCCAAATTTTTATAGAATCGTAACATCTTCGTTCTACTGTACACCAATTGTTTCAAATTTAACAAGTACATCACAAAAAGCTATCAGATATCAGTATAGTGAACAGGCAACCAATTTGATGTTTTTAACAGTAACACCATCTTCAGCACCAACAAATAAACCAAATACGGTTCCATTTATTGGTGTACCATCACAAAAAATCATATTAACAAACACATATTTAAATCCCACCACAATTGAGGTAGAAATGGTTGAACATGATGCTTCAACATTGGCACATGCTCTTTATGGTAATCAAAGTAAAGCGGTTTCACAAGGTATCTATACCATCTATGACAATAATAATAACATCTATAGACAATACAATCTTTACGAAGTTAAAGACGAATTTAATGAAACATTATATGAGATTCGTGAAGAAAGAAATGACGTAGACGAAACCTTAAACTTTGATACTATAACAGAATAATGGCAAGGAGAAAAGTACCGAGTCAAGCGTCAAGCGGAGCGGAAACATTTAATGATTTCTTAGTTGGTAGACAGATAACTGATGGTTCATCTGCACTAACCAACACCGTATTTGCGCTTGATAAGTCTATCCCTGACAAAGATTCTAAAAATTTTACGAGTAACCCATTCTCTCAATTTTTAACATTAGATACGTTAAAAGAGGTTGAGGGTATTCAAACAACATCAGCAACACCAAGAAAAAAGAGAACTGACGAAGTAAGGTTTAAGGGCAACAAAAAATATGCCGATAAATCTTTATTTGGTTCGTTAACAAGTAGAATTTTAGTTTCATTAACTAGAATTATAAACAAGTTTCCGGGTGGAATTTCAATCTTATCGGACAGTCCTATAGGTGTTTCTAATTACAGTGCTAGTGGAATAACATATAACGATAGCACCAATACCACAACTTTTTACATCGAAAGAAGTAAAATATTCAATCCTTTTGATTTAGTTTTTGTTGAGCCTAATTCAGTAGTTAAACCAGAAACTGAAAACGAATTAAGAAATTTTTATTCGTCTTATACAAAATATGTTGTTGTTACAAATAACACACCATATCCAATTTTAGAATACAGCGAACCGAATACAAACAATAGAATTTACTTAAAGGTATATGGACAACCATTTACTGGTTCAACATATTCAGAAAATTTATTGATAAGACCAAACGATGGTTTAGTTGAAGAATTTTTCGAAGGGTTAGACGATTTAGAGGAATCACTTTTAAATAGAGAAACAAATCCAATTTATACTTCATCATTTAAAGTACCGAGAGATGTTCAAGACAATTCAAAAACATCTTTGGTTGATGTTGTAATAACTTGGCCAATATCTAATGATGGTTATAACATACAAATAACCGGTTTTGATTACGATTTATATGTTGGTAAATTAAAAGATATTGCTGATGAGATAGATGTGTATAAATCTAATCTAATGGTTAGATTTTTAGCCGCACCACAGTTATTTGAATTTGACACCGAAGATAAAAGAGCTGAAAGTGTATTTCAATTATATGGTCAAAGCTTTGATAGTGTAAAGAAATACATAGACAACATAGCTTATATGAGAAACGTAAGTTATGATGGAATTAATAATTTACCTGATGTACTTTTAAAAAACTTAGCAGAAAATTTAGGTTTATCAACATTAAATTTATTCGATGAAAATAGTCTAAATGATGTTTTATATTCAAGATTACAATCAAATTATGACGGAGTATCAACCGGTACGAATTTAATTGAAGCTGAGTATGAGTTTTATCGAAGATTACTTATAAATCTTGCTCACATTTATAAATCAAAAGGAACAAAATCCTCTATTGATTTCTTTTTAAAATTTTTGGGGGCACCCGAGCCTTTGATTAGGATTGATGAATACATTTATAAAGTAACGTCAATTCCATCTAGTTTTAATTTACAACAAGACATATACGATGCGATTCAAGGTAACAAAAGATATTCTTACGCCACCTTTGATAGTACAGGTTTCACATATTCTAAAGTTTACTACTCAGCGTCAACAACATTTGACAGAGAGGGTTACCCTGTAGACGAAAAAACTGGACTACCAAGAAGAGCATATAACGAAACTGAAAACATATTCTTTGGTAAAGGTTCAGGATGGTACGATATTACATTATCACACCGTACTCCACTCGTTTTAGACAGTAGTAACTCAATACTAACGGGTAACACCAAAACAATTAAAACAAAGAATAAAAACTACACATACGGAGAAGAATACTTTGATTTATATAGAACATTACCAGGTTTAGATACCGGTTATGAATTGGTTTCCGCGGTCGATAATAAAGACGGAAAACCAATTGAGGATGATTATTTATTAATTTTAAATAGAAAAAACATTGGAATTTATATCTCACCATCACGAGGTATAGATTATGATATCTTTAGACAAAGTAGAGAATTATTAATAAGTTTTGGTACAAATACTTTATTACCCCAAACAGGTAAAACTTTTGCTGAATTTTTAGACACCTTTATTCATGGACTTGTAACAAATTCTAACAAAATTCGTTACAAAAAAAATTATATTCAATTAGAAGATGTCTATAGAGATTATATATCACAAACAACAGGTTTTACACCATATAATCAAATAAATGTTATTGAATTTGTTAATAAATTATCACCTTATTGGCCACAATTAGTTGAACAATTAGTACCATCAACCACTCAATGGACCGGCGGTAATTTAATAGAAAATAACGTGTTTGGTAGACCAAAATATCAATATAGATATGATTGTCAACCATTAGAATTTATTGAGGAACTATACCCTGATTTTGAAAATGTAATTGAGGAAGATTTAGAAAATATTTTAGGTGAAGAAAATAATTTTAGAGGTTTAATAAACCTTACAGGTGTTACTTACTATCCTGTAATTGAAATTGATGGAACAGTTTATGGTGGGGCCGACTACACGGGTCTAACATCCTCTATGTATGTGATTGTTAGTGGAACAAGTAACACTTCAAACAGTGCAAAATTATTTGATGCACAACCATTTACAGGATGTACAAGTGGGGTCACCAGTGGTGATACGGTAAATCTTTCCTTAATATGTGATTATAAAGATTATCTTGAACCTGATGTTACTAAAATTAAAGAACTATGGTTATCGGCGTTATCTGTATTGATTGATGACGTAACTATTACAAGAAATAGTGCAGGGTATGAACCCTATTCTGCTTTCACGGGAACCACAGGCCAAACATATTTTTCAGAAACAATACCATTAATAAAATACACAACATACACTGATGAAAATGGTGTTGAAAAAGTTAAGTTTTCATCCGTAAAATTAGGTCCAAACGAATGTTCAGTGGTCGACTATTTTGATTATCGATTTGATGCCGATTACAAAATCACAAAAAATACAAATGGAATCAGTGTTAAAGTTTATACTGATAATACCGTTTATTGCGACTCAAACAGTGGATGTACATTAGTGAGTGATGTGTTTTTTGAAGTAATTGGATACAAAACAGGTATCCAACAAGGTTCAACATGGCCATTTAACATTTATGCTAATTGTGTAAGTGGAACAAATGAAAATGCGGATGTTTACATTCAAAAAGTTAGTGATTGTGTATATAAATTAACTGGTTTTTCAGAAAATGATGTAATAGATTTTAATATTGTAGATGCAGCAAATAAAGAAGTAAAATTCAAAATTGAAGGTCTACAACCCAAAATTGAACATGACCCATGTCCAACACCATCAGGAAAAAGTCACGTAGAATTATTTAGTATTGTTGGTTACCAAGGAACAATATCATCCCCAATTTCAGTTGTTTCAGGTGCAACATATTGTGACAATTACACAGGTTACACAATACAACCAAAAGTTGAATACAAATCAAACTTTAACTATGGTTTAAAATGTGACTCTATAGTTTTAGTAGTTGATAGCGGATTAACCATTGACAACCAAACTACAGATGACAATATTGAAAGTTATATTAGTGGTGGTACGATAAGTGGTAAAAGTGTTTGTGATTTAAATGTTGGGGAATATGTTTTATCTGCATCTTACAAACAATGTACAGAATATAGTCACCAACAAATTGTGAATGGACCTGTATCAGGGTATTCATTTACGTACAACTATCAAAAACTTGAAATTACAGACATTGAATGTTTAGCATCAATCAAGAAAAGTATCATTACAGGATTAACCCAAAATAATACTTATGAAGTTTTTGAAGTTTTACCAACAACACAACTAAGAGTTTATACAAATAGAATCATTGAAAATTTTGGAACACCTACAAATAGTGTTTACTTTTTTGACGATAGGTTCCCAGAGGAATTACAAAAAAAACCAACAGATTTTATTGAACCTTGTTGTGACCATCCGAAAGAATTATATAACCATGGGGATTATTTAATAAACAAATATGGTAAAACCATAGAAGTAATTGATGTCGACTTAAATTATTGCGATACAGGATTATACTTCAATCTAAATTTTGAATTAGACAATACACCACTAACTGATGAATTTGTTGTTGTTTTCAATGGAAATAACAGCGACCAAATTCTGATGAAACACAAATACGATAAACATCCAAATATTGGATTCAACCTCGGTCAATATTATATCGATGCCAACCATTGTCCTACAGAACCAACTAATGAGGAATTAAGTAGTTCCATTTTTGATTGTCCATGATAAAAACTGTAAAAATAGACGTTGACAATACCCGAATAAATGAGTATATTTTTATAATAAAAATAGATATAGATAAGACTGTAGATTTAAATGGCATTAATAAAAATAAACACAGGTAATTTTGATGGTGAAATTGGTGTTATCACATTTTATCCTTGTACTGGCGGTACCTTGAATTTAGGTACTGTCGTGATGCCATATTATTACGACACAAACTACTACTTAGGTACTTACTCAGTTTATTTTCCGTCACTTGATAAAACTTGTGTGGCTGAGATTCCTTGCCCTACACCTTCACCTACACCTTCACCAACACTTACACCATCATTAACACCAACACCAACAACCTTTACTTCAAATACCCCAACCCCAACAGTTACCAAAACCCCTACTGTTACACCTACGGTTACAAAAACACCTACTGTTACCCCAACCAATACTATCACTCCAACAAATACTCCTACGAATACCGTAACTCCGACTAATACTCCAACAAACGAGCCTACAGTTACCCCAACTGAAACTCCTACAGTTACTCCAACTAACACAGTAACTCCAACCAATACCCCAACAAATACCCCAACGGTTACCCCAACTGAAACTCCTACAGTTACCCCAACTAACACAGTAACTCCAACCGAATCACCAGCCAACACACCTACTGTAACTCCTACGAATACAGTTACACCAACCGAGACACCAACTGTTACTCCGACCGAAACTCCAACTGTAACCCCAACAAATACGGTAACCCCAACCAATACACCAACTGAAACACCTACCAACACCCCAACAAATACAGTTACCCCTACCGAAACTCCAACTGTAACTCCAACAAATACGGTAACCCCTACCGAAACACCTACCAATACACCAACTCATACAGTAACCCCTACCGAAACACCAACCAATACCCCAACTAATACACCGACTGAAACACCCACTAACACCCCAACAAATACTGTTACCCCAACTAATACACCAACCGAAACACCAACCGAAACACCAACCAATACCCCAACCAACACCGTAACTCCAACTGTTACCCCAACTGTTACCCCAACTGTAACTCCAACCAATACTGTTACCCCAACTAATACACCAACCGAAACACCAACCGAAACACCAACCAATACTCCAACCAACACCGTAACCCTAACCGTTACCCCTACCGAAACACCAACCAACACCCCAACTAATACTCCGACTAACACAGTAACACCAACACTGAGTCCAACCGTTACCCCTACCGAAACACCTACCAATACCCCAACCAACACCATAACACCAACTAACACTCCGACTAATACCTCAACTGTAACTCCAACCAATACTGTAACTCCAACCAATACACCCACTGTAACACAAACTGAAACACCTACCCTAACACCAACAAATACTGCAACCGTTACACCAACTCAAACCCCAACCAATACTCCTACCAATACTGTTACACCAACGGTTACCCCAACTAACACTCCAACTGTAACTCCAACAAATACGGTAGCTCCAACTAATACACCTACAAATACACCAACCGAAACACCAACAAATACCCCCACCAACACACCAACAAATACTCCCACAGAAACACCAACACTTACACCAACCAACACCGTAACCCCTACCAATACAGTCACACCAACCAATACTGTTACAGTGACTCCAACAGAAACTGTGACACCAACTAATACACCTACAAACACCCCAACTAATACACCAACAAATACGGTTACACCTACGAATACTCCAACCAACACAGTAACTCCAACAAATACTCCAACTAACACTCCAACATTAAGTCCTACCAATACCGTAACTCCTACCAACACCCCAACAAACACACCGACGAATACAGTAACTCCAACTCAGACACCTACAAATACTCCTACAAATACCGTTACACCAACCAATACCCCAACCAATACCCCAACCAACACCGTAACTCCAACAAACACTCCTACCAACACTCCTACAAACACTCCCACAAATACCGTAACTCCAACCAACACCGTAACTCCGACTAATACACCTACAAACACACCAACGAATACTGTGACTCCTACATTGAGTCCTACGGTAACACCAACTAACACCGTAACACCAACCAATACTCCAACCAATACACCTACCAATACTGTGACTCCTACATTGAGTCCTACGGTAACACCAACTAACACCGTAACACCAACCAATACTCCAACTAACACGCCGACCAACACTCCTACTAACACTGTAACACCAACATTGAGTCCAACAGTGACTCCAACCAATACAGTTACCCCCACAAACACCCCGACAAATACTGTAACTCCAACCAATACTGTAACTCCAACAAATACACCAAGTGTAACTGTGACGGTTTCACCAACACCAGCACCTTCTTGTGACATTGATTATACAATGTTACCCTCACCAACTCCAACGAGCACCCCAACACCCACCAATACTCCAACGGTAACACCAACCAACACTGTAACACCATCCGTTACATTAACCAATACTCCCACAAACACACCAACCAATACAGTAACTCCTACTAACACCCCAACTAATACACCAACAAAAACTGTTACACCAACTTTAACTCCAACAAATACTCCAACTAATACTGTAACACCAACCAATACACCAACAAACACTCCTACCAATACAGTTACTCCTACATTGAGTCCAACAGTTACTCCTACCAATACTGTTACCCCAACCAATACTCCTACCAATACCCCAACCAATACAGTTACACCTACATTGACTCCAACAGCGACCCCAACCAACACCGTAACCCCTACAAATACCCCAACATTAAGCCCCACCAATACTCCAACCAACACCGTAACCCCTACAAATACTGTAACACCAACGAATACCCCAACCAACACTCCGACAAACACCCCAACAAACACTGTAACACCAACCAACACTCCAACAAACACTGTAACACCGACCAATACTCCAACAAATACCCCTACTAATACTGCTACTCCTACAAATACACCAACTAATACTCCTACCAATACGGTAACCCCTACAAATACACCAACTAACACTCCTACCAATACGGTATCCCCAACACTGACACCTACTAACACCCCTACGAACACCGTAACACCAACAAACACACCAACTAACACACCAACTAATACTGTAACACCAACTAACACTCCTACCAACACCCCAACCAACACAGTTACTCCTACCAATACGCCAACTAATACTCCTACCAATACGGTAACGCCAACATTGAGTCCAACAGTGACTCCAACCAATACCGTTACACCAACTCAAACCCCTACAAATACCCCAACTAACACCGTAACACCAACCAATACACCTACGAATACCCCCACTAATACTCCAACAAATACCGTAACCCCAACAAACACGCCTACGAATACACCAACAGTAACCCCTACCAATACCGTAACCCCAACAAATACACCGACGGTAACTCCGACCAATACAGTCACACCAACTAATACACCAACCAACACTCCTACCAATACGGCTACCAATACAGTTACTCCTACCAATACACCCACAAATACACCAACAAATACGGTTACACCAACTAACACTCCTACTAATACTCCAACAAATACCGTAACACCGACACTGACACCTACAAATACCCCGACAAACACTCCAACCAATACAGTTACTCCAACCAATACTGTAACTCCTACCAACACCCCTACCAACACCCCAACAAATACTCCAACAAATACAGTCACCCCAACTAATACTCCAACCAATACTGTCACCCCTACCAATACTCCTACAAACACCCCCACCAATACTGTCACCCCTACCAATACTCCTACCAATACTCCTACAAATACAGTAACTCCAACTAACACCCCAACAAATACTCCAACAAATACAGTCACCCCAACCAATACTCCTACCAATACGCCCACCAATACTGTCACCCCTACCAATACTCCTACCAATACTTCTACAAATACAGTAACTCCAACTAATACTCCTACCAATACGCCTACTAATACTGTAACTCCAACCAACACCCCAACTGTAACTCCTACCAATACTGTTACACCAACAAACACTCCTACTAACACACCAACCAATACTGTTACACCAACAAACACTCCTACTAACACACCAACCAATACGGTAACTCCTACCAACACCCCAACTAACACACCAACCAATACGGTAACTCCTACCAACACCCCAACTAACACCCCAACAAATACTGTTACACCAACAAATACTCCCACCAATACCCCAACAAACACGGTGACTCCAACAAACACTCCTACTAACACCCCAACAAATACAGTAACACCAACATTGAGTCCTACAGTAACTCCTACGAACACAGTAACTCCTACAAATACTCCCACAAACACTCCGACCAACACCGTTACACCAACAAATACCCCAACCAATACCCCGACAAATACAGTAACCCCAACTAACACACCTACCAACACTCCAACTAATACAGTAACTCCCACATTAAGTCCAACTGTGACTCCTACTAATACTGTGACTCCTACAAACACTCCTACCAACACACCAACAAATACAGTTACACCTACATTGAGTCCAACAGTGACTCCAACCAGCACCGTAACCCCAACTAATACGCCAACATTAAGTCCTACCAATACTCCAACCAACACTGTTACTCCTACAAATACCGTTACACCAACCAATACACCTACCAATACCCCAACAAACACCGTAACCCCAACACTAACCCCAACTAACACTCCAACCAATACTCCTACAAATACGGTATCTCCAACCAACACCGTAACCCCAACAAATACACCAACTAACACTCCAACCAATACTCCCACCAACACTGTTACTCCAACCAACACCCCGACCAACACTCCGACTAATACAGTAACTCCTACCAATACCCCAACAAATACCCCAACAAATACAGTTACACCTACATTGAGTCCAACGGTGACTCCTACTAATACTGTAACTCCTACCAACACTCCGACCAACACACCAACCAATACTGTTACACCTACATTGAGTCCAACGGTGACTCCTACTAATACTGTTACACCCACTAACACGCCAACTAACACTCCTACTAACACTGTAACACCAACTCAGACTCCCACGAACACGCCTACAAATACAGTAACACCTACTAACACACCTACTAATACACCAACAAATACGGTAACACCAACCAACACCCCTACGAACACGCCGACTAACACCCCAACCAATACAGTCACACCAACTAATACCGTAACTCCAACAAATACGCCAACCAATACTCCTACCAATACGCCAACCAATACCGTAACACCAACTCAGACACCGACAAATACCCCAACAAAAACTGTTACACCAACATTGAGTCCGACTGTGACACCAACAAATACTGTTACTCCAACCAATACCCCCACCAATACTCCAACTAACACAGTAACCCCAACCAATACTCCAACTGTAACACCTACGAATACTGTTACACCTACAAATACACCGACGAATACACCAACCAATACGGTAACTCCAACCAACACCCCAACCAATACCCCAACTAGTACTGTTACACCAACATTAAGCCCGACACTAACACCAACCAATACAGTAACTCCAACATTGAGTCCGACTGTAACTCCAACAAGAACGGTTACACCTACTTTAACACCAACCAATACACCGACAAATACGGTAACCCCTACAAATACTCCCACCAACACCCCAACAAACACTCCAACCAATACAGTCACCCCAACAAACACCGTAACACCAACCAACACCCCCACAAACACTCCAACCAATACTCCAACAAACACCGTAACACCAACCAACACACCAACCAAGACTGTAACTCCAACCAATACCCCAACCAATACTCCAACTAATACAGTAACCCCAACTAATACACCAACCAATACTCCAACGAACACCGTAACTCCAACCAACACCCCAACCAACACTGTAACTCCAACAAATACACCTACAGTTACCCCGACTAACACAGTAACACCTACACTGAGTCCGACTGTAACCCCTACGAATACAGTTACACCAACTCAGACACCTACAAATACTCCAACTAACACCGTAACTCCTACCAACACACCAACTAACACACCAACTAACACTGTTACACCCACAAATACACCAACCAATACAGTTACTCCTACCAATACACCTACTAACACTCCAACTAACACAGTAACCCCTACCAATACCCCTACGAACACTCCTACTAATACAGTAACTCCTACAAACACCGTAACACCAACCAACACACCAACCAATACTCCAACCAACACTGTCACCCCTACATTGAGTCCTACGGTAACTCCTACGAACACAGTTACCCCTACTAACACACCGACTAAGACCGTGACTCCCACATTGAGTCCGACTGTGACTCCTACAAATACTGTTACACCAACTCAAACCCCTACGAATACACCAACTAATACAGTTACACCAACTAATACACCTACAAACACCCCAACAAATACAGTTACACCTACAAATACCCCAACTAACACTCCAACCAATACAGTAACCCCTACACTGAGTCCAACCGTAACACCAACTAATACTGTCACACCCACGAATACACCAACCAATACCCCTACGAATACTGTAACCCCTACCAACACCCCTACTAATACTCCTACAAATACGGTTACACCAACTAACACTCCAACAAGAACGGTTACACCTACTTTAACACCAACCAATACACCGACAAATACGGTAACCCCTACAAATACTCCCACCAATACCCCAACAAACACGGTGACTCCTACATTAACACCAACTGTAACTCCTACAAATACCGTAACACCAACCAATACTCCTACAAATACTCCTACTAACACAGTAACACCTACCAATACCCCTACAAACACACCAACAAACACTGTAACTCCAACTAACACCCCTACTAATACTCCGACGAATACGGTAACTCCAACCAATACCCCAACAAACACACCTACCAACACCGTAACACCTACAAATACTCCTACTAAAACTGTGACTCCCACATTGAGTCCAACAGTTACACCTACCAACACCGTAACACCTACAAATACTCCCACAAATACCCCTACTAACACAGTAACACCAACAAATACACCAACCAACACTCCAACTAATACCGTTACCCCAACTAACACACCTACAAATACACCAACAAATACTGTGACTCCTACATTGAGTCCAACAGTTACACCTACCAACACCGTAACACCTACAAATACCCCTACCAACACCCCAACAAATACAGTAACACCTACATTGAGTCCGACTGTGACTCCAACTAACACCGTTACGCCAACTAACACACCTACCAACACTCCAACTAACACCGTAACCCCTACCAGCACCCCCACAAGAACCGTTACACCTACATTAACTCCAACCAATACCCCTACTAATACCGTAACCCCAACAAATACCCCAACCAATACCCCTACTAATACCGTAACCCCAACAAATACCCCAACAAACACTCCAACTAATACCGTAACCCCAACAAATACCCCAACAAACACTCCAACTAATACCGTAACCCCTACCAACACCCCCACAAGAACCGTTACACCTACATTAACTCCAACCAACACACCAACTAATACTGTAACCCCAACCAACACTCCTACAAACACTCCAACGAATACAGTTACACCAACCAATACACCAACTAACACCCCAACCAACACTGTAACTCCAACATTGAGCCCTACAGTGACTCCCACTAATACAGTTACACCAACTAACACACCAACCAATACCCCAACCAACACCGTAACTCCAACAAACACCCCTACTAAAACTGTAACTCCCACATTGAGCCCTACGGTAACCCCAACAAACACTGTTACTCCAACCAACACCCCAACTAATACTCCAACTAATACTGTTACTCCAACCAACACCCCAACCAACACCCCAACTAATACTGTTACACCGACCAACACACCAACGAATACTATAACTCCTACTAATACTCCTACCAAAACTGTTACACCAACTCTAACCCCAACGAATACACCGACCAATACTCCTACAAACACAGTAACCCCAACCAATACCGTAACACCAACTAACACTCCAACCAACACTGTAACTCCAACTAATACACCAACCAACACCCCAACTAATACTCCGACAAACACTGTTACGCCAACCAATACACCAACAAAAACTGTCACACCAACTTTAACCCCAACCAACACCGTAACACCAACCAATACCCCGACTAATACACCTACAAATACTGTTACTCCAACTAATACACCTACAAACACTCCAACCAACACCGTAACCCCAACCAATACACCAACTAATACGGTGACTCCCACATTGAGTCCTACGGTAACTCCTACAAATACTGTAACCCCTACTAATACTCCTACCAAAACTGTTACACCAACTCTAACCCCAACGAATACTCCTACCAATACTGTAACCCCTACCAATACTCCTACCAATACTGTAACCCCTACCAATACTCCTACCAATACTCCAACAAATACTGTTACCCCAACTCAGACACCTACTAACACTCCAACGAATACAGTCACACCAACCAACACACCAACTAATACTGTAACTCCTACATTGAGTCCTACGGTAACTCCGACCAATACGGTAACCCCAACAAACACACCAACTAACACACCAACTAATACTGTAACGCCAACTAATACACCAACAAAAACTGTTACACCAACTTTAACTCCAACCAATACCCCAACTAATACTGTAACACCTACCAATACACCAACAAACACTGTTACGCCAACTTTAACTCCAACCAATACCCCGACCAATACCCCAACAAATACCGTTACTCCAACCAACACAGTTACCCCGACCAATACCCCAACTAAGACAGTCACCCCAACTCAGACTCCCACCAATACTCCAACCAATACCCCCACAAACACTGTAACTCCAACAAACACTGTTACGCCAACAAATACTCCAACTAATACGGTAACACCGACTAACACTGTAACGCCGACCAATACCGTAACCCCCACTAACACTGTAACTCCAACGAATACAGTTACACCGACCAATACTCCAACAAGAACTGTTACGCCTACCTTAACCCCTACAAATACTCCAACAAATACGGTAACTCCGACCAACACACCAACTAACACACCAACTAACACAGTTACCCCGACTAACACCCCAACCAATACGGTAACCCCTACTAACACACCTACTAATACACCAACCAAGACTGTTACTCCTACATTAACTCCTACCGTTACTCCAACGAATACAGTTACACCGACCAATACCCCGACTAATACTAATACCCCTACTAATACACCTACAAACACTCCTACTAACACAGTAACCCCAACCAATACACCAACAAAAACTGTCACACCAACTTTAACCCCAACAAATACACCGACCAACACACCAACTAATACAGTGACTCCAACCAATACTGTTACCCCAACAAACACTCCAACCAAGACTGTTACTCCTACATTAACACCAACCAACACTCCGACCAATACGGTAACCCCTACAAATACCCCAACTAACACCCCAACAAACACTGTTACGCCAACTAATACACCAACCAAGACTGTTACTCCTACATTAACTCCAACCAATACCCCTACTAATACCGTAACCCCAACAAATACCCCAACAAACACTCCAACCAATACTGTAACACCAACGAATACTGTTACCCCAACATTGAGTCCTACTAATACCCCAACTAATACTGTAACACCCACCAACACACCCACCAACACACCAACAAATACTGTTACACCAACCAATACACCAACAAAAACCGTAACACCTACATTAACACCAACAAACACTCCTACAAACACCCCAACAAATACCGTTACTCCAACCAACACCGTAACCCCAACTAACACACCAACTAATACGGTGACTCCCACCAATACCGTTACACCTACAAACACTGTTACACCTACTAATACTGTTACACCTACTAATACTGTAACACCAACTAATACACCAACCAAGACTGTAACACCTACATTAACTCCAACCAATACTCCAACAAACACCGTAACACCAACTCAGACACCGACTAATACTCCTACAAATACCGTAACTCCTACCAATACACCAACAAAAACTGTCACACCAACTTTAACTCCAACAAATACCCCAACCAATACTGTTACACCAACTCAAACCCCTACGAATACACCAACTAATACAGTTACACCAACTAACACAGTCACCCCGACCAACACACCTACCAATACCCCAACCAATACTGTTACACCTACCTTAACTCCTACAAATACTCCTACAAATACAGTAACCCCAACCAATACACCAACAAAAACCGTAACACCTACATTAACACCAACAAACACTCCTACAAACACTCCCACGAATTCCGTTACTCCTACTAATACTGTTACCCCCACTAACACCCCAACTAACACAGTAACGCCGACTAATACTGTTACTCCAACCAATACCGTAACTCCTACAAATACGGTAACCCCAACCAATACTGTAACGCCAACTAATACCCCAACCAAGACAGTTACACCAACTCAGACACCTACTAATACACCAACCAACACTGTAACACCAACTAACACACCTACCAACACTCCAACTAACACCGTAACTCCTACTAATACACCAACAAAAACTGTTACACCAACTCTAACACCAACAAATACCCCTACGAACACTGTAACTCCAACCAATACACCAACAAAAACTGTTACACCAACTTTAACTCCGACCAACACGGTAACCCCAACCAATACTCCTACTAATACTCCTACTAATACAGTAACCCCCACCAATACTCCGACCAATACGGTGACTCCCACATTGAGTCCTACAGTTACCCCTACGAACACCGTTACACCAACAAATACCCCAACCAAGACTGTAACTCCTACATTAACTCCTACAAATACCCCTACTAATACTGTAACCCCTACCAATACTCCAACTAATACACCTACTAAAACTGTCACCCCTACAGTTACTCCTACTAATACAGTTACCCCAACCAACACTCCCACAAACACTCCTACAAACACTGTAACCCCTACATTGAGTCCTACAGTTACCCCTACGAACACCGTTACACCAACAAATACCCCAACCAATACTCCGACAAATACAGTTACACCGACCAATACGCCCACAAATACTCCTACTAATACTGTTACACCCACTAACACCCCAACAAATACTCCAACAAATACAGTTACACCGACCAATACACCCACAAATACACCAACAAATACAGTTACACCGACCAACACACCAACAAAAACTGTAACACCAACTTTAACTCCAACCAATACACCCACAAATACACCAACAAATACGGTTACACCAACAAATACAGTAACCCCAACTAATACACCGACTAAGACAGTCACCCCAACCAATACCCCAACAAATACTCCAACCAACACACCAACTAACACGGTTACCCCAACCAATACTGTTACACCAACAAACACACCCACTAATACACCAACCAAGACTGTAACTCCTACATTGAGTCCTACAGTTACTCCTACTAATACAGTAACACCCACCAACACACCAACTAACACGGTTACCCCAACCAATACACCAACCAAGACTGTTACACCTACATTAACACCTACTAATACTCCGACCAATACTGTAACCCCTACATTGAGTCCTACAGTTACCCCTACGAACACCGTTACACCAACAAATACTCCTACAAACACCCCAACCAAGACTGTTACACCTACATTAACACCTACTAATACTGTTACACCTACATTAACACCAACCAATACTCCAACGAACACTCCTACCAATACTCCTACAAACACGGTAACACCAACAAACACTGTTACACCAACAAATACTCCTACAAACACTCCGACCAAGACTGTTACACCTACATTAACACCTACTAATACTCCTACGAATACTGTTACCCCAACAAATACTCCAACAAGAACTGTTACTCCTACATTAACACCGACCAATACTCCTACGAATACTGTTACCCCAACAAATACTCCAACAAATACACCTACTAATACAGTTACACCAACTAACACACCTACTAATACAGTTACACCAACCAACACCCCAACCAAGACTGTTACACCTACCTTAACTCCTACAAACACCCCAACCAATACTCCAACAAACACTGTTACGCCTACTAATACCCCGACTAATACGGTAACTCCTACAAATACCCCAACCAATACCCCAACAAATACCGTTACTCCAACTAATACACCAACAAAAACTGTTACACCAACTCTAACCCCAACAAATACTCCAACCAACACACCAACTAATACGGTTACCCCAACAAATACTGTTACCCCCACAAATACTCCAACCAAGACTGTCACCCCTACCAATACTCCTACAAACACCCCAACCAATACGGTAACTCCTACAAATACCCCAACCAATACTCCAACAAACACTGTTACGCCTACTAATACTCCGACTAATACAGTTACACCAACTCAGACACCTACTAATACACCAACAAAGACAGTTACACCAACTTTAACACCGACCAATACAGTTACACCTACATTGAGTCCTACAAATACTCCTACCAATACAGTAACACCAACAAATACACCAACTAACACCCCAACAAATACCGTTACACCAACGAATACACCAACTAACACTCCGACTAACACTGTAACCCCAACTAATACCGTAACCCCAACAAGAACACCAGCAGCTACTGTTAGTCCAACAAATACTCCAACAAATACTCCTACGAATACTGTTACACCAACCAATACACCTACCAATACACCTACTAATACTGTTACACCAACCAACACACCAACTAAAACGGTTACACCTACGTTCACACCAACCAATACAGTAACTCCGACTAACACACCCACAAACACCCCAACCAATACCGTTACACCAACCAATACACCTACTAATACTCCAACCAATACTGTTACACCAACAAATACTCCTACTAATACTGTTACACCAACAAGAACACCAGCAGCTACTGTTAGTCCAACAAATACTCCAACAAATACTCCTACGAATACTGTTACACCAACCAATACACCTACCAATACACCTACTAATACTGTTACACCTACTAACACTCCAACCAAAACTGTAACACCAACCAATACTCCTACTAATACTGTTACACCCACAAACACCCCAACAAACACTCCAACAAATACAGTCACACCAACTAATACACCTACAAATACACCTACTAACACAGTCACACCCACCAACACACCGACCAATACAGTGACTCCAACAAGAACTCCGGCCGCCACTGTTAGTCCTACCCTTACACCCACAAACACCCCAACCAATACCGTTACACCAACCAATACACCAACAAGAACCGTCACACCAACTTTTACACCTACTAACACTCCAACGAATACAGTCACACCAACAAATACTCCAACCAATACGCCGACTAATACTGTTACACCAACCAATACCCCAACCAATACTGTTACTCCAACAAGAACTCCGGCAGCCACTGTTAGTCCTACCCTTACACCAACCAATACCCCAACCAATACTCCAACAAATACAGTAACACCAACCAACACTGTCACACCGACCAATACTCCTACTAATACACCAACAAAAACTGTTACACCAACTTTTACACCAACCAATACTCCAACCAATACTGTAACACCAACCAATACTCCTACAAACACCCCAACAAACACCGTTACTCCTACCAATACTCCTACCAATACTGTAACTCCTACGAGAACACCAGCGGCTACTGTTAGTCCAACATTAACACCGACTAACACACCAACAAACACACCTACTAATACTGTTACTCCAACAAATACAGTTACACCGACCAACACCCCTACTAACACCCCAACCAACACTGTTACTCCAACCAACACCCCAACTAATACTCCAACAAATACGGTAACTCCAACCAATACCCCTACTAATACCGTAACCCCGACAAGAACACCAGCTGCCACTGTTAGTCCAACCTTAACTCCAACTAATACTCCAACCAACACTCCAACTAATACAGTCACCCCTACGAATACAGTTACACCTACCAATACACCAACAAGAACAGTTACACCAACTTTAACTCCAACTAATACACCAACCAACACTGTAACACCAACTAACACCCCAACTAATACTCCAACAAATACGGTAACTCCAACAAATACCCCAACAAATACTGTTACACCAACAAGAACACCAGCGGCTACTGTTAGTCCAACATTAACACCAACAAATACACCTACCAATACCCCAACGAACACAGTAACCCCCACAAATACTGTTACCCCAACCAATACCCCAACAAGAACTCCAGCAGCCACTGTTAGTCCTACGGTAACTCCAACAAATACCCCAACAAATACTGTTACACCAACAAGAACACCGGCTGCCACAGTTAGTCCAACCGTAACACCAACTAACACTCCAACAAATACTGTTACACCAACATTGACACCAACCAAAACAGTAACCCCAACGGCTAGTCCTCAGTATGTTGCTGCTAGATTTGAATCATGTTGTCCTGGTGACACCAATGTTTATTATGGTCAAGTACCATTAGGTACATTGTTAGGTACGGTATTTTATTTACAAGACATTCAGTTATGTGCAACGTATGTGCAACAGGTAGGACCTGGAGGTACGATTTACACTACTGTTCAGACAAGTTGTGCACAATGTTTAGGAGAAACTCTAAATTTTTGTCCATCACCAACCCCGACACCAACACCAACCAGAACTGTTACACCTACGAATACGGTAACCCCTACCAATACACCAACAAGAACAGTTACACCAACTCTCACACCAACCAATACCCCAACAAATACTGTTACTCCAACAAGAACTCCAGCCGCCACTGTTAGCCCTACGGTAACCCCTACCAATACACCAACAAGAACAGTTACACCAACTTTAACCCCGACTAACACCCCAACCAATAGTGTTACTCCTACGAGAACACCATCCGTAACCCCTACCAATACACCAACAAAAACAGTTACACCAACTTTAACTCCTACATTAACACCAACAAGCACAGTAACACCATCACCATCCTTACAGGTTGGTTATGTTTATTTATTACCATGTTGTGATGGTGGTATTTTAGGTAATACTATTTCTTATTTAAGTATAACAACTAATTTGACCTATGTTCAAAGCGGTATTTCACAAGGTCAAACTATTGTTATAAATGGATGTTGTTATTTTGTTGAAGGTTATAGTCAAACCTACTCACCACCAAACTTTAGTGGGGTTGACGGGTATTATCCACCATCATCATTTAGTGTTGATACATGTGAAACATGTATTGGAGCTAACCCATGCGCCACTTGGATTTTCGATTTACAAAGATGTGGATGTTGTGGTACAACAGGACAATATACAATTCAATTTGGTTGTCAAAATGGATTTAACCCAAATCTTTTAGTAAACCGTTATATATCAATTAATGGTTGTTGTTATTTTGTTACAAACTCAGTCGGACCAGGAGTACCTGGTTCCGCAATCACTGCGTATGGTACATACAATACATGTACTGAATGTGAAACTTATCACCCTTGTCCTTCACCAACCCCAACAGTTACACCAACAGTTACACCAACTTTAACCCCAACAAAAACACCGACAAATACACCAACAAGGACAGTTACTCCAACTTTAACACCAACCAATACTCCTACAAATACACCAACCAAGACTGTAACTCCAACCTTTACCCCTACAAATACACCAACCAAGACTGTAACTCCAACCTTTACCCCTACAAATACTCCAACCAAGACTGTAACTCCAACCTTTACCCCTACAAATACTCCAACAAGGACAGTTACTCCAACTTTAACACCAACCAATACTCCTACAAATACACCAACCAAGACTGTAACTCCAACAAACACTCCAACAAACACTCCAACACCATCTCCGGTTTCAAATCCGTCATCAACCCCAACCCCAACTCCAACTCCGACCCCAACCCCAACTCCACCATGTGTTTGTGAGTCATATATTATTACAGGATTAGGACCTGGTAATATAGTTAACTATACCACTTGTTGCGGTGGAGGAACACCCACAGAAATACTTGACCCAAATGTGTACCCAGCAAGTGGTACAATTGAGATATGTTCATGTAGTATTCCAAGTGTATTAGGTCCTTATGGTGGGGAGATAACGTATGATGGTGCTTGTGGTGATTGTTTGTGTACAGACTTTTTTGTTGATATTAATGATTTAACAGCCTCAGATGATAATCAAGTATACTTTGCATACCAATGTTGTGATGGTACATTCACAACACAAGGTTATAACGCCCCTGGTAATTATAGCGTTTGTCTTATGAGAGTGACAAATGTGTTTATATTGTTTAGAGGAAACTTCGTACCACCAATATATACTTCGCAATATACATACGGTACTGGTTGTGGTGATTATTGTAACACATTTTGTGGAGAAGCATGTTAATGATAAAATAATGATTTAAGTATTTATAGAAAGAATAGTAATAAATGCCAGCACAAATAATAACATTTCAAAATTGTTTAGACCCAGCGTCATACTATGATTTTGTCGTCGATGACAGTTTAGTATTATCGGGTGACACGATTTTTGCTGATTACCAATGTTGGTCTTCAACAGGAAATGTCGGAGGTGGACCGTCAGGTACGGTTATTTTTAGTGGTTATACAACCTGTGAACAATGTAACGACGATTTTAATGGGTGGCAATTTGAACATTGCCAAATACCAGGGGCATTTGTTTACTTTGGTTTAAAAAATTCAGAAGTTAATCAGTATTTCCAAAGTACAGGTGCAACAATTTCTTATGATGGTACATGTTACAACTATACAGGAGTTTATGAACAAGGCACTGGTAGCACCACTTACAATTATACTGTTGCACAATTAATTTCTGAAAATGCTCTTTTTACAAATTGTATTGACTGTTTAACACCACCAAGTCCAACTCCTACCCCTACTCCAACACCCACACCAACTTTATGTTACTCAGGTATAACCGATTCACCAAATTGGTATTATACGGACTGTTGTGGTGTATATCATAGTGGTTCATTTTCACCAACATATGTTTGTTACGACCCGAGTTACCCATATGCAGGGATATCTTTCAATGGTTTCTGTACTGTAGTTTGTCCGAGTGTGACCCCAACTCCAACACCCACATTAACACAAACTCCTTCCGAAACTCCTTCCGAAACCCCAACCCCAACAAATACTGTAACTCCAACAAAAACTCCAAGTCTAACTCCGACACCTTCGGTTACACCAACAAATACACCCACAAATACACCGTCAAGTACGTTAGGTTCGACACCTTCGGTTACACCAACAAATACACCCACAAATACCCCTTCATTAACACCTTCGGTAACTGTTAGTGTAACACCCACAGTAACCCCATCACCTTCACTAGTACCTACAGGATGTACTCAATATACATTCTCATTACACCCAATTTATTTTTTAACGCAAGCCGGACCTTATAATATTTCGGGAACAACAACAGGAGGAACTATAGTATTAATTGCAACTGGTGTGACAACATCTCAATTATTATCTGGGTATACCGCACTTGTGTGTTATTCAATAACAACATTTACAGTTCAAAGTACTGGTACGTGTACTAATTCTGTGAATTTTACATTACCTGTACCTATTGTATCTCCAACCCCGACCCCAACAAAAACCCCAACACCAAGTCCATCCGGTAATCCAGTTGCGACCCCAAGTGTAACACCTACTAATACCGTAACCCCGACCCTGACCCCAACACCATCAGGTGGTTGTAGTGATTCAGTTAGAAATACTCTTGCCGCAACGAATTCATATTCTGCCGTTGGTAGACAAGGTATGGTTTATTCATCATCAAATAACAAAGCATACGTTCTAAACGCATCAAGTGTTGTACAATCTTTTGTCCCAAATTCAACAAGTTTAACAAATGAATTTACATGGTCAGGAAGTAGTTTATTATTAGGATATAACTCAACTAACAACAAATTATACAGTTGGGAATCATCATTTCCTGTTAAAATGTTAATAAGAAATTTAAACACAAACACAACATCGTCAATATCAATTTCGGGAATAACATCAGGTTTAGGAAAAATTGAATATAATTCTGTTTTAAATAAAATTTATGCATTTAGTCAAACAGGTGGAAATTTTTCAGTTTCACAAATTAGTGTCATAGATGGTTCAACAGATACTTTTACAAACCAAATTACAGGTATAACTTTATCAAACCCTGAAGCGACTGTTTACAATCCTAATAATAATAAATTATATTTCGCTCAGAGTGGTAGAATATATTCTTGTTCTGGTAATACTATTTCGTTAGATGGTACATCACTACCAATCACCTCAGCAAGTTTAATTGCTTTGGATGTGACGAACAATATTATTTATTTAGTTAGTGCGTCTACGGTATACAAAATAGATGTTGCAACAAACACCACACTTACTTTAAATTCAATATCGGGAGCAACTTGGATTTTTGGCTCAACAAGGTCTATGATATATAATCCTGATAACGGTAAATTATATATTAGCAGATATTCAACATTGTCAGATGGATTCTTAGGTGTTCTAGACCCGACAACAGGTATATTTAGTGAAATTATTGGTGACGGTATTTCTAAACCTTTGTATGTACCGACAAATACAATATATGGTATAAATGATAATGCTCTATACGAAATTTGTGGTTCATCCTTGGTAGCGGTTTCCCCAACCCCAACCCCTACTTTAACTAAAACCCCAACCCCAACTAAAACTCCATCAGTTACACCAACACCTAGTCCGACATATCAAGAATGGAATATGGTTGGATGTACAAATTACTGTAGTGGGGTTGTGTTGTGTTCAGGTTCGTATAGTGTAACATTATACACATTACCAAATGTGGTCAATATTTATGATTCAGGTGTTACCATCTACACGAATAATAACTTAACAACAACATTTGATGGGTTTTTTCAAATTGGAAGTGTAATTTATGAAGTAGTTTCTGGTTCGGTAACTACTCAGTATACAATTGGTGATGGATGTTAAAATAACTTTACTATAAAATAGGATTTTTTATATTTATCAAATATAGAAATCAATAATTAAAAAATGGGATTAAATGTTCGTTTATACAATATAATCAATGATGGTACGTACTCAATTAGATACAAGTCCGGTGATAGCCCGTATCCTGAAACGAACAATTCAACATTTACACTTTACGCAACAGGTTTAACTCTTACAGCTGTTACAATTACAAACTTAAGTTTTAATACTCAATATTGGGTTAAAATGACAGACGACACTACAGGTCGTTATATAATTAAAAATATTTACACTCACGATAGTAAAGCGTTTCCTTGTTATGATACACTATGTTTTAGTGTTGAGGTACAGTGTGACCCACCAATAAGTCCAACTCCAACACCTACAGTTACAAGAACCCCAACCCCAACACCTACAGTTACAAAAACACCAACAGTTACCGCTACACCATCTAAGACACCGAACGCTTCAATTACACCAACCCCTACTCCAACAAAAACTCCTGGTTTATCACCAACCCCAACAGTTACCAAGACTCCAACTCCTACTCCAACACAAAACACCCCTTCATCATATTGTTTATGGTACAGTATTGAAACGATAGATGAAAATATACAATATGAAGTTACTTGGACACTAAAAGATAATTTAGGTAGTGTAACAACCGCCACTTCAAATATCCCAATTACTTTTTATAAGGTTAATAGTTCAGGGGTGGTAATTGCGGTATACACATCACCACAATGGCAAATATTCATTGGTTCATCACAGGATAGTGGAAATATTACACTCAATCCAAGTGCTGGTGAATACTTAGTTGCACAAACCGGTTTAAGTGGAACCATAACAGACCCTAACTATTGTGGTATTGCATTTATAGATTGTGATTTAAATCCCGATTATTGTAATTAAACATTGAATTTATATTTATGAAATAATGCCGTCATTAGTAACATACTCAGTAACAATATCAAATTTTTCAGGACAAACACCTTGTAACGGGTACTATATCTACACAGGGTTAACACATAATATTGATGATGCAAATTATATCAATGGGGTTGAAGTTTTAATTCCAATATCAACGGGATATACGTTTAATATAAGTTTATTGGATAACATACCACAAATTTTTGTATTTGTGGAACACTGTGACGGACACATAAACCCTGTACCATCATCGGTACCAAAATTGCAAGGTGGTTATCAATTAGCATTAGTTGATTTAAGATGTAGTGATTGTTACTACCCATGTGCATTTAATGTTAATGTTGTTCAAATAACGTAATAAATGGCTTGTCAATTATATAACGTCACAATAAGTTCATTGGATACCGGTAATGCCACCGGTAACACTAACCCTGTTAATAATGGTAAGGTGTATGTTGCTTATTACAACTGTAATGGTGTACTTACAACAACAAGTTTTTCAAATGGTAGTTATACTATTTGTACCGACATACAAAATGGATTACCTAGTTTATATTATTTTAAAAACGATTCTCCATTAACCGCATCGAATAGTACTGCAAATGATAGTGGTTCACAATGTCAAGAAACCACTTTTTTTGAAAAATGTTGTGAACAAGGAGGCACTATTTATGAAGTACAAAGTGGATTAAATTATATAGTAGGTAGTGTATACACTGACAATACGGATTGTTATATTGCGGTTGCGTCGGGCCCTTCAACCGCAACAGTTGACGACACTGGGACGTGGGTTTCACAACCAAGTTGTACAGCTGGTGAGTGTCCATCATGTCCTTCACCAACCCCGACACCAACTCCAACAGAAACACCCACAGAAACCCCAACTCCAACAGAAACACCCACAGAAACCCCAACCCCAACACCTTCAGAAACACCCACAGAAACCCCAACCCCAACTCCAACACTTACTAAAACAGTTACACCCACACCAACTAACACTGTAACACCAACACTATCCCCCACCCCAACACCAACACCATCAATATGTACGGATTGTGTGTGTAAACAAATCATAAGTGAAGATGGAAATACAATTACATATTCATATACTGATTGTTATGGTTTGCTTCAAACTTCCGGAACCATCGCACCTTTTGCTACGGTTTATCAATGTGTATGTTTTGACAATCAAACAATTACATTCAGTGACCCAACTAATATAGTTGTGAATCCTAATGGTGGTTGTGAGGACTACCAAAATTGTGACTCACTACCGGTCCCAACACCTACATTAACTAGTACTCCGACAGTCACACCTACAGTCACTCCTGAACCAACAAGTTCACCAGCTTCAACTGTATCTGTCACACCAACAGTAACACCAACAGTAACACCAACAAGTTCGCCGGTTTCAACTGTATCTGTCACACCAACAGTAACTCCTACAAATACAGTTACACCTACAGTCACAACTTCACCTGGCGGTTCACCTACACCAACCAATACATCAACTCCCACAAATACAGTTACACCTACAGTTACTTCATCACCAGGCGATTCACCTACACCCACACCAACTACCTCACCATCAGTAACTCCAACCAATACATCAACCCCTACAAATACAGTTACACCTACAGTTACTTCATCACCAGGAGGTTCGCCCACACCAACTACTTCACCATCGGCAACACCCTCTAATACACCAAGTGAAACACCTTCAACAACTCCGTCTTTAACACCGACAGTTACACTTACAGTAACATCAACACCGACTCTAACACCTAGCGTTACACCATCAGTTACATCAACACCTGGTGGTTCGCCAACCCCAACACCCACCAACACCCCAACAAAAACCCCTACACCTACTGTTACACCTTCAGGTTGTGTAAACGATTTGGTCACCCCAAAAGGCGTTAAGATTTCATTTAATTCCGGTTCTAATTATACAAATTGTACGGTCTATACCGGATTAACTTCAACTAACATAACAGGTATAACTTCATGTACAAGTATGTCCACAGGAGATATTTGTGATATTACAGGTATAGACCCAACATTAATGGAGATATATGTTAGAATTGATTGTGAAGGTTGTTGTGAACAAGTTTTTAGAGTTAATTTGGATGATTGTTGTGATAGTTCGTCGACACCGATATCATCACCCACCCCAACAGTAACACCGACTCAGAGTGCGACTCCTACGAATACACCAACACTTACCCCAACACCAACTGTTAGTAGTACACCATCAACAGGGTATACTTGTAACGATAGCGTTTATGTCCCCTCGACAGTGAACGGTGTTTCTATAACATCAACATATAGTGGTAGTGTTACCGAAAATACATCTGGATACACGTCATCCTGTGTTGGTGACACTATTGTAATGACCGACTATCATAACTTTTTAGGAAATTCAGGACCTTTCTCATATAGATACAATTTTAGTTCACCAGTAAATGATTTAGTTGTTTTTATAACCGGTATGGGTGGTACTAGTGATGAAGATTTCACATTTACAACAAATACAGGTACCCCCACAATATCTTCACCGTTAAGTTGTTATGTAACAATAACAGGTAACACAATTATTGGTGGCTCAACCGCACCACTTTTTGTCAATGGTGGTGGAAAATTCATAATAACAAATTCAACACCATTTATCTCGATGACCATATCAGGTAATGGTGGTGCCTCAGGTTCTAGGGTGGGTATTTGCTCCGATTCAATCATACCACTTGTAACACCCACACCCACCAATACTTTAACACCAACACCGACCGTAACCCCAACGAATACTGTAACACCTACTAATACAGTAACTCCAACAATTACAACATCACCCGGTGGTTCGCCCACATCAACACCAACAATAACACCTACTAATACAGTTACACCAACTGAAACTGTAACACCAACACCGACCGTAACCCCAACGAATACTGTAACACCTACTAATACAGTTACACCAACTGAAACTGTAACACCAACACCGACCGTGACTTCTACCAATACAGTAACACCAACAAATACCCCAACACCAACACTCACCCCAACCAGTTCGGCTACTCCATGTGACATACTATGGGAATTCGATGGAGGAACGACAGGAACAGGAGGTCATACCACATTTAGTTATACTGACTGTACCGGTACCCTTCAATTTATTACTGTTGGGAATGGTACAACTGAGACATACTGTGGTTATTTAACACCAACACCTCAAGTTACGAATGATGGTGACGGTACTTTTACAAGCACTGGAACATGTAATTAAAATTGATTATCTCAACTAAAGTATTTATATTATAACCATGAGTTTTTTAAGTAATAATAATTCAGAATTTTTATCAGTTAGAATCACCCAAAAGGGTAGAAATTCTATTGCAAAAGGTAGTTTTAACATCGCATATTTTCAAATTGGGGATTCTGAATTTGATTACACATCACCGTTTGATAATTTTACAGGATTAAACTCACAACCATTTCAAATGGTCTTTGCACCCTTTGATAAAGAAGGGGGTGTAAAATATCCCTATAAATTAGATAGTAGTAACACGGGTTCTACGGTTTATGGTATTCCCGTACAATCTTCAACCACCGATACTTTAAGAAACGTTATGGGTCCTGCCGGTTTTGTAACCGAGTATATTGATTATGATAGTAGTAATTGTACAGGAACGAGTGTTGAGTGTGAAACTCAACAAATATCATTATCCGCGATGACAGGTGATAATAGTGTGACCGTATTAACAGGTGCTAGTTTTAATGACTGTGAGTATATTACAATAGTTTATGGTGGATTTTGTGGTAATGACCCAAATCATCCTGTAATCACTGGTGAAACAAACAGTTTAACATATAAAATTACAGGTGTAACAGGAAATACACTTTATCTTGATAGAGCGACACCTAATTTTTCAGGATGTACAGGTCCCGCTCAAGTGGTATGTAATTCTTGTGAAAATGAATATCCTGTAAGTGTAACATATAATCCAAACTGTAAACCCGCGGAAATTGACCCAACACAACAATTAAATTCATGGACCATGAATGTCGTTTGGGGTATGAAACCAATCGGTTTTGACGTTAATGGTGTGGACGAAAACATAACAGGTTTTACATCAAACAAACACGTATCAACTAAACAATTTTTAGGTTATACAACATCAAGTGGTCAAACATTTACAACAAGTTCAGGTACCACGGTAACTAACCCCACTTCTTATAAAAATTCATATAATGAAGTGATTGAAGTTACTCCTGAGGAACAAAGATGTATTGCTGTAATCCATTATTCAGAACTCGGAGATTTAAAAAATGACCCTGAAAGATTCTATAAGTACGACGATTATATAAGCACAAATAATACGGAATCTCAAGCATTGTTAGAAGACTCAATTGGTAACACGATAACAGATTTAGAATATTTTGAAGTATATATCCCATTTATTCAATACCATAGAAATACTGGTACAACAATAGGTGCTTTACTTACTATGGACACAACAGATTACTTTGTTAGTTCGAAGAAAAACGCATACCAAAAAATCAAGTACAGATATCTATTAGATGAGATTGGAAATAGAGTTGGTAAAATTTTCGTAAACAATAAAGTAGTTGTCATTGACGACCAAGAGTTGGTTGCTGTTATGGATTATAAATCTAACAGAAAGTACACACTACCTTCACCAAAAATAAACTTATTACCAAGTGATTTACCAGCCGCACAATCTTTTTATTCTGGTTCAACTGAACAGACTATATGGTTAACATACATGTTAAACTACACGGGTGATACCCAAATGAATGGATTACCTTGTAACTACTATACTAAATTCGAAACAACAACAGGTAGTACCTATTATACAACTCCCTGTCAGTTATATGTCAAGTTCGCAAATGGTTATTTCACAGATATGGTAACAGGTAGTACTTGTAATTTTAAAAATGGGTTTATAGCTAATCAGTTCCAATTATTAATTCAAGTTACCAATTATGGTGATTTACCTGAACCAAATCTTTGGAAATTATTGGATATGACTCAATATATACCAAATCATACTGTTGGTAACACAATTAACCCTGCGAACTTAGTTGATTATTCATTTCAAGTTACTTTTGACATGTACGATAATGATACTACAATATTTGATTTAGAATCTTATATTGGTGAGATACCAAATCAACCATCAACAGCACCACAGTTTGGTGATGAACAACCTTTTCCTGGTAGTATTAAATTGGTAAGAGCAACGGATATTGAGAAAATGAATTTCTTGGTGAACTTACCGGCTAGTCAATTTAATGTTACACAAAATCCAACGTATACTACAGGTCAAGATAAGAGAATTACAGAAGTTGCTTTATTGAACGAAAATAAAGAAGTGTTGGCAATAGGTAAGACCGCCAATCCTGTAAAAAGAAGCGGAACACAAGTATTCGCAATAAAAATAGATTTCTAACTCTTTACAATTTAAATGATATCTCATATAATTTTTATATGAGTATAAAATTTAAGAATGCACCCAAAATTTTGGGATTAGACATTTCAACCAAGACCATCGGATGGGCGCTATTTGATGTTAATTCTTCGCGACTTTTAGAATTGACACACTTTTCTCCTAAAATAAAACCTCAACCTGAAGATAAGATTGAGGAACTTCTAAAGAAGGCACAGGCGTTTAAAAAACATTTAGAAGATTATAAAGATGTGGGGATAACACGAGTTGTTATTGAGGAACCACTATTAAATTCAAATAACATTTACACTGTTGGAACATTATTGAGATACAACACAATGATTCTCAAATCGTGTTATGAGATTTTAGGTATTGTACCTACTTTCATTACCACCTACAATGCAAGAAAATATGCATTTCCAAGCTTAGTTGGTAAAAACGATAAGGGTAAGAATGTTTTATTTGGTGGTTTACCTAAAGATATAGACAAGAAACACATTATATGGGAAAACGTAAATACCGTTTGTCCTGAGGTAGAGTGGTTGTATGGTAAAAACGGTCAATTGAAAAAAGAAAACTACGATATGAGTGATGCGGCAACAGCGGTGATTGGATTTGTGAACATGCAAAAATTAGGTATTTCCAATTAAAATTTGTTTTTATGAAAATGATTGTGTATACTTTGAAAAGAATTTGATTCAATAACTAATAATGTCAAGATAGCATTAGTATTTTGACATAAGGTGGGAGGTTTTGGTGTATAACCCCCACCTTTTTTTATGCGGTTTGGTTTTACAATTTTTATTTTGTATATTTTATCTATGCCATCAGTTGCCATTGAATACAAACCTGTTATTGACATCCTTGAAGATATTCTTGGTGACTGTAGAATGCACAACGAATACAAAGGACAGTTGGCGTTTGATTGTCCAGTATGTTCCCACGAAATCAAAGGATTAGACCACGGTGATGGTAAAGGTAACTTGGAAATCAATTACAAAATGTTGGTTTATAAGTGTTGGTCATGTTCTGAATTATACAATACCCATGGCTCGGTTTACAAACTCATAAAAAAATATGGAAACGAAAAACATCTAAAAAGATATGAGTTATTAAAACCTGATGAGGTAGAACTTGTGGTAAAACAATTCAAACAAGTTGAATTACCCAAAGAATTTATTGCACTTAACAATCCAAGTGACGGTGTTAAATTGACTCACCACTATAGACAAGCCATGGCGTATCTAAAAAAGAGAAACGTTACTGACAAAATAATAAGAAAACACAATATAGGGTTTGCATTCTCAGGACCATATGAGAATAGAATAATAATTCCATCTTATAATGAATGGAGACAAATCAATTACTTTGTTGCACGTTCATTTTTGTCAAAAACTAAATTAAAATATAAAAATCCTGACGTACAAAAAGAGACAATTATTTTTAATGAAAGTTTGATAGATTGGTCAAAAAAAATTTATTTAGTCGAGGGTGCGTTTGACTCTATTTTTTTAGATAATGCCGTCCCAATGTTAGGTAAGTACATAAGTGATTTACTCTTTAATAAAATATATGACCTTAGATGTGAAGTGACAATATTGTTAGATGGTGATGCGTGGGACGACGCAGAAAAATTATATCACAAATTAAATTGTGGTAAACTATTGGGTAAGATAAACATCGTGAAACTACCTAAAGACAAAGACATTGCAGATTTACAAGGAAACTTAACCGAATACAAAGAATTTAAATTAGATTAAAATGAATTTAACAGAAATAGCACAGGAAATCAGAGAGTGTGTTGAAATTAGAAAAAAGGAGTTAGAACTTACTTTTTATGAAGATGAACACATTTATTTTATGAGAGATTTAGATGGAAAACATAGAAATAATTTTCCATCCGTATCAAAAGTCATTAAAAAATTTTACATCCCATTTGATGCAGAATCTAAAGCTTACCAAATGACAGATGGTGACGAGGAAGAAACTCGTTTATTGTTAGAAAAATGGAAGAAAGCGGGTGATTACTCTACAAATTTAGGTAGTAGGGTTCATTACATGTTAGAAACTGATTTAGTTGGTAGATATGGTAATTATAAAGATGTGAGACAACCAATTTTTGAATGTGACAATCAACAAATCATGAAGAGTGACAGTATGATATCAGCGGGTAAAGATTTTTTAACCTTGATGGAAGAAAGAGGTGCGGTACTCTTAGATACTGAAATGGTGTTGGGTGACCCTGAACTAGGATATGTTGGTCAACCTGATAAATGCTGGCTGATGATGAACAAACAAAAAGACGGATTTGGAATTGTTGTTACGGATTGGAAAACAAACCAAGAAAAGAATTTTCAAATACAACCCTATACTTCAAAAATGTTACACCCTTTTGAAAACTATTATGATACCGCTCTAAGTCACTATTATGTTCAACTACCATTGTATGGTAAACTATTATTAAAAATGTTGGAAGGTAGTAAGTTTTCAGATATCAAATTATTAGGTTGTGTCATTACACATCTTAAAGATAATGGGACGTTTACGGAATACAAAGTCCCATCGGACATGACCAATTCGATTTTACAAATGGATATAAAAAAATACTTAAAATGATAAGAAAAATTATACACATATCTGATTTACACATCAGGACCTTTCAATTACATGACATGTATAAGAAACAATTCAAGATGGTAATTGACGATGCGATGAGAAGAGTGGAAGATTGTAATTACGATGAGATAAGAGTGGTCATTACTGGTGACATTGCTCATCAAAAAATTAATATCTCAAACGAACAAATGATGCTCACATCTTGGTTCCTAACACAGTTACACGAAAACATCGGACCTGTTATAATAATACCAGGAAACCATGATTTTTTAGAAAATAATGTGAGTAGATTGGATAGTATTACCCCAATTGTTGAAATGTTGAATAATGAAAATGTCAAATATTTCAAAAACAGTGGGGTATATGAGGATGAGAACATTAATTGGGTGGTTTACTCTTTATATCAACACAATCAAAAACCCGATTTTGAAAAAGAGGATAATAAATTTTATGTTGGTTTATTTCATGGACCAATACAAGGTTTGTCCACTGATTTAGGGTTCGAGTTTGAAAATGCCTACTCACCATTAAACTTTGTTGGTTTGGATTTATTACTTTGTGGTGATATCCATAAAAGACAAATGTTTGACTTACCCAACGGAGGTAAAGCTATCATGATTGGTTCTCTGATTCAACAAAATTTTGGTGAGACAGTTAATTATCACGGATACGGTGTTTATGACGTGGTAAACGATGAATACCATACTTATGATATAGAGAATGAACAACCTTTTCTACATTTCTCCATATCTGACATATTAGATATTGACAATGAATCAGAAAAACTACTTAATATTAGATAATGAATTCATAAAGTATTGTGAATTAAACAAAATTGAGAATCCTCAAGAATTTGCGGAACAAGTTTTTAAAAAAGGTTTCAATATTGTAAAGTACGGTGAAGTACCATTTGGATTTTCATCTGGTGAAAAGATAGTAGAGAAGGAAGTAATCAAAGAAATTATTAAAGAGATTCCCGTAGATAGGATAATTGAAAAACCAATTGAAATTATTCGAGAAGTTATTAAAGAGGTACCTGTTGAAGTTATTAAAGAGGTACCGGTGGAGATAAAAGGGGATACTCAGATTGTAGTAAGAGAGGTTATAAAAGAAGTCCCAATTGAAAAGATTATTGAGGTAAAAAATGACGAAGAATTAAACACTTTAAAAGTTGAAAATGAGAAATTAAAGTCTGAATTGGAAAGTCTAACAAAATCATTAGAGGGTCTCGGCAGAAAGGGTAAATTTATGAAGGACAGTAACCTCTCATCTTTATATGGTGAATAATTTTTTTATTGATTTTTTTTTCATATATTTTATAAAATACATTCAAACATGACAAACATTTTTATTTGGATTATGGCAGCATATGGAATGAGCACTATAATCGTTTACGGTTCTATTTTTGACTCTGTAAGAGATTCCATACATAATTGGGCCAAAAATGAATACGCTCCTTTACAAGGAGTTGGAAATTTTATTTCAGGATTGATTAGTTGTATGTTATGTACATCAACATGGGTTGGATTCTTCTTTTCAATCTGTCTCGGGGGAATGACAACTCATTTTGGTATTCATTGGTTACCATCTATTTTCTTTGACGGTATGTTTACCGCGGGAAGTGTATGGGCTATAAATGGAATAGTTGAATTCTTTGAAGAAAGTAGATTCAATAAATAAACCCTGACGGGATGTTCAAAAATTTTAAATGGGTTACATAAAAAGAAGTTTTGATGACACTGAAGTAAGAAATTTTGCTAAAATTTTCATTAAAGAAGTTTTTAACATTTTGTTCGAGTCACATCCTAATTCAAAAGCAATTGATTTAATTTGTGTTGACGATAATTCATTTGGTGTGGAGTTGGAAAGAGGGGGTTGGATTGGTGATTTTTGGGAGAATGAATATTCCTTGATTAGTGGTTATGATTTTAGGACTGTTAATATTCCAATACGGAAGGTAAAGTATTGGTACGATAAAGTAGGTGATACTATAACCCCAAACAAAAATAAGCATTGGTTTATTAGAACAAACAGAGATTTTACTCAAGTTATATTAATAAAACCAACCACAATTAAGAATAAAGACAAAATACTTTTCACAGAATTCAAACCAAACAATAGTGAAGAGATAGAAAAATGGATGTCATTTAAAAAAGAACACGTTCAAACCTATAACTTAAAGAAGAACAAATGGACACTACAAAGAAAGAAGTAACCAATCTTAAAAATCCCTACATTAAAGTTACATGGCAGGATACACATGAGAACTTCACCTCTGAAAAACTCAATAGAGTTAAATCATATTTTCAAAAGAAATACAACACAAAGTACGTTCAAATTATAACTAAAGTTATATCCAATGATGACCAAACAAAATTAGCGTCATTAGACATAACAGAAAATATTTCTGATTTTCAGTACCAAAAAACTTTGATGAAAGATTTCGTTGAGGAGAATGAAATCAATATATCATTAGAAAGACTTAATAATCTTGACAATAAAGTAAATGAAGAATTCATCCGTAAAAACGGTGATAGAATCAAATACACTAAATGGTATATCAAAAAGGTTGAATTTTCAAATTTCCTGTCCTATGGGGGAAACAATGAGATTGATTTTACCATATTACCCGGCATCACAGTTGTAGAATCTACACCCAAAAATTTTGGTGGTAAGTCAACTGCAACAGTTGATTTAATGATGTTTTTATTTTTTAATAAAACCACAAAAACTAAAACCAATTCAGAAATTTTCAATAGGTTCAGTAACAATGACGAAGTAAAAGTTAAGGGATACATAACCATAGACAATGAGGACTACATTATTGAGAGAATAAGCTCACGTAAGAAAACAAAAAGTGGTGATTATACCGTCACAAATAAATTGGATTTTTATAAAAAAAATCAAGATGGTACGATTGAAAATTTAACAGGTGAACAACGTAGAGAAACTGAAGATTTTATAACAAAGGCAATCGGCACAGAGGAAGATTTTCTATCAACAATATTAACAACTGGAAATAATTTAGAAGAACTCATTGAATCAAAACCTACTGCAAGAGGTTTAATACTTACAAAGTTTTTAGGTTTAGAAATTCTTAAAGAAAAAGAAGAAATCTGTAAAACAATTCAAAGTGAATGGAGTAAAAAATTGATTTCCAATAATCATAATATGAATGATTTGGAAACAGAGATTACTTCTTTTCAAGAAGGTATCGATGAAAACAAATCAGAAATATCTAGATTAGAAATTGAAACAACAAAAACTCAGTCAACCTTAAAAAATGCGGAAAATAAAAGAGATGATTTGTTGTCAAAAAGAAACACAGATATTGACCAAGATTTAATTCGTACCAATACAAGTCAAATAAAGGTTGATATTAGTAATTTGGAAAAACAAAAACAAGTTTCAATTACTAACGCCGATTCTGTTAATGTAAAAGAACCTTCACAGTTTTATCTTGAGGAAAATCATTTGTTACTAAAAGATGAAATGAATGGAATAGTTGTGGAAGGTAGAGTAAATGCTGACTCCATTAAACGAAACGAAGAACTAATAAAACAATTAGAGGAAGGACAAATATGTCCGACCTGTAAAAGAGCATTAGCTGAGGTTGACCACACTGATGAAATAAATAAATTAAAAGAATTGGTCGAATCAATTAGGAAAATTCAAACAGATAATCGTAAGAAGTATGATGAATTAACTGAAAAGGAAAAGGTCTTTATTGATTTGAAAAAAGAGTACGATGGGTACGAAAAAAACAAAATTAAAAAGACAAGGTATGAGTTGGAGGTCGAGCAGAAAAAAATAGAAATTGAAAAGTTACAAACAAAACTTGATAACTATGACCGCAACAAACAAAAGTTAGAAGAGAATCAAAGAATAGATGCTGAAATTGTGGGTTTAAAGTCTCAAATTGAAACCCTCAATGCAAATCTAAGAAGTTATGGCACTACTATTGAAAGATTAAAAAATCAGAATCAAACTTTAACTGAAAAAATTGAAACTAATAAGGATTTAATTAGAAAGATAAAAGTTGAAAATGAAACTCAATCTATCTTCAAGGTTTACCTAACCGTTTTCGGTAAGAATGGAATCTCAAAGGTTATTTTAAAAAATATGGTCCCACTAATTAACCAAGAGTTGTACAGACTTTTAGTTGATAGTTGTCACTTTATTTTAGAATTGAACATCAACGAGAGAAACGAGGTTGAATTTATAATGATTGATACTGAAACTAGAGTAGTAAAACCACTCGTTAGTGGTTCGGGTTATGAAAGAACTATTTCATCACTTGCCCTTCGAAGCGTATTAACCAAGATATCGTCATTACCCAAACCAAATATTGTTGTAATGGATGAAGTATTTGGTAAAATTGCGGATGAGAATTTGGAAATGGTGGGAGAGTTCTTCAAAAAAATTAAAGATTATTTTGAACACATATTTGTTATTTCCCATAACCCATTAATTAGAAACTGGTCGGACAATTTGGTTATGGTCAAAAAAGATAACAACATTAGTTCAATTGATTTTATCACACCAAAAATTTCTTAATATCACTTTTTTTTCTTAGATTTAAAAAAAATAATTCACATGAACAGTAAACTATATAAAGACTTCGGACTATTCGCTAAGGACAAAGGGATTAGCGGTTTAAATTTACATCACTACAACAAACAAGTTGAAGACAGTTTAACTCCATACATATTGGAAGAGAGACAAATGAACGTAACCGTGATGGATGTATTCTCACGATTGATGATGGAAAGAATCATATGGGTTGCGGGTGTTGTAAACGATAACATGTCGACAGTGGTTCAAGCTCAACTTATGTTTTTAGACAGTATCGATAATACTGATATCACAATGCACATTGATAGTCCTGGTGGTTCTGTAAAAAGTGGATTATCAATGGTGGATGTAATGGATTATATCAACTCGGATATTCGTACAATCAACACTGGAATGGCAGCATCTATGGGTTCGGTTTTACTTGGTGCGGGTACAAAAGGTAAGAGATGTTCACTAAGATTCAGTAGAACAATGTTACATCAGTCTTCAGGAGGTTTTGAAGGTAATATTCAGGATGCTAAGATTAATATGAAAGAATGGGAAAAATTAAATAAAATTCTATTTGACCTATTGGGTGAATATTGTAACAAACCATCCGAAGTTGTCATGGAGGATGCGTCGAGAGATTTGTGGTTATCATCAGAAGATGCGTTGAGTTATGGCATTATCGATGAGATAATTAGAAAGAAAAAATAATTATTATTAATATTTATATCATATGGACGAAAGACTTTTAAACGCAAAAGAAAATACAAATAAAATTGCAGGTTTTCTTGCAAAGAACTATAAAACCGTTTTAATGGTTGTGTTCGGGTTGTTCGTTCTGTATTGGATGATTTTCATTTTAACACCTCGAGTGGGTATGTCACCTGAAGATAAGGCGAAGATTGATTCTTTGAATGTTGTAATTAATAACATGTATAAAGAACAAGAAATGTTAGACGATAAAATCGACAACATCAATAAAGAAATTGGAGAAGTTGATAATAGTATCGATAAAATTAAAAATCAAAAAACAATAGTAAAGGAAGTATATCATGAAAAAATTAATCGTGTTTCTAATTTTACTGAGCCAGAGCTTGATAGCTTTTTCTCAGACAGATACAAATAATAAAAATCGAACCCCCGAACCAGTAAAATGTTTACCGGTTTCTACATTTAAGTCAATTGCTAAAGACTTATTAAGAGGTGATTCTGCGATTGCTGAATTGAAATTATCAAATGAACAAATCACAAAATTAGAGGAAAAGGTTTCACTGAAAGATAGTGTAATTGTTACCATGCAGAAGAAAGAGGAAAATTATTTAACAATAATTAAATCTCAAGACGAAAAATATCAAATTTTAGAAAATCACACAAAAAATTTAGAATTACAGTTGAAGAAAGAAAAGGTGAAAAATAAGTTCAAAACCATCGTTGGGGGTGGACTTATTGCAATTTTATCCGTATTTTTAATCGTACAGTAATTTATTTGAATGAAGACATATCTTTTATTTTTATTCGCGAATTTCGAAGACCACGAAGACATTGAATTTTTTTGTTTGGAAGTTCTTGGAGTTAGTCCAAAAATTGCCAAGGTTAGGTTTGTTATTGAAGATACGTCTAAAAGTATAATAGTTATATTTGAATCCGAATCAAATAGAAAAGAGCTCTCTGAAGAACTTCACAATATTATTTCTATGGAGGATGTGAAATTTTACTTCCTCTTCGAAAGAGAAAGTATATATAGTGCCAATTTACCTATACAGATGAAGGACTTTATGTTTAAGCCAAGTGAAGAATATAGTTCATTAAGGTTAGAATATAATAAAAAAGAAAACACCGAGAACCCTAACGAAACAATGGACCTTGATAATATTTTAGAGAAAATTGAACAGGAGGGGATAGACAGTTTGACTCCTGACGAAAAAAAATTCTTGGATGGCTTCCAAAATTGATTTTTTTTACATATTTTTACCCATGAACCACAAACCGAACATTCATGGCCAAAACATTACTAATCAACACTGAAGAAATTCAGAACTACATCAAAGACATCCGAAAGATTAAGGTAATTACTCACCAAAGACAGGATGAAGTCTTCGAACTCTTAAAAAATAAAGACCTACCTAAGAAGGAAAGAGTCGATTTGTTAAACGAACTCGTAGTGGGTAATCTACGTTTTGTAATCACCGTCGCTAAATCATATCAAAACAATGGTATGGATTTAATTGATTTAATATCCGAAGGTAATATCGGTCTCATACGAGCCGCCGAAAGATTTGACCCTAACAGTGGTTACAAATTTATTTCATATGCTGTTTGGTGGATTAAACAATCTATTATGGCTTCTCTAAACGAGAATTCAAGGATGATAAGACTGCCGTCAAACATTATTCAGGAAAATCAAAAAAGAAAGAAAAATGAACAGTTAAATGTTGATGACCCTTTCTTTATCAATTATGAAGATAATGGGGCAGAAATAGTACTACCTCATTGTGTAAACTTGAATGATGAAATAAATGAAGAGGGAGACCAATTAATCGATACCATCATTAATGTCAACGCTGATAACCCTGAAGACATTTTAAATACGTCTGAAGAAATTAAAAAAAGAGTTTCTCAAATGCTTTCAATCCTTGACGATAGAGAAAAGGTCATTATTGAAAAGTCTTATGGGTTGAACGGTATTGAAATGAATTTAGAAGACTTGGGTGATGAATTCGGATGCACTAAAGAACGTATTAGACAACTACGTGATAAAGCACTAAAGAAACTTCGTAACGACAGTTATGGATTATTAAACTATTTATAAATAAAAAACATGAAAAATTTTATTCAAAAAAATTTCACAATAATCGTTTTGGTTGTTGCACTTTTAGGATTTTTTAAAAGTTGTGGCGACGGAAGAGAACTCTCTAAAATGAGAAAGGAAATTGAGTCAATTAAAGATTCTACCTACACCAAAGAAGAATTGGATGTTAGGTTAAGAATTGAAGGATTGAAATCAGAAAAAAGAATGATTCAAGCAACTGATAGAAAAATTTTAGATGTAAACCGTCAAACTGAAATTGATAATGAAATAAGCAAGTTGGAAAATAGTGTTAAATGAAAAATTGGATTAATAAAAATTATAAAACATTAATAGTATCTGCGTTTTTAATACCAATTATAACTGTTGCGTTGGTTTCAATATCACACGTAACTAAATGGTACGGAATTTCAAACCCAATTAGTTGGGCTATCTATTTATCAATAGGTATCGAAATTGCCGCATTATCTGCGTTGGCTGCAATATCAGCTGATATGGGTAGAAAAGTATATTTCCCATTTGGTATTGTAACCCTCATTCAATTTATTGGTAATATTTATTTCGCCTATTCATATATTGATATTACGAGTCAAGCATTTATTTCTTGGGTTGAGTTAGTTTCACCACTTTTAGAATATATTGGTGTTGACCCTACAGACATGATTGGTCACAAAAGATTTTTAGCGTTTTTCGCTGGAGGTATGTTACCAATCATTTCACTTTCTTTTCTACATATGTTAGTTAAGTTTACTCAGAGTGAGAAAAATACTGTAGAGGTTGAACAACCAGTGGTAAAAGACGCTCCTGAACCCGTTGGTGAAGAAACACCGGTGGTAGATGCTAAAGACATTGTTGGTGAAGTCTCTCGAGTTAGAATCTCTCAAGAAGATTTAGATATTTTAGAAAAATTACTTAACAAAACCCCCCAACCAAAAGATGTTGAAACTCCTGAGGAAGAAGAGGATAATGACTCATCAGATGTTTTTTTAATTGAGGACCATTTAATTAAAGAAGAACCGGTGGTTGTTAAAGAAACAACTATTACTCCTGAACCAATTGTTGAAGAACAACCTGTAATAGTTGAAGAACCAATTGTCACACCTGAACCAACTATTGCACCTGAACCAATTGTTGAAGAACAACCGATAGTAATTGAAGAAACAACTATTACTCCTGAACCAATTGTTGAAGAACAACCTGTAATAGTTGAAGAACAACCGATAGTAATTGAAGAACCAATTGTTGAAGAACAACCTGTAATAGTTGAAGAACAACCGATAGTAATTGAAGAACCAATTGTTACACCTGAACCGATTGTTGAGGAAATAATTGAAACACCTGAACCGATTGTTGAGGAACCAATACAAGATGAACAACTTCCCATTGAGGAAGAAAAAAAAAATTAGAAGAGTCCCCACAACAGGAGGAATCGTTGGAAAACTTTGGTTTGGACAATGGGGAAATAAATAATACAGAAGACAACGACATTTCTTCTGTTATCAGTAAAAGGTTAACTAGAAATGTTGGAAATACACAACGTAGAAGGTTTAGATGATAAAACTTTAAATGTTGTTCGTCGCAGAACGAAAAAAACCCAAATATTACTGTACGACACTAATAGACGTGCGGACGATTTCATTAATAAATTAAAGTACAGGAAGTGTGGTAAATACGACGAAATACCACACTTTATTGTCACTAAATTAGGTACAATCTACCAACTTTTCGATACCAACTATTATTCAAATACATTTGACGAACCTTATATTGACAAACAATTTATTAAAATTGCGGTTGAAAATTTAGGATGGTTAAGTAAAAATACCGTAACAGGTTTCATGCATAATTGGATTGGAGACCCTTACAGATGTGAACCTTTCGTTAGAAATTGGAGAAACCATTATTTTTGGGATAGGTATAATGATGACCAAGTATTATCAATTTCATCATTGTGTGAACATATATGTGAATCCCACGGTATACCAAAAAATATAGTACCTTCTCAGGGATATCTTGAAAGCGCTATTAAATTTAATGGTGTAGTGTGTAAATCTAATTTCTCAAATATTTATACAGATATAAACCCATCATTTAATTTTAGACTAATTTTTAAAAATGAACAATAGAAAAACATCGGGGTACGACGAGATAAAAGGTATGTTAAAGACGTTAAGGTCTCTTAATGAAACCGTGTACACCAACAAGAATTTGATTAAGGAAGAGGATGAAACTCAACAACCTAATACCAATACACAAAATACCGATAACGAGTTAAACAAAAAACAGTACGATAACGTGGAGGTTGTTAATGATGTGGATGTTAAATTATTGTCTTCTGACCAAGAGGATATAAAACTTAAACCTGAAGAAAAAACCGCCTTATCACAAATAATTGATTCATTTAGACAACAAGTTTCACAAATTGCAAGTTTAGAACCTGGAATTACCATAACCGAGACTGAAATCAGACTTGATGGTGAAATTACAGACTTAGAAATTAATTTTGTTATGATTTCGGGTGAAGGTAGTGGGTTATACATAAATGGCGACATGTTATTATTAGACGACGAAACAATGGACATGTTAGAAAAATTGAGAAAATTTGAACCAACTTTCACATCGGCTATGGAGCCATTAATTAGAGATAGAATGAACGCATAATGGCACTTACAAACACCGATGTTAAAGAAATTGAAAAGATTGCAAGAAAAGAAATGAAAGATTTTCTTGAGACCACTCAAGCACATACCATTGTAATGAAAATAATACAAAAAGAGATAGGTGCTAGGTCAGTTGATGAAAGAATCGTTGACCTATCATCTAAAGTTGTTGTGGAACTTTTCAAAACACTATGGCAACGTAAGTCTTTTTGGGAACAACCCTTAAAAAGTGTTAGATAATGTCATATAATTTCGAGAAAATATTGAGAGGGAAAAAATCTTCCCCAAAAGATACAAATGAAACTTCTGCAGATTCCTCAGGTTCATTTGAGGGAGCTCTGAGCGGTCCATTAGTTAAAAGGAAAATAAAAAAGATTCATAATTTTGAAGAAGAATTAAGTGAAGTTACAGACTCTTCTTCTTCAGGACAATATGACACTTCTTATAGTGCTGGTAGGTCGAACCCATTAAAAATCAATGGTCCCAATAGTATCATGAACAGTCGAGCGGTAAAAGATAAAAATTTCCCAAAATGGGGAGGTCCTGGTGGTGTTTATGTAAAGGTAAAAGAAAGATGTAAAAAATATCCTTACTGTAATCAGGGTGATATCAAAAGTTTAGATTTTTTTGAAGACCAAGAATTGAAAGAATCCGTTTATAATGTATCAAAAAAATTAGGATTACCGTATTCTCAGGTCGAGAAAATTGTAATAAATGAAATAAATAAGATATTTATTAAGTAAATGAAAAAGAATATATCAAATATCATTTCGGAGTCATTATTTGACGAAGTAAAAAGAACCATATTAAAAGAAAATAAAAAATCTCAAGATATGTTTCAAATTACTTGCGAGGGAGAACCCGTTGAAACATTTGAATCCGAAGAAATTGCAATGCAACATTTGGATATTTATAAAAAGAAACATCCTAAAAAGGAGTTCATAATCGAAAAAGTAAAATATAATTCACCAACTGAAATGATTGATAAATTAGACCAGATGGGAGAAGAATTAGAAGAAAATAAAGAAACCACAAAAATGAAAAAAATTAAAGTATCGAGCATGGCAGAAGCCATTTTATCCGCTAAAGAAAAAGGTCTAAAAGAAATTAAATTTAACGGAAAAGTACATAATGTTGAAGAATCATGGAAACAACTTGAAGAAGAGGAAGGTGTTTGTGATGAGTGTGGACAAGGTTATATGGAAGAAGAAACAAATGTGGAGGAATCAAGCGCGTTTGTTTTGGCTGCTGATAAAGCGAGAGATGCTGGTAAAAAAGAATTCGAATTCCCTAAAGGAAGTGGTAAAATGCATAAAGTAACAATCACTAAAGATATTGATACAAATGAAGGTGAAATGGGTACGTGTAGTGAGTGTGGTTCACCCATGAATGAGGAAGGAATGTGTTCAGAGTGTGGTACTGGTATGTATGAATCTAAGAAATCGGTTCTTAGACTTACTGAAAGTGAAATGGTTTCTTTGATTAAAAAAATGGTAATTGATTCAAAAAAAAATCTAAGTGAGGCGGTACCCGGTATTGCGGTAACTAAGAAAGCTCAGAGTGGTTCTAAAAAAGAAAATGACGACGCAATTAAAGATGTTCAGAAAAAACTGAAAAAAGCATCAACATTTGATGGTAATGATAATCCTGAGTTTCCAAAACAAGTTGGTAAAGGTGAAAAAATGGCGGTAAACCCAACTGAGAAACAAGAAGAGTATATTGATGATAATATGAAGGGTGGTACCCTTTTAGATTTAAATTATGATTTTGAACCATCAGAATCATTCAAAAAAAGATTAAAAATGGCATTAGAAGGTGACTCAAAAATGGGTAACTCACAAAATGCTGCTAACGTTATAAAAACAAAAACAGGAGAGAGATTAAGTAAATCGGCTGAAAGAAAAAAAGAAAAAGAGAAAGACGCACCTGAAGCATTCCATGGAGCAAGAGGAGTTCAACCTTTAAAAGTAAAGAGTGTGAATGAATCTAAAACTACAATGACTTCAATTGTGAATGAGGAAATCTCGAGAATGAAAAAAATCATCGGATACAACGAAAGTACTCAGTAATCTTCTTTTTTTTGTTTTCTTTTATCCTTATATTTTAACAGATGAGGATTATGGAAAATAGAGAAGAGTATATTGAGTCAGATATTTCTGAAAAATACAAACATCAAATAGACATTTGGTATAGAACCTACAACATTAATAGGGATAAAATAATATTATTTTATGATTTCCTATCTTCTTTATATGATTTAGTAGACGAAACCTTTTTAGGTTCTGATGTACTTTATGACGAAATAGACCAACGAAACCATTTTAATTGGTGTTGGAATAAAATAATCACCAATTTTGATAAAGAAAAAATATTCTTCAAGGAGAAAGGAACCCACTATGAATATATGTGGAATTTTTTCTATGAGGCGTACTATTTTGTTAAATTGGAAGAAAAAGAAAATAGAATATCTGAATACTTTTACAAGTTATTTGATTTTAGATATCAAAAGTCAAGGTCCGAGTTGGACATTCTCACAGAAATTTATAAATTATTCGAACAAAACTTGAAAAAGTAGTTTATTTTCCGTATACTATATATAAAAACGGAAAAATGGACACACTTAAACAAATCAAAGACTTGGTGGAAAAAATGTCTGTTGATACCACCAAGGTATTCGAAAAGGGTAATAGAAGTGCATCTATTCGAGCTAGAAAATATGCTCAAGAAATAAAAGAGTTAATTCCTCTTTATAGAAAAGAACTATTACAAGAAATAAAAAAACATGATGATTAATTATATCTTTATTTTTTTGATGGTATTGAGTACCATTTACGTACTAAGGTTCTGTGTTGAATTTTTGATAAAATTCTTCTCAGAACAACCCTCAATATTAAAGTTGACCAAAATAGAATCTGTTTTGTTTTATCTTGCGGTTTCTTACATAATAACATTTTTAATAATATAATTTAGTGTTTGACAATATAAGACATTTAAGACCATATTTTTTCTCTTTGAGAGAAATAGACAATAACGTAAGTTTAGACATTAAACTTCCTGTTACTTGGAAAATCGAATCAATAATTTCTCAATACAAATCTATCAAATATAAGATACAAGATAAAAATGAGAAATTTACTTTGGTTTCATTAATCAGTAATGCAACCGCTGATGGTTATGATGTTGTTTTTTCTTGTGCAAAAGAAATAATAACCATGAATAAAGAAATGGAAGAGAAACAAAGACTCTTACAACAAAAGATTAAAGAGTTAGAAGTTTTGTTTCAACACCAGACACTTGATAAGTTAAAAGAAATATCATTTATTGAGGATGCAAGACAAGAGAATACAACAGGGATTAAATTGGTTGAATCGGGAAGTGGAGAGGGACTCCAAGGAGATACAATCCCACAAGAATCAAATGATTGAGGAAATCAAAAAATTGGATAAAACCAAAATGTTTGAGACCCCTAAAAAAGAAAAACTTTCTTTTTTTAAAAGACTTTCTATAATTTTTGGATATGGAAAAAAAAGGTGACTTGATAAATCAATTGGCAATAATATCAGATTTAATTGAAAAAATTAATTTGGATACTAAATCGTGCACATTGGTTATTGAGTTAGAAAACGAAAAGTTTCTACAAACTTTTGATTATATCTCAAAAAAACAAAATAGTCGAATGGTTAAACCCGACAAAACTTTTACAATTAAAATTGGTCAGGTGGATATCATCTTTAATAAGAGTAGTGTCTAAATAATTCTGATTTTTTAAATCCTTTGGATTCAAGTAGTTGATATAACAATTTTCTTTGTGCGGTTGACACGTCTTTTATGAATATGAAATTACCTTTCTTCTTTTTTAGAACGTCCTCTCTTATCAATTCAAACAACCTTTTAGCGTCACGGATGTTCTTATTTCCAAACAACAGTATATTATCATCGTTTTGAACAAATAGTTTATTATTCAATGTGAATATTTGACCTATTTCATTTATAGATGTTATTTGTTCTAACAATTCATGATATCTAATTCTTTCCTTCTTTTGAAAATCGTATATTAGTTCTTCTTTCCAATAAGGAATTATCTCTTTGATTCTGAATTTATCATCTTCGTACTTAGCCTCAATCAATCTCCCCAAACTATCCTTGACAAATGTTTTAGTCGCCCACCTATTGTTAGGAAAAATTAACGCAAGTTCATAAACTACTTCGTTGTTTCTTTTTCTGTTTTGTGTTTTTACAAATCTTGGTTTTTTCTCTGTCTTATATTCATGCCAATACTCGTACACAGTTGTCCTTTTTTGACACCTGTATAGAATTTTAACTCTTTTCTTGTTACAAAAGAGAACTACAAAGTATTTTCCATTTTTCATAGAAAGTTTTTAACAAAGGAGTAGATTCCGTAAACCGCGAAAACACTCCAAATAATAAAAGCACCATACATCACCTTTTCTGTCTTTTGTGCTAATCTTTCCAATGACTCCTTTGTTGGAGGAGCCATTTCTTTCTTCTGTTTACAATTAGAACATCCCATAATACAAAAAATAAGTAATAAATAAGTATTTATCAATATGAAATTGATTGAATTGTTGGAAGACATGGTGGTTGAAAAATGGTCAATGAAATATAAAAAGACCATAGATTGTAGCAATCCAAAAGGTTTTTCTCAAAAAGCCCACTGCGCCGCGAGAAGAAAAAGACAGAAAGGTGGAAAGACCAAATCTCAGCCGGTAAAATAAAAGTGCGCACTGATTTCCATTTTTGAAAAAAGTTTCTTATATTTTTATAGTTAGAGGACTAATAACGCAAAATATAAAATTATAAATGATATCTTACATTGGAGGAAAAGCTAGAATAGGTAAGTGGATTGTTCCGTTCATACCTAATGATATTGAAACCTACGTGGAGGGGTTTTCGGGTATGTTTTGGGTCTTTTTTAATATGGACCTAAAGAAATACCCCAATCTCAAAACAGTCGTTTACAATGACTTTAATCGATTGAACGCAAACCTTTTTAAATGTGCTAAACATTACGATAGGTTATGGGATGAACTCGCGAAATACCCATGTCAACAATTAGGTGTGGAAAACACCCCACCTGAATATGAACAAATGTTCCGTACATACCAAAAAGAAGTATTCAACGAAGAATTAGTCATTGGGGATGAGCCCAATTTTGATGTTGCCGCAAAATACGTTTACGTATTAACTCAAGTTTTCTCAGGTTCCAAACCCGAAACTTCTAGTTATACTGATTACAAGGGTAAGTACAGATGTAAGGTGTTAATCTTTATGGACAAACTCAAACATCCTGAATATAGAGCACATTTAGATAGAATCACGTTTGTCGAAAACATGGATTTCCAAAAAGTTGTTGAAAAGTATGATTCGCCAAAAACATATTTTTACATGGACCCCCCTTATTGGAAAACAGAAAATTATTATTCAAATCATGATTTTGATAGTAATGACCATGAAAGGTTGGCAAACACATTAAAGGGTATACAAGGTAAATTTAGTTTATCTTATTATGAGTTTAAACAACTTCATGATTGGTTCCCCGAAAATGGTGTTGGTATTGGTAAAAATGGACAACTTTTGATGTTTCAACCAACTGGTTACAAATGGGCTAAAGAAACTTTCAAAAAGGCGGCTGCCGCTAAAAAAGACGGAACACAAAACGAAGGTATTGAATTACTGATTATGAATTATTAAAAATGGATTTTTCTCCTGAAAGTTTGATATATTTGCAAACAATTAAAAATTACTTTGAAAGTAATGAGGAAGCGAGAAAATATTTTTTATCAAACTTGAACGAAGATGAGTTTTATAATAGTATTTTAAAAGTCGCTGAAAATAATTTTAGAAAAACAGGTGAACCTCAATTAACACAGGAACAACTTGAATTTCTAAGAGTATCTTTGATGATTTTTAAAAAAGTAGAAGATAGTGAATTTAATGGAATTTACTTTTATGAATCAACGGATTTAAAATTTTATTACAAATAGAATGAGAAAAACACCAGACCAATATTTTATTTATGAAACATCGTATGGTACCGACGTACCAACGAATCAATTGTATCTTCACACCTTTGATGAAATACCATCTGTTTATAAGACGGAGAAGGTGTATACATCAGATGTAATGGATTATTTCATATCAGATGGATATAGACCTATATGTGAATTAAATTCAACCTCTAAAAGAAGAGTACATAAACCAAATACAGAAATTTTTCTTCTTAATGATAATAATAAAACTGCAATATTATTAAAATCAAAATATGAAAAAGAAGAATTATTATTTGAGTTAGAATTTTATTACACATTATCTCATGGTATATTTGATACAAATTTTGATTTGAAAAAAATATCAGGATTTGAGTTTGAATTAAAAAAGAGTGGTATTAGTTTAGTAAAATCTGAACATGGTCATATGGACACCGAGGAATATGAATTAAATGTACCTGATGTTGACATAAAATTAAATTACGGTGATAAGTTTGTAAAACTACACGATACTATTGTCACTCGACTGAACAAGAAAAATGATAAAGGTATTGTGTTATTTCATGGAGACCCCGGCACGGGCAAAACTTCGTATATAAAGTACCTTACAAGATTGATTGTCGATAAAGAGATACTATTTATTCCACCATCTATGGCCGAATCTCTTTCAGAACCCTCAATTATTCCATTCTTGATGGAACATAAAAACTCTATTCTGATTATTGAAGATGCCGAGAAAGTAATTTCAGATAGAGAATTAAACGGTTCTTCTGTTGGTGTTTCTAATATATTAAACATAACAGATGGTATTCTTGGGGATTGTTTGAATATTCAAATCGTTGCTACCTTCAATATGAAAAAAGAAAAAATTGACCAAGCCCTACTGAGAAAGGGTAGATTAATTTGTGAACATAAATTTGAACCTCTAAGTGTTGAAGAATCTAACAAATTATTAAAACACTTAGGTAAGAAAAAAACAGTTGATAAACCAACTACACTTGCGGATATTTATAATATCGATGAAGACGTGGTTCGAGTTGAAAATAAAAAACAAATAGGATTTTAAAATTAAAGAAAAATGGAATTAGTAACAGTTGAAAAACTAAATGAAATGAAACAAAACGGTGAGAAAGTTCTTGCCGACTTTTACGCTGAATGGTGTGGACCATGTAAAATGTTATTACCAAAATTAGATTTACTACAACACGAATACCCTGATGTTAAATTCGTCAAGGTTAATGTTGATTCTGAAATGTCAGGTTCTCAAGAATATGGGGTACGTTCAGTACCAACGGTAATGATATTTAATGGTAATAACGAAGTATCAAGAACATCAGGTGTTAGACCCGATTCTTTTTACAAAGAAATATTAAACACTTTATAATATGGCGAATGAATTACTTCTATTTACACTTGAGGGTTGTGGAGGTTGTAAAAGATTAAAAGAGAGACTCCAAAAAGAATCATTACCTTACCGAGAAGTTGAAGTTGGTAAGAATAAAGAGATTTGGAATAAAGTAATTGAACAAACGGGTAATGAATATTTACCCGCCTTTTACATTAAAAAAGACGACACTGGTAAAGGACCCTTTTTTTGTCCCGAAAAAGATTTTAATGGGGACGACGAGGCGTTAGCAATTATATTAAAATACATTGAAAAAAAAGAAGGGGGTCAATAACCCCCTTTTTTATTTAACTAAACTATTAATCCATTTATAGGTTTTTTCCATTCCATAGAACAGAGGTTCACTAACAACCCAACCTATTTTTTCGTGGTATAATTTATTGTCTGAATTTCTTCCCCTCACACCAACAGGACATTTATATCCATACTTCTGTTTAAATTCTTCCCCACCAATATTTCTGATATAAATTTCTTTACCTGAAATATCTATAGCCATTTGAGCCAAATCATTAATTGTTACTTTCTCTTCAGAACCAATGTTTACAGGACCCAAAAAAGAGTCTTGTCTCATTAGTCTTAAAACCGCTTCAACACATTCATCCACATATAAGAATGAACGAGTCTGTTGACCATCACCCCAAACTTCAATTTCTCCACCGTCTAACATTTCGGCAACTTTTCTACACATAGCTGCTGGTGCTTTTTCTTTACCACCTTTCCACGTACCATATGGACCAAATATGTTATGAAATCTAGCAATTCGAACATCCAAACCGTGATTTCTGTGAAAAGCCAAGTACAACCTTTCCGAAAAAAGTTTTTCCCAACCATATTCTGAATCAGGATTCGCGGGATATGCTGATGATTCTTCACAATTTGGGTTGTTAGGGTCTAATTGATTGTGTTCAGGATACATACATGCCGATGATGAATAAAAAATCTTCTTAACTTTTGTCTTCACTGATTCATTTACAACATTTAAATTTATCATTGCAGAATTGTGCATAACATTCGCGTCATTTTCACCAGTGAAGATGTAACCAGCACCACCCATATCGGCAGCTAATTGATAAACCTCATCAAATGGGACCTCAGTTGAATATGGTTGTTTGTAATAATTAAACGGTAATATCGTACCATTTAATTCTTCTAATCTCATTACTGATGATACGTTTTTTGGGTCCGTAAGGTCATATATTAAGAATTCGTCACAAAAGTCTTTCTCATCAAAATATTCGTGTCTTTTTATATCAACTACTCTTACGTAGTTTCCTTCATTTTTTAATCTTTTTGCTAGGTGACCACCAATAAATCCGCCACCACCCAATACTAATACTCGTTTCATTTTATTTTTTTAAAAAATCCCTCACCAAAATTATTACCCCACCAAAATTGTTCAACACAGGTAAACCCATGATGTGTCATCCAATTGTTTATTTCATCAAAGTGTGGACAACCTTTATATAATTCGGCTCTGTTTATTTCTACAATAACGTAGTCAATGTTGATTAATGTATTCACGGAACCTTTGAGAACCTCTAATTCAAAACCTTGAACATCGATATTCATCATGTTGTATTTTGAAAAATCGTAATTTAAATCATCCAATCTATCCATTTCAACTTCTTCTACAGAATCAAAAACGATATGAGGAAATTGAACAGAATGTAATTTCGGTTCTAATATTGAGGATGACATACCTTTATTAAAGGATTCTACAAACATAGAAACTTTTCTCTTTTCATTACCTAACGCCAGTTTAACTAAAATTGCGTCATCATCTATTTTTTCTTTTAAGGTCTCAAAATTAGACGATAGAGGTTCAAAGTATATTCTGTTTGAAATACCCAATTCCTTATAAACTTCATCTTCTTGACCAAAATGTGCACCAACGTGAATCACACCATGGATATTAACATTATGATTAATCATAAATGTCTTTAGCTCTATATTATTCATTCTCTATCCTCTTTATATTTGTCTTTATTATACAATAAATCCCTGTGTTTTTCAAGTATTTTTGCTGCGTTTACGTAAACTAAATTATTATGTAATGATTGATTTTTTTGTCTAGTGGTCCCCCATCCAGGTTCGGAAATATAATCTATCGTATATAAACCTGACACTTTTCCGAGTTCTTTGAATGCTCTCATGGACATATCCATATCATCATAATTTTGGGGTGAAAAATATTCGTCTAAAAAATTTAATTTGACCACGTCATTATAGTTGTACATTAGTGGACCTCTGTTACCATATTCTCTAGCATAAAAAATATCTCTTGATGAGTTATCTTTATGTGCAATATCGATGTAATTTATTTGTTTTGTTTGTTCATTATAGATGTTATTGTGAGCAACAAAAGATGTTACAGCGAACACATCACTATATTTTATGAACGGTTCCAACATCCTCTTATCAAAATCTTTTTCTGTGACAACCATATCATCTTGGATTAAGACCACATAATCATTTATAACAGACTTTAGACCAATATTATTTGCTTTGGTTTCAAAAACATTGTCGGCATACAGGTAATCAATTTTTTTATTACTAACTCTCTTTAAATTGTCACGAACAATACCTTCACTATTATCTGTACAACCATCAAAAACTATTACAATCTGGTCATTCAGTTCTGATAAATTATTTACCAAGTTACTCACCACTTGGTTCATTAAGAATTCCTTGTTGTGAATTGTCAATACTACTGATGTTTTCATTTTAAAAGATATTTTGATAATTCTATACAATCACCTTTTCTATCAAACAGGTGGTCAACATAATTATACGTTTCAATCACGTTATAATTTTCTTTGTGAAAAATCCAATTATTTGCCGTTTGCTCACAACAATGATAAATCTTCGAGTCTGTATCAGTCACATCTGAAATGTCTACCGATATCATATCTTCCATAATTTTTTTTGCTTGGTGAATATTGTAATCCGCGGGCAACCCAAAAATACCTAAATTATAAATTTTAAAATCTAAATCATTTGTAACCTGTTTACATATTTTTATTTCACCCCATCTCGGGTCACCATTCCTAACGATTCTTTCATACTTCCAAACCATAATAGAATTATCATCAATTTGTGGTAATTCCGAATGAAAAAATAAATCATTATCGATTTTTACAGTGTACTCAGTTTCTGATTTTGCATAATTAATAAAATCATTTAAAACTGTAAAACTATAATTAAGACTTTCATTGTATTTGGTAAGTTGTTCCGTGTAATCAATATAAATAATTCTGTCTTGGTCAATGTTATACTTGTTCATTTTTTCTTTCATACCCTCAACATCATCAGTATAAAGATGTAAAATACTTTTTCTATTCTTATCAATAAATGAAGCATAAGATGCTGATGAATAATCAGATATAAACTCTTTATTTTTGTAGACATCAAACGCCCATTTCCGACCGATTTGGGACATTTTATTTAAGTCATAATTATAATTTAATGCAATAAATTTCATGGTATATATACGTTGTATTTTATTCTATAATCGAGACAATAATCAAATTTTAAATTATGTTTCACAACCAAGTTAGTTAATATACTTTGGTCATTTCTATGGAATTGCCAATTTGGAAAATTCTCACCAATTTGATTTGGTTCATTGTCAACTATCTGTTTAATACTACAATACTTAAAATAATCGTGAACAAATTCCATCATTTGTTTGGTTTTTTTAATGATGATAAATCCTGCTTCCATCTGTGGTGTTTCATGAAACTTTTCTTCATCACAATCCATCAAGATAAAACAGTCTCTTTTTGTACATATTTTTTGAGGCCAACGATTTCCATTCCAATTTGTAAAATAATAATCATTATCTTTCAAATAATTTGCAATCGTATTATAATCAACATCAACTAAATCACCGGCATCGGTATAAATTAATGCATCCCCATCTTCTAATTCATTCAAAATATCTAAAATAATTTTTGGTTTCCACAACCAAAATCCATCACCCGTTTCACAATCTAATATTTCTTTATGGTTTTCATAAAAAATACCTTTCTTAACATCTTCAGATTTAAATCCTCGGATATCATTGAAACCACGTGAATTATAATATCCGATTAATTTTTGAACGGTGTTACTAAATTTATTGTTGGTGTAAAAAGATAGAACAATTTTCATTATTAATGTATCCCCCGAACATTTACGTTTATTTCATATTCATTTATTAATGGAGAGAGTTCATTAGGGTATTCAGATAAATTCCATTTACCTCTAACTAAAGCCGTTGCTATATATGGATAAACAGAACTATCAAAATGATTCAACCCCCTTTTGTTTTCACCATCGTAATGATATAAACCTTTGATGTTGTTTTCTATCATAAAATTTCTATATGTTTCATTCTCTAACCACATATTATTTTTGGTACCTTTCATGATTTTAATGTAATCATCTTTTTTCCAAATAGTTGGTTGCATAGAAAATATATCTTTATTGTCGGATTCTATTTCATATAAGGTCTCATAAATTTTTTTATCTTTAACAGACCCCGATTTTAACAATCTAATGAACGAATATTCTTGGTTATCATGTAAAAAATCGAGGTAATTAAAAATTTTATCATGACTGACATTGTTATAAAGAATAAAGTCTTCTTGTAAGTATATAAAATAGTCATATGGTATTGAAGATAAACACTTTAACCATGATTCATAATAAGGTTCTTGATTTTCATATAAAAAACAAATTTGCTCGGGTATCATTACATCTGTAATAAAATACATCGGTAAGTTTGTGTACTTTTTTTGTTCTAACAAGAACATATCCAAAATATCTGAACATTTTGAATTTGTATAAGTAACGTAACAAATTTTATTATCCATAAGGTGTTAAATTTTTGTTGATATAAACCACATCCATTTCTGTGTTTGAAGATTCTGGCGACTCGTCTATTGGTATAAACCTATTTAGTTTTTCATCTAGTTCAGATTTACTTGTAGAACCACGATATAATTCCTGTAACCCTACTTCGGTGGTTATTATTTTTACATCATTTAAATATTCTTTTAGAGAGTCTAATACGATATTTTCTGCACCTTGAACATCCATCCAAATCAAATCAACACTTTTAATATCATTTTCTTTTAACCAATCACTAAGAACAATACAGTCAACCTCAGTTTCCTTTTGGGCCCACTGAGATGAACGCCAGTGGTTTGTTGTCTGTAATAAAGAACTGGCACCCACATTTCCATTATAAACTTCGTAAAATTTAGTTTTACCGTTGTAATTGTTTATTGCGTATTGGTAAACTTTTATGTTATTAATTTTCTCAACGTTCTTAACTGTAAATTCGTAGTTTTCTTTTACTGGTTCAAACGCATATATTTTAGCATGTGGAAACCATCTATTTAACTCTAAACTTTGGCAACCATCTCTTGACCCAATATCTAATATTGTGTTGACATCATTAAAGTCAATTTTATCTTTTATAACATTAATCATTTTTGTTGTCCATAATGGACATCTACCATTCAAATCGGTAAAGGCACCCCTATTTAATTCATCTTGAGTAAATGCGTCGTCAATAAATTTTGAATTATCTATCATTTTTATAATTTTTAAATCACCACCATACTATAACATGGTGCGTCTTTATATGTGGACAAATTAATATTTCGTTTTAACCAAAAAATTTCATTATCATTACTTAATTCGCCACCCATAAAGTTTATATTTTTATAGTTAAGTGATATTATATTTTCCGTGATTATTTTTTCCGAATACTCATCGTGTATGGTAGATACATTCCAAATATCAAACACCGTATCTATTTCACCCTCCACAAAATAATCAACAAAATATTTTCCTTCATTATGCCAAGTCAAAAAATTTACACACTCTTTTTTAAATGTGGAAACTAATCTATTTGCATTAGATGGTAGTAAATCACTTCTCCATTTAAGGACTCTGTTGTAACCTATTTCTTTGGCTTTCATTATTCCATTCAAAGTTGATATTTTTTGTAGTGCTATATTTTGTACACCCCTATCGTGTGGAATACTGTTGAATAAGACAACATCATTAGTATCGTATTTTGATTCTTCACCTTGCCATGTTGACCAAATCAAATCATAACCAGTCCAAGCGTTTTTTAATTCTTTAACGTAGTCTGAAGGTCCTTGTACTATGACACAAAAATCATTATTCATACTGAATTAAAATTTTGATATGTGATTATGATATTGTGACCCTTCATACATGTATGGTCTAGTTATTTTATTATGTATGAATACATCTAATGCGGAACCAAAATCAATATAAGTGTTATTACTATTATTTGTAAACATATGTTTTATGATAACAGCAGATGTTGGTCCACAACATACGATAAATAAAGTATCTTTATATTTTGAAGAAACATTGTATATTTTTTCTAAAAACGAATCTCTATGTTCTTCCCAATAGTTTACACAATCATTAGGGAACGGTACAAATTCTGATACACTAAATGGTATGTTTTTTAAATCACAATTTTCATTACAAATTAAAACAACATCTCGATTTATATTTCTTATTCTTGATATATTTTCTTTGTAATTTGCGTTAATCCATAGGTTAGCAAATGTAATGTTTGATTTATTTTGTATTCTATCATATAAAAAATTATAGTCTCTAATACTATCAGTTTTGGAGGATATTGCAAAATAAAAATTTGGGTCGTTCAACCCTATACATTCATTTAAATCCACACCTAATTTGGTTTGTCCCCCACTCGAAAACCATTTATCGTTTTGATACGCTTGTGTATTCTTTTCTATCGGTGAATTATTCATTAACATCACTTCACCATCGGCATATCTAACAAAAGAAAAGTTAGTTCGACTATCTATCTTTTCCCAAAACGAATTAAAATCTTCAATATACTTTTCAATCATTTAATATTGTCTTAAATCCTTTATTTACATACCCACGGTAAACTTCACCCATTAAATTCATATTTGAATGATTTACGGAAATTGCGTTGGAATCAGTTCCATGTTCCCATGCATATTCTGGTATACTACCCCACATTTCTCTATTTTCTTTAGGATGGGGAGGAACGTAAGTTCCGATATTTGCGTATTTCTGTAATGTATATGAAAAGTGCATATCCTCACCAACTAATTTACTCTGATTGATTTCAGGTAATTCTCTCCAAAATATCGATAACCATTCTCTTTTAAAGAACCACGAGTGACCAACAATGTCGACCTTTTCAATTTCTTCGTTAGGTTGGTCCCAACCGACTCTTGTTGCTGGCCAATAAGAGTTTTTTGTGTGAAATTTTACACCGATAGTTCCTAATAAACCTTCTTGAATTTTCATGGTGTTTAGACAGTTTTCTAACCATAGTTTACCCGGTATTGTGTCATCATCAAAAACACAAATATATTCTGTGTTGGCATTTAAAGCAAATGCAAATCTTGCCCACACACCTAAATTACTATTACAAGATGCGTGAATTAAATCTTTGGTTAGTCCCTCATCAAATTGAGAACCAGAATTTTGCCAAAATAAAATTGATTCGGGTTGGACACTTTGATTTCTAATTGATTCCAATTGTTTTTGGAGAACATGTGGTCTTTTATACCCATTTAATATTACCGTTATACTCATACAATTTTTCTAAATATTTCAATGATTCTTTCACAAGAATTACCATCACCAAAAGGACAATCATATTCTGTTTGGAAATCGTTAATAATATCGTAAAAAATACCTTCTAAGTCAATGGGTTTTTTACATATAAAAGACGTTTTACCCAAGGACTCAGGTCTCTCAGTTTTTTCTCTACATACAATAACTTTCTTATTTAGGAACGACGCCTCTTCTTGAACACCCCCACTATCTGAAATTAGTAATTTACAGGATTTGAATTCCTCAATAAATTTATCATGGGTTAATGGTTCAATAACATCAACATGTGTCAATATATGTTTGTGTTTTATGACGTTTGGGTTTGGGTGTATTGGAAGAATGAATTTTAATTCAGGATTATTCTTTGCTAATCGATTGATAACATCAAACCACTCCGACATCATCTCATGATTCTCTCTTCTATGTAAAGTGATTAAGACTTTATTTTCGTATGTAATATTTTCTTTATTAAGATTATCTAATACGGTATTGCCAACTACAAAATTTTTACCCTGAACTTTTTCATTTTCTAAGTTCATCTTGTTACTTTCTGTTGGGCAAAGATTATAGTTTGAAATTCTACTAATTAACTGCCGATACATTTCTTCGGGGTAAGGGTGATTGTAGTCATATGTCCGTAATCCCGCTTCTAAATGAATCACTTCTTTTTTATGGTGTAATCCTATTAGGGATAATGAAAGAGCGGTTGCGGTGTCCCCTTGGATAAGTATATGTGTAACCCCTTCCAAAAATTCTTTTTTAAAATTTAAAAATACGGATGACATAATACTATCCAATCTATTTTCACACGTATCATCAATGGATAATTTATAATCAAAATCACCCAATACAATATCTTTGTGTTGGGTAACATATAAAATTTTATGGGGAATACTTTCCCCACACATTTCTATTAATTTTTTTATTTTAATATACTCAGGTCTTGTGCCGTAACAAAATAATATCATATATAAGTTGAAATGATTTCTAAATTTTTTAAAGTGTTAGTTTCTAAGAAATCAATTAATTCATCACCTGATAACCTATTAAACCATTCTTCTAAACTTGCACCATAATTTTGTGTCGTTATTACTTCCAAACCTAAACATTTTGCCTCAACAACCAGTCTACAAAAAGTTTCTCTTGCTATCGGGAAAAACACAATACCTTTACATTTGGCCATATTACTTAAAAATTCAACTCTGTCTTTAGATTCTTTAAGAATATGGACCGGTAATTTATTTTCAGAACAATACTTCAGACTACCTTGGGTGTTCTTTATCCAATTATTTGTATAGTAAACAGAATATTTGTCGTTTTTAACATTGTTGGATTTATTTAAATTCCTCAATAATTCTAAGTCCTCATTTGACCATATCGAACTATTCAGATTTATAAAATTAGCAACAACATCGTTTTTAAGATAAACGTTCATGTGGTCGGTTGTTTGAACAAATACCGCTTTTGCATTCCGGTAAAGAGAATAGTTGGTTCTTTCCTCAATCGGAATTATGTTGTCGGTATATCTCCATGGGTGTCTACTTGCACATATTTTATAATCGTTTTCAATAATGACGTAGTTCAAATTTTGTATTTGATTAACCAAGTTTGGGTTCATCAAAGAAATATTTGATATAATATACAGGGCGTTGTAATCAAATGACTTGACTTGGTTTGAATATTCAAACTCAAGATTAAATCTATCAATTAAAACTTGATTCACCCATTCAGAACCACCGTGAGGTACTTCTTTAATGGTAAAATCCGATATAAGTATTTTCCTCATATAACTTGATAATTTTCTTTTAACATGCTGTCCATGTAATTGAATGGTAAATTAAAATAATGTTCACCGAATTTATGTTGTTTATTGAACGATGACAATCTCTTTGCTCTTGAAATGTAAATGTTCTTCACGTAGTCTTTACCCAAGAATTTATAGTGAAGAAGTTTTATTTCCCGCTCATCCGAAAATTTACCATCAACAGAATTAAAACTGTGACCACCAATGCCGTATTTTATATCTAAATCAGGATGAAAAATTATATTTTTACACATTGGTTCATACGTTTGTGAACCTGTTTTAATTTTTGTTGTAATGAATTCACCGTCGTATATTGGAAATTCAGTACTAACCATGTCGTGACCGTCTATTCTTGGGACGGTTATACCCATTTCTTTGTACTCTTGAAGTTTATCCATAAGATTTTCATGGTATATAAACTCATCACAGTCACAAACTATAACCCAATCAACACCCTGACCTCTACTTCTTTTTTTATACTCTTCGGATTTAATGTTTACGTAATTAATTTCATTTATTTCATTACCACTATCCCATTTAATAACCTCAACTTTTGGGTACCTCTTATAAATCTCATCAGAGGAGTCCGTTGACATATTATCGTATATGAATATTTTTTCACAGATTGTACTATAGTAATCCAATGTGAATGGTAATATTTTTTCTTCATTCCATGACAGTATATGTGCGTGTATCTTCATTTTAAAATATGTTTTTCCAAAGTGTTAATATCTCTTCGTTACTTAATTTAGAAACTTCATTCATAGTCTCTTCATTACCATAAAACTCTGTACCGGTTAAATAACATTCATCTTTAACCAAACAAGCAACCTCACCCTTTGATGAGTGATATACCTTACCAATCATATCGTACATTTCTTGTTTATTGGTGGTGTGACCGTAATGAATTACTCTTGGATTCATTAAAGGTTTTACCAATTTGTCAAAATAGTTTTGGTCACCGATGTGACCGAACAAATAGATTTTTTCACACCTGTCTTTTAATGCTCTTTGTATTGACACATGGGTCTGTTTTCTGTCTTCAATTGTACCAATAATTCCTGCAATATTTCTTACCAGCTCTTTATTTGAAATAATTAAATTTTCTTTGATGTTTGGTATTATTACATAATCACCCCTGTAATCCGAGTGATATTTTCGATGCTCTTCATGTAAAAACACGCACAGGTCCCAATACTGTTTAATTTTACCAACAGGGAACCACCATTTTTCATGACAAGACAAAATAACTTTTTTAACAGGTGGTCTTTCCTGTAGTTGTAAAAAATGGGTAATTACAATATCATCAGATTCATACTTTAAATCTTTTTCAATGTTCCCTGATTTACATTTGTCTAAATGGTAATTCTGATTACCGTAAAATGTGCAATCAATACCATTTTCATTTAAGAAATTTGTTAAGTTTATAAAAAAAGTGGTAGAACCACCTTTTTCTGTAAATCCCGATACAATTTTTATCATCTTAATTGTTTGATATTTTTTCTAATTTCAGGTGAGTTTATGTACTGACCTAAGACTTGTTTTAATTCAACATCAACCTTTTCAAATTTTGATGCCATATCAATCATTACCACACTGTTTGTGTCAATGAATGTTTTACGTTTTTTAAGTAAAGTTTTCAACGCAAAATCTAAGTTATAAATTGATGTTTCTAAATTAATATCAAACCAATCAATCATTTTTAAATTTGTAGATGTAGTGGCAAAAAAGTCACTAATACTACCAAAATTGTTTGGAAAGTGTCCGTGTAAAATATTGAAAAAAGATGATTTGTTTTTAAAAATTAAATTGAACTGTTCGTTGTTTTGAACTATATCCAATCCATTTGAAAAAATTGTTCGGTCGTTTTCTAATACTGTAGGAAAGACGCACCCAAAAGTATTTTTTTCACTCTTAAATATTGAATACATACTTGAGAAAACGTCGTTCAATACGGTAACAGTATCATTACTGAAAAATAACAAATCTGTTTTTGATTCCATAAACGATTCATCCCATTTCAGTACTGATAAGTTTTTATTTAATGTATCAAAAAAACCCTCGTAAATTTTAATATTTTCAGATTCAAATTCTCTAATATTGTCTATATTGGTATCCGTCGAGATGAGTGAAATCTGTAAACTATCAAACACTGGTAATTTTTTTATGTTTTCAAAAAACTGAATTAAATTTTCATTATCGTTTGATGTTTGAACTATTAAATTAAATTTATCTTTAAACTGTTTTGGTTTGGTTATGTCATAATCAATTTTTGGTGTTATATTAATTGGTAGGTTCTCTTTAAATTTTTCAATGTAAAATTCCCTATTCTTTTCCCAAGAATCATTGGTCATTCCGATTGATTTGTGAGTGATTCTTATGTTGTATATAACACCGATGTTTACCTCACTTAAGTGATTGCTAGTACAGAATACCATATCATAAAAATGAAAACCCGGTACTGACTCATCAAAAGTGTGTTTTATTCTGTTTTTGTGGATTCCAATGAATAAACCATCCACTAAACAAACTTCGTGAATTGAATTTGGGATTCCATTTGCATATCTCGATTCCCATTTTTTACCCTCATTTTCATGATTAACAATACCAACCATTTTGGTATTATCTGTCCACCACCTACCACTCTCATGAATATTGGTTGTACCGGCAACACCGAGAATCCCGTAGTCAGATTCTTCAAAATGTTTGACTAATTTTCTACCCCACGAAGTCGTATTAAAGTAAATGTCATCATGACAAAGTACGACAATATCATGAATCGACTCTTGAATAATTTCATTGTAAGTTTGTGAAAGACTTTTTTCACCATTGTTTACTTTTTCAATAACTTGAACTTTGGGGTGTCCACAAGTTTTTTTTAAATATTCTTGAAATTTTGGGTTGGACTCTCTTGTACTGTAACCTATTGTAATCATTTTTTTGTTTTAAAATATTGATGATAATATAAGAAATAAAATTCACAACTTAAAATTTGGAACCGTTTGGTGCAAGACCGTTGTGATTATCAATTTGTTTTCTAAAATCTTCTCTAGTGTTATATAGGTCAAGAGCTCGGTTTACTAATTTTTGTAGATTGATTGAACCATCTACACTTTTTATCTTAAATCTTTTATAAACATCATCTATGATGTTAACGCTGGTTAGTTTTGTTTGTTGTTTAGGCATAATATAAGTATATAAATTTATATATATTATAAAAGACAAAAAATATCGGACAATTTATTAGACTGTCCGATACAATTTATTGTCCTTCTGTGTTTTCTTCGTTAGTTTGATTGTTAATCTCCTCAACCTTTTTTATGATTTGGTCAAGTTGTTGTTCCATAATTGTAATCTCCTGTGGAGGTGTTGAACCACCTTCGGTTAGTTGAATGTTTACCGTTTGATTACTAACAGGTTGGTTTCTTTTTTTACATCCGCATCCCATGATTTTAAGTTTTTTTATAAATATTTTGGTTTATTGTTTTTTATTCGTTATCTTTTGTAATAATAATAAATAGAAAACAATTTGTCAATGGAAATGAATAAAATTTATCAGGGTGACTGCTTAGAACTGTTTAAGGAGTTAAATGACGGTACTGTAGACCTCTTTGTTACGAGTCCACCGTACAATGTCGGTATTAGTTATGATGTGCACAAAGACGATGCTCCGATGGATGAGTATTTTGAGTGGTGTAAGAAATGGTTATCCGAAGTTTACCGTACATTAAAAGATGATGGTAGAATTGCCTTGAATATACCATATGAAATAAACGTTAGAGAAAGAGGTGGGAGAATTTTCTTAGTATCTGAATATTGGCAGATGATGAAAGAGATTGGTTTTGGATTCTTTGGTGTTGTGGACTTAGAGGAGGATTCTCCACACCGTTCTAAAACAACCGCTTGGGGTTCTTGGATGTCACCATCATCACCATACATATACAATCCAAAAGAATGTGTAATTCTTGCATATAAGAAAGATTACAAAAAGAAAGAAAAAGGTATATCTCAATGGTCTTATAATCAGATTGAGGTCGAAAACGAGGAAGGTAATTTTAAAAACAAAAGGGTTTATTCAGATAAAGACAAAAACGAATTCATGGAATTAGTCTTTGGTCAATGGAAATACTTCAACGACACAAAATCTTTAACTAAAGCCACATTCTCCATGGACATCCCAATGAAAGCAATAAAAATACTTTCCTATCAAAATGACCTGATTGTTGATTGTTTTTCAGGAAGTGGAACCACCGCTTTGTCAGCTAAGAAGCTGAATAGAAATTATATTGGTTTTGAGTTATCAGAATCTTACACAAAGATATCTCAACAGAGATTGATTGATTATGATAACCAAAAGAAACAACTGGTAATGTTTGAAGAATAAAATTAACGGACAGGATTCATAGGTGTTCCCAAATACATATTAACTCGGTCACCTTCTTTAAATTTATCAGTAACACCGGCGGGAAACTCAATAACATGGTCACCTATGCCGGTGTATCTTTTTGGGTTCAATTCATTTTGACCAGCGGGTTCACAATTTCTATGTATTTTACTGATTCTATTTTTCAATACAAAAACAATATCCAAAGGTATTAAACAGTTTTTCATCCAAAAAGAATGGTGACCAACACCACCCATATTAAAAACCATACAACCATTTAAATTATCTCTACCCATCATACCTTGACTAATTTCTTCAGGTTCGGATAGGTATTCCGCAGGGAACTTTGTATTATTAATAATCACTGACATATTTTTATAAATATTTGACTTTATCATATTTGTTTACTATATTTTAATATCATGAAAGGACTATTCAACGACCAATTAAATTTTGACAATAATGATGAATTGGAAATGGTTTTAGATAATTTAAACCCACAGATGGCAATTCAAATTATTGAAATGGGTTTACAACATGGTCATTATTCCGGTGTTTTTAACATGAGGGAAACACACACGTTATATAAAACAATTCAATACTTAAAAACATATGAATATAAGGACAATAATTTACGTACTGATGATTCTGACGGGAATCATAATTGAAAAATACGGAATGAACACCAGTAATCCCGAGATTGAAAAATATTTTGGATTTGGTATAATTTCTCTTGGTTCATTCAATATAGTTTTAGATTATTTAAAAAAGAAAAAAAATGTCAAATAAAGAAAAGAAATACATCACGGATTTTTTTGTAATAAGAAAGAAATACCATTGGTTTCTTTTACCAACTCCCATATTTTACTACCGTAAAGACACGTTTTTTGAAACCGGTGCAACCTCACCAAGCTGGGGTTTGGCTTTGAGATTCTTAATTTTTATGGTCGGTATTCAGATACAGAAAAACATATATTATAAAAAATGAAAACAAAAGTAGAATACGTATGGCTTGATGGGTATTCCCCTGAGCCAAATCTCAGAAGTAAAATAAAAATTGTGGACCTACCGGCACCATTTGAATTGAAACACATCCCCAATTGGGGGTTTGACGGAAGCTCAACTAAACAAGCGGAAGGTAACTTTTCAGATTGTTATCTTAAGCCAGTAAAATTATATCATACAAATAGTTCACTTGATACAGTATATGTATTATGTGAGGTTTTAGATGGTAATAATGAAATTCATCCATCAAATCATAGAGCAAAAGTAGGTGAGGAAGATGTAAATTTTTGGGTTGGATTTGAACAGGAATATTTTATTCGTTCTTCACATAATAATCCAATTCTTGGATTTGAAAGAAATGGTATCATTGACGGTCAAGGAATTTATTATTGTGGTGTAGGTGGACATATTGTTGGTCGAAATATTTCTGATGAACATTTGAACATGTGTTTAAAATATGACATCAATGTGGAGGGAACCAATTCAGAGGTTGCATTAGGTCAATGGGAATACCAAATTTTTGCAACAGGTAAAATTGCCGCTTCTGATGATTTATGGATGAGTAGATATTTTTTACATAAAATTGCTGAGAAATATGGTCGTTCTATTGAGTTACATCCCAAACCGATGACCCACGGAGAATGGAACGGTTCAGGTTTACATACAAATTTCTCAAATCAAAAAATGAGAGAAGAGGGTGGTGAACAATACTTCAATGCAATTTTTAGGTCTTTTGAATCAAGAACACAAGAACATATTGACTCTTATGGTTCTGATAACCATTTGAGATTAACAGGTCATTTTGAGACACAATCTATTGATAAATTTAGTTGGGGTGTCTCAGACAGAGGTGCATCTATCCGTGTACCAAAATCCGTTGGTGAGACATGGAAGGGTTATCTTGAAGACAGGAGACCAGCATCACACGCGGACCCATATAAAATCGTTAAAGTGATTAGTGATAGTTTATCATTAGCCGAAGAATTAAATAATGTTCATCACATGATGAATGTTGAAATAGACACCGAAAAAATTGTAAATAAATACGGTACACTTTCAGGGGAGGAACTCTTGGAAAGTTATCGAAAAGATGAAGAAGAATAAAATACCATGGGAAAAAAAGACAAAGAACATAGAAAAAAAGTTCAAGCTCGTAATCAAAGATTAAAGAGAGAAGAGTCCACATTGATGAATTTATTTAAGAAAATGCAAGAGACTAAAAATTCTGAATCAATAAATCAAGAATCGGAATCAAATAAAAATCAAGAAATATAAATTAATTATGGTAAGTCAACAAATTTTAGATACGTTCATTTATGAAACATTAAACGGACAATTTGGTGTGTCCGACCCAACAGAATTTGACCAAACTATTGGGGTTTTTGCAACTAAAATAGAAGCGGAAAACGCATTAAAAGAATACATTATTAGAGAACAAATAACTTTTGAGTAATGGAATTTTTGAATTCACACCCCATAAAAAAGTCGGATTTAGGATTCCACGGAAATTTATTCGGTGGAAAACTTTTAGCGTGGATTGACGCGGCGGCTGCGGGATACTCCATGCAATTGTGTGATTCACCAAGATTAGTTACCGTATCAATTGATAAATGTTTTTTTGAAAAACCAGCCAAAGAGGGTCAGTTGATTAAAATTTACGGGTCACCAAGTAAATTAGGGAATACTTCAGTTACCTTGTATATGGAAGCAAGAGCACATAATGTTTACACAGGTAACCAAATTGTCATCTTGAAAACAAACATAAGGTTTGTTAGGATTGATGAAGAAGGTAATCCGGTACCAATTGGTGAAAAAGGTAGGAGTAGAATTCAAAAATTAATTGACATAAGAGATTCTGAACAAAACGATGTCAACCCTTAAAAGACAATATAAAATTTACATTAAACAAAATCCCAACTCAAATCTTTCTTATGAGGAATGGGAAAAAAATTTTTTGGAAAATTTGAAATTGGGTATGGAATTAGGTGACGATTTTTCAGATTGGGACGTAACTTTAATGGACGGTTTGGAGGATGAATAAAAAGAAACCTGATATTGTTGTTTGGGATGAAACAAATGGGTACGACGCTAATAGAAAGCATTATCCTACCAGTATCGGTTCGCCAAAATTTGAATTACCTAATGTGGGTCTCGTAAAAAAAGAGTCCTCAAAAAAAATGATTGATGTCTTTAATCGTCAAAGAGAAGAAATCATTCAATCAATAGAAAAACTTCAAAGAGAGTATGTGGATTCAATAATGGTTTGGGAATCAAAAATTTCTTTTGACCCAATTGTTGGTGAAACATATTACTTATATAATTTTAATGGTGTAAATACATTATCATTATTATCACCAAAAGATTGGAATCGGGGTGACGATTTTATTGGTGCTTTTACATTAAATTCAGATAGAAAATGGGTTAGAAATGAAAGGTAAATTAATATATCAAAAAAAATCTGACGAACTTATTAACAGTGTCGAAGGATGGTTTATTGTTTCTGAAGATTCATCAAAGAATTTTGAAGCATCAAAAGAAACTTTAGAAAAAATAAAAAGCGGAAAATATGATGTAAAAGACGGTGATGAAGTCGAGTATGTTTTAAAAACAAATTGTCAAGTAATGTACGATGATATTTTTCATAGTACAATTGCTGACATCATAATAACGCAAAAAATGGTTAGTCGGGTTTTTCTGATTGATATTGATGGGACAATTTGTGACGACATTAAAAATGAAGATTCACATCTTTATCCGACAGCTAACCATTACCCAAACGCGTTGGGTATCATCAACAAATGGTACGATGAGGGAAATGTAATTACATTTTTTACCGCTCGTGAAAGTAAAGACCGTGAAGTAACCGAAACATGGTTAAAAGAAAAAGGTTTTAAATATCACGGATTGGTTATGGACAAACCAAGAATCAAAGATGACCAAGAATATGTGTGGATTGATAATAGAAAAGTCAGAGCGATTACGTATCTTGGAACGTGGTCTGAATTAAAAGAAGTAGACGCAAAAATTCAAACATTTGAGTAATGAACAAATTAGATAAACAATACACAGACTTACTCCAAACTATTATAGATTATGGGGTAGAAAAGAAAGACCGTACAGGTACAGGAACCAAATCTATTTTTGGTTATACAATCCGTCATAAAATGTCCGATGGGTTTCCATTACTTACAACCAAGAAAATGGCGTGGAAGACGATGGTAACCGAATTGTTATGGTTCCTTCGTGGTGATACAAACATCAAGTTCCTTGTTGATAACAATTGTCATATTTGGGATGGTGATGCGTATAAGAACTATCTAATTGAAGATGCCAAAATCTTACCTAATATGTCAAAAGAAAAAATGTTAGAGTTAGGATTTCGATTAACAAAAGAAGAATTCATCAACAAAATAAAAACCGATGATGAGTTTGCTAAGAAGTGGGGTGACCTCGGACCTGTGTATGGTAAGCAATGGAGAAGATGGGGTAGAAAGAATGTGACTAATTACGACTTAAAGGATGTAAAAGGTTCTGACCAACACAGAGTACTAAAAGCAATTGAAATCGGTGAAGATGTTACCAAGTATGGTGTCAAAATAGAATACCAAAACAATTCAATAGACCAAATCACAAACCTAATCAACGACCTTAAAACAAATCCAGACTCAAGACGATTAATGGTCAATGCTTGGAATGTTGGAGAGCTGGACCAAATGGTTCTTCCACCTTGTCATTATGGATTTCAAGTTTATACGAGAGAGTTGAGTTTAGATGAAAGGATTAATTATTATAACTCAACAAAAGACCCTTTAAATCAAAGTAGTGATTATCACGATGTTCACATGGATAGTTTAAGAGTTCCTAAACGAGCAATCTCTTTAATGTGGAATCAACGCTCAGTAGACACATTCTTAGGTCTACCATTCAATATTGCTTCTTACGGTTTGTTACTTGAGATTATTGCTAAAGAAGTAAATATGGTACCTGATGAGTTGATTGGTAATTTAGGTGATACTCATTTGTATAGTAACCATGTTGAACAAGCAAGAGAACAAATCGGTAGAAAGTATACACATGAAGAGAGAGAAGGTATGTTAAAAGAGGCGATGGGTCCTAATGGTTATAAAAGTGCGTTGAAAGACTTAGCACCATTTGGTGGAGGTATGTCTGAATATTATGAGATATATAAAATACCACGATACACAAGAGAACCTTATAAATTACCCAAACTAAAACATATGAAGACCGATGAATTTTATAAATCATTATCTGAAGACTCATCTTTAATAACTCATTTGGAAAATAAGGATTTTCAAATCGAAAATTATCAATCACACCCATCGATTAAAGCACCCTTAAGTAATTAAACTATGAAAATAAGTATTGACAAAGTTGTATATCAATCTTATATTTTACCATATGTTAAAATAACATATAACAGTTGGTTAAATGGTGATTATGAATTAATAATTGGTTGGTTTAGTTATCAATTGGTTATTGGTTATACACCAAAACATAACAGATAATTGAAAAATATAGATGATTAAATTTTTAAAACTGCTATTGATGAAACTTAGGCGTTTAAATTCCCCAACAATAGTTGAACCAGTAAAATGGTCAGTAGAGGATTTTAATAAAGCCAAAAAATGGGCCCAATCAAGATTACACCCTTCTTATAATGATAGAACAATATGGGACGTGGTTTATAGTGTAAGATATGATACTGCCGAAGTTCTTCACGAAATAAATAAGTTCATAGTTATAGAAAATAAAAATAAAAACAAATAAAAAAATGAAAATTACAAAAACACTATTATTAATTTTAGGATTGTTTACAATCGTATACTCATGTTCTGACACGAGTAAAACAATTAAACCACAAGAGTTCCCAACGGACTTAGGTATTTCGGGATTCAATTTTCCTGAAGACTCTACGAAAATTTACGGATGGTTAGAGAATCAAGATACAACCAGTATTGTAAATCACGCGTGGGGTATTTGGGCTGGACTTACTCAACCAACAAAACAAAAATACAATGGTCAAACATTGTTGGTTTTTGAAACTTGGATGGGTGTTCAAGAACTATCTGCAATGTCTGCACAGGGTCAAGTTTCAAGTTCAATGGAAAAATCAAACAGAACTGAACTTAACATCCCGAAACAATTTGTACATGGTAAACTTTTCGCGGGACAAAAGATTGACACAAACTTCACTGTGTTGGAAACAGTTTCTTATGACCCATCTGCGGCACATTTTGCAACATCAAACAAATTATTTAATCAATCGTCATTGAACAAATATTTGGTAAAAGATGGAATTGGTGCGGTACCTGAATTTCCTAATACTTCAATCACCACCAAACCAACATATTATGCTGGTGTACCAAGTAAAAACGGTTTGATTAGAGTACCTGTTTGGGTATCACCAAATCCGGCCAAAGCGTATAGATATAATGAATGGCAACAATGGGTTTACGCCGATGTTAATAATAAACAGGAACCGAATAAAAAGTTAGTACCTGTAACAACATCAAATCCCACAGAGGAACAAATTAAAGATGCGACCTGTAACGTAAATGATTTTATTAATTATAAAATTGATAGAGTAGGTGCGGACTATCTCAATAGTCACCAAGACGTTGGAACTACACCAAGTAGACAATTTATCGAAGGTGACTATGTGTTGTTGGTAGCCATGCACGTAACAACAAAAGAATTTAAAAATTGGACATGGCAAACTTATTTTTGGTGCCCTGACCCGTCTAACCCTCCTTCACCAAGTTCTAAATTTGAAGCAGGTCTTAGACCTAAAGAACTTAAAGGCGCCGCTTCACACTACGCAGTTAGTACAGCATACGCAATGGTTTGGCCGAATCAACCTGTGAGTGGCGGTTCTGACAACAACGCTAGACCGATACTTGCTTTCAATCCTTATTTAGAGGGTGGATTTGGTCCAAAAGTTTTCAGTTTACAAAACAAATTCAGACCTGATTTTGTGTATGGAATGCAAACAAACTGTATGTCATGTCACGCATTGTCGACTATGACGGGTAAGAATGGATACACCACAAATCAATACATTGATATGATGGACACATCGTTATTTAAGAATGATGTTAAATTAGATTTCACATGGTCAATTCAAGGTAACTTGAATTCTGATAAGTAATAACATAAAATAACAACAAGTGAAGCTCCGTAAAATCGTAAAAGAATATAAAAATGCTACAACTTATGAGATATGGGAAGGAATTAGAGACAATTTTACTTTCGGTTTCATCGGAGCGACACTTGTTGTTTTTATTGCAACAAGAACCGACTTTGCTGTTCTTATCGGTTATATTGTCTACTATTATTACATGGGTCGGATAGTTAATCGACCAAAGTACGTTACAGATTTAGGTAAGTTGATAGTTTTCCCAATCCCTTCGGCATTGGGTGCGTTCACAGGGTATAAGTTATCTTATACTTTAATTGGGTTATTGGGGAGTATTTTTTAATTAGTTCTCCTACCCTGTCCACGGTAGTTTTTCTCACTTTTATCGTGTTTATTAAAAGATTTTTTAGCTTTACCTAATCTTCTTTTACCAAAATTCACCTTTATAGATGCGTTTGATGATTTACCTTTTGAACTTTTTCCTGCTGCCATGTTAATAATTTTATAAAAATAAATATGGATATCATTAAAAAAGTGGTATATTTGTAAAAAATATCAAAAATGCAACTCATCAAACAAAGATTTTCTTATTTCAGAATAGATTTAGTTAGGGATAATTGTATGTTGTCTGAAGATAGACCAATACCAATTGTTGTATCTGATGGTAAAGAACTGGATGATGATTTTTTATTTACTGAACAGGTTAAGACACTTGAGCCCGTTGTAAATAGGGATACCAAATTTGAAACCATAAAATTGGAACCAAGACCATCAAAGGGTGCGAGGACAAAATATTTTTATGGTGAAAAAGAAAAAGAATACGTTTCTTTCATAAAATTGACAAAAGAACCTTGTTACACAACAAGTGAAAAACATTTAAAAAGACATTATGGGAATCCTTTCTCATCAATACAAATTGTAACATTTGAAAGAACAATAGAACTTAGAGAAGGTAAACTTTACATAAGGTGTTACAAGAATACCAGATATCGTGATTTTAATTGGAAATATTTCCGTAAATCTTCCAAGGTAATGACGTTAACAATTGATTTACAGAAGGGAGATTTTACGATTGGGGATATGAATTTTGGAAAGATAAAATCCAAAAGATTTAGAAAAAATTCATTTACTACGTTAGAAATCTTGTTGGGTTCAAACAGTCTTTTCAATTTAAAAAAAGAGTTTAGTAACAATCTTAAAATCGCTAAGGAATTTGATGACACATTTAATGAACACGAATTTGTAAATGTTATTAAAAATCACATTCCAAACTTACCTACTAACGTTGGAAACTTATTTGATAAACATTTTTTTATAACTAGTTTTATTGAATTCTTTGCGGAAAAGAAAAAAATAAAAACACCAAACGACTTTGTACCACTTATTAAAATACATTACCCAACTGAAAAATACCTTAAAAAGAATCAGAGAAAATTAATGCAATCTATTTTGGATAGTTACGGAATAAATTCAAAATTTACCTTGAAACTTTTCCATGAAAATCCAAAATTAAATTTACAAGAGTTTTCATGTATGTGTGATTTACTTGGAAAGGATTATCCAAAATACCTCGGTTCTTTGAAAAGTGAATGTTTTAATCTTTTTATGGTAGATAATGGTAATGCACATTCTATGGTACCGCTTGAATTGAGAGGTGCTAAAAATCACCACCGACACCTGTTTATTGATAATGTTGATAGGGAAAATATCATTAAAATTTTAAATTCCCTGATTCCCAAACCGGCAGGAGACCATTCAGTATCGTCGGTTACTCGAGGTATATACACTTTGATAAAAGACCACTTCGATATGATTGAAAAGATTCGTGAATTTGACCCTAACATAAAAATGAGGGCAACAAATTACACGGACTTTCATACAGAGCACATTGAACTATCCAAGACATGTTCATTAATCAAAAAGGGTTGGTCAATCGAATATCAATATGACAACAGAATGGTGAGATTAGTGGAGGAACAAATAAAGACTCGATTTGAGAACGACAATCATATTTTTTCTCCTGTGATATTAAAGAGAGAAGAAGAATATTCGGAAGAGGGTACATTTATGCACCACTGTGTTGCCAGTTACGCAAACAAAGAATCATCAATGATAATTTCATTGAGGACCAACGGTGGTTCAGATAGAGTAACATGTGAGTTTAACAAAAAAACAGGTGACTGTATTCAGGAGAGACATTTTTGTAATAAGTTACCACCTGAGTATTTTGGTGAATCATTAGAAATATTAAAACAAAGAGTTAGAAAATTTGCGTCACAAAGATTATTGAACCACATTGATATTAAAAAGGTGAAAGTTAAAATAAATGGGAAGGAAGTCAACCAAAGAGAACCTGATTTATTTGAACAACTGATGAATGGTGACATAGAGTTTTAATACTACATAATTAAATTTAGTCCATGTATATTTTATACATGGATTTGTTACTTAGACATTATCAAAACAAAAAATCCAAAACGAACAATTCGGTTTCGATTTGTGAATTACAGTTGTATCAATATGATAGTTTGATACACTATATCGCGGATTTTTCTTTCGATTATTTACGATACGGAATAAAAAACATCCTTACCATCCATCACGGGTTCACGGTTAATTTAAAAAACGGGGACATAAATACTTACTACCAATTATCAAACTATTCAGTGAGTGAAGGTGATAAAGGTAGAAGTAAAAATAATAGAAAGAAGAATAATTTTGATTCAATACTTGCACTAATAGAAAACGGCATGTACAAGGGTGAAAAGAGAAAAGATTATTGGGGTAAAAGGTATAATAAATCAATTCAGGACATTATTAATATTTTAATATCCAAAATACAATCTGAGTCAAATTTTAATATTGAAAAGAATTATCAAGAGAAATGCTATATTAATCCACTATATGATTTGTTAGTTGATTTTCATTTATCAAAGAAAAATATAAAATACCATGATACTGTTTACACCACAATTCAACAAGAGTATCCACAGAAAAAATGGTTAAAATTAAATGATAATAAATTTTTACCTTCTATTTTAGATTCGTATGGAATTAAATCAAAGTACTTGATTGCTGAATTAAATAAACCACAAAACTTTGATGTGAATATTAAAAGTCTAAGCTTTCTATGTAAACTTTTTGGTGATGGTTACGTTGATTATTTAAGACAAACTAAGTGGCACGACATTGTAAAACGTAATTCTAATTTCAGAAAATTCCACACTTTGAAAAATGATAAAGAAAAATCCATGATGGTCAAGGTTATTAATGATTGGGAAACCACAAACCTATATAAAGATAATTTTGTTGAGTTGGTGAACAAATTAATGAATCTTCGAGAATTCATAGAATCCAAAAATATCCCCTGTAAATTTAATGCGAGCGATTCCGACTCTGTAGAATTACTTTTAAATAAATTTGAAAACATAAAAAATCATTTTAAAAGGGGTTACAAAACAAGATATTCATTTAATGAGGAGTTCATAAATGAAATAGAATCTGACATTATAATTGACAATAAAGTTTTTCAAACCAAAATACTCAAAACCGAAGAGGATTTTTTCACTGAAGGATTTATGATGAAAAATTGTATGTCTAAACAATTCAGCAAAGGTGTGGTCTATATCTATCTTTCCATGAAATGTAATCGAACAAAGATTAATTTAGAATATAAAAAAGGTAGTTTGATAATGTCTTTTGGTAAGGCCAATAGTCCTGTTGAGTCTTATTTCAATCCCGCAATAAATGAAATATCAAAAAAAATGATGAAATATTCCAATATGACATGGACTAAAGAAAAATATGAATATATTTCAAAATAATTTTAGGATTTTTTTGGAAATCAAATTTTTCTTTTCTATATTTGGTTGGTAAAACCCCTTAATCATGGAACCAAAAGAATCAAAATCTAATTCTCACTTCAATATAAGTTTGGCCAAGTCAGGTTTGAGAATCGTGGCTTGTTATTTCTTATTTTTTACCAATTTAGAAACTGCGGCAATTTTATTTTTTGTGGCGGAGATACTCGGTATCGCGGAAGAAATCTTTTAAATTGTATTAACCATGAAATTCATTCAAGATATCAAATTTTATTTGGTACTCACCATGTTGTTTGCCATCTCTATGGGTATTCTTCTCCAAAAATCCATACATAGAGAAAATAAATTAAAAACGGAACTATCAAGAACCAAACAGGAAATGGATAGTTTACAAACCTATCTATTTTTATTTGAAACTGAATATAATAGGTTCGCGATGGCGTATGATATGTTCTATGAAAGAAACCCAAAAGCTGCCGAAGAATTTGACCACATATTATCAAATGAGACAGAATAAGACAAAACAAAAAGTCGAACCACAAAAAGAAGAAGAGATGATAGTTGTTGACCCATCAAATGAAAACAATCAGGATATTGGTATTAGTGGTGAATGGATTAATATTAGAAAATCAACAATAATCACCCTAAATGATTATTTGGTAGTTCAACACGATGAGGGACCAGTTTCTTTACGAGTTGAAATAAAGGCAGACTTTAATACTATACCACCTGAATACCATGAAATATTTTTAAATGTTTTATCTTCAAGATATCAAGGAAGAGTAAATTTTGGGGACAATCCGTTCTCAAAATGTAAACCAATCCAAAAGAGAAAATGGTATCAATTTTGGAGGTCAAAATATTTTGTCGGACCTTAATATTTATTTTCATGAAAAGTCCAAAAGAAATTAATAATCAGGTCATTAAAGAAGATAACCCAATTGTAAATGATGAAATAATTCAGGAGAATTATGAATCAGATAATGATTATACTTGGGACGATAATAAACAACATACCGAACAAAATTTCTACTAAAACCAAGGAGGTACATCTCTATTTTTCCATGTTGTGAATTTTGATTTTGCACCCCTGTAGTAGTTTCTGTAAGATTCAATCACACAATCTGTTTTATACTCTATTGGCATTGCTTTTGGTGGTGTAGTCAAACCTTTGTCACAAATTTTTAATTTATTTGTGACACACCACTCAATAACTTCTTGAGATTTATGACGTTTACCATAACGGTAAGTGTACTCTTTACAAAGTTCTAAACCCAATTCACAGAGTATTAGATAGTTTGTCAAGGATTCTCTTACCCATATTGAACACGGGTGATTTTTATGTGACAACTTGTACGGTACTTGACCGGTTACTTGTTCGGTCATGTGATGAGCCCCACACAAAAGTTGTGCAGTTTCCAATATCATTTTCACAACGTGTTTGTCGCAATGATATTCGGCACATTTTTTTACATCTTTATCAAGAAAGAATATATTCACAAGTCAAATATAGTGATAATTTGAAAAAAAATAGTTATATTTACTAAAAAATCTTAAAATGATGCGTATTTCAAATTCATTAATTGAAGGTGAAGTGAGAGAAATAAAACCTTTCATATTTGCTGTTATCGTTAAAAACCAATATGATAGGTCTAGCTTGTTTTGTAGATACCAAGAATTTTACGAATCTCCATACCCACAGATTAGAGGTAAGTTTTTCACTTTAGAACAATACATGAAGTTGTACATTGATACAAATAAAAAACCTCATTTTACGTATCCAAGCGATTGGACTGGTTATAATATACCCTCGAAAGTTCTTTTAGAGGCAAAAAATACGTTTGGTTTACCTCGAACCCAATATGATTATACTATGTATGAAATTATTGAATACTGTGAAAGAGAGTGTAGAATAAAGAATCGTGGTGAACAACATTCTTGGTATCTTATCGGCGCTGATAAAGTAAAAAGTGGTGTAATGAATCATGAAATAGCTCACGGATTTTATTATACAAACCCACAATACAAAGTTGAGGTCGATTATTTAATTGGAGATATTAATCATAGAGATTATGAACATTTGAAAAAAGTTTTAATTAAAGGTGGATATTCTGACGACAAAACGATTATTGATGACGAGATTCAAGCATACATGTCAACAGGTAAACATCATGAATGGAAAGATTCTGTCTATGAAAAATATTCGTCAGACTTTATTAAAATATTTAAAAGATTCAATAAATGAAAGTTATATTTTTAGACCACGACGGTGTAATTTGTTTGTCGTCAGAATGGGGTGGTCGATTCAAGAAACAAGAAAAATGGGGTGGTCGTAAATTATCTATGACAACATCAGAAATGCCACTAGAATACCGATTTGATAATTTCAATCAAAAAGCGGTTAAGGTATTAAACCAAATCATCGAAAAAACAGGTGCGGAAATTGTAACGTCATCTGATTGGAAGAGGTGGGCAAATCTCGAAGAAATGGGTGAATACTACGAATCAAAAGGTATCTCTAAAAAACCAATCGCTCTCACACCTAATTTAGGTCAGTGTAATTGGTATAATGATAAAGTATGGGTTTGGTCACCGAGATGGGATTTGGAGATGACTCGCGTTATCGAGATTAAACAATTTTTACACGACCACCCTGAAGTTACTCATTGGGTTTCTGTTGATGATTTGGATATGGGTAAAAATGGAGAGGACTGGAAAGATTGGGGTTTAGATAATTTTGTATTAACTCCATCATCTACTTTAGGTATCAAACAATCTGGTATAAAACAAAAGATTATCGATTACCTTACTTAATTACACCGTTTCTAAACGTAGGGATATTTATTTAAGTATAGAATTGTTTTAATGAAAAAACCCACACTACAAGAAGAATTACAACGAATCCATGAAATTACCTACGGTAAATCAATGGTAAATGAAAATTTTATCGATGATTTATTGGGTAAAATTGGGTTAGGTAAAAAAGACGAAAAAAAAATAGACGACCCCAAAAAGGCGGACTTAGTTTCACCTGACGTTGCAGAATTTTATAAGACATTAGAAGATACCGCAGCTCAGGGTGGGTTATCAGAACAACCAAGAGGTTCTATGGAATATCAAAAAGGTGTCGAAACTATGCAAATTGGTTTAATACTCTTGGGTTATGAGTTACCTAAATTTGGTGTTGATGGTTTATTTGGTCCTGAAACCGCAAGTGCTGTTAGAAAATTCAAATCAGATAATTCTGTAATCAAAGAAAGTGCCGATTCATTAAGAGATAAATTAGATGATTTAGGTTACACCGAAAAAGGTAATGAGTTAACCAGTGGTGGTTCTATTAATGACAAACTCACAGATATTGTTAGTCAAATTCTTGACAAGTACAGTCAAAGTAATCCTGATGTTGAGGTTACCATAACCGCAGGTAACGATAAATTCCACCATAATTTAAATTACGTAAGTCAACACACCAAAGGAAATGCAATTGATTTGGTTTTAAATCCATATAATTCAAAAAACGCTTCCGATTTTATAAAATTACTCAACTCAACAAAAAGTAGTGATGGTAATTTTTCATACATAGATGAATACACCAATCCAACCAAAGCCGCAACTGGTGGTCATTTTCATTTACAATATGGTGGTAAATCATCTTCTAGTAGTGGTACTTCTGAAAATGCCACACCTGAAATGTTAAATAAGTTATTGGAATTATTAAAAGCTAAAGGTGTTAAATCCGAAGAGTTAAAACAATACCTTGACCAAGCGGCTAAAAATTCACAAATCAATGTTGACGGTTTAACGGACATCAATTTTTATAAAAAACTACTTGAAAATTTAGGTGCACCCGAAAGTGAGGAAAACTTAAAATTCTTATACGCTTGGAGACAGTCAGAAGGTTCGGGTGGAAAATATAATCCATTTAATACCACATGGGATTTACCGGGTTCCACTAACGCAAATAGTGTTGGTGTTAAAAATTACAAATCTTTAGAAGACGGTATGAAAGCAACCATCAAAACATTGAGAAATGGTCTTTATACTTGTATTGTTGATGGTTTGGTAAATGATATTGGTGCTGCGGAAATTGCTAAGTGTGAATCACTTAAGACTTGGGGTACTGGTACTTTGGTTGCCAAAGTTGTAGATGGTTACGAAAGAGGTGCCAGTCCAAAAATCAAATCTTTAGCGTAAAAAATTAATTTTACTTTTTCTTTTTCTTTCATATCTTTTCATAAAACAAAAAGTTATGGCAAAAGATACCTGTGTAATTTGTGGTGTTGAGACACCATATGAATTTGAAACTCATATTGATTTGAGATACGGTTACGTTGAGGGATTAGGTCAATTGTGTGAGAAATGTAATCGTTCCGATGAGACTAAAAACTTATGTGTTCCAATTGATTTAATTAGGGATACACCAAACGATATGGAATTGGGTGAAAAAGTCAGAAGATTGTCCGATAAGTATTAACAATTCTGTTTTTGGTTGTATTTATATGTAAAGAATTATTTCTATGGATAAATTAACCGAAAAATATTTAAGACGTATCATTTCTGAATCTTATATCTCTGATGTGGAGGAAATGGCATACAAACAAAAGGGTGTCAGGGATGACAAAGGTAAACTAGTAAAATATAAACCTTTCTTCAAAGAAGATAATGACACAGATATCCCTGATTATTGGATTGCAAACCCCACCTTACAAGAGGGTGGTGAGATATTAGTGGTACCATTAGATTGTCAGGAACTTGAAGCGTTTAAAAATGCAAACAAAGAATTCTTAGAAAAAATCAAAGAACTCCACAATTTAGAACCACAATTAGCCGCTTGTAAGAGAGGAAAGTACCATAGACCTATTGAAAAATATGTTGAGGGTGGATATAAACCCACAGGTGACACATATAAAGAACAAGAAACAATTAAGAGAAGACTATTCACAATCATTGCAAATACTTTTGAAGACGAATCGTTTGTTCAAGAACTTAACAAAAGAAGTATTCCTGCTGTGGTTGCTAGAGATAGAAAGAATGTCGACCAATATGGTAAATTTACAAATCAATTAATTGAATACTCAACACATAACTATAATGCTTACCCAACAGTAAGGGATTTTTTATTATCGGCAGTGGCTCGAGTTCAGGGTAAAGATACTGATGAAATGAAAACATTTTATATGGCTCGTCAGTACAATAAAAATTACAATAACTGGAGAGCAGACAAAAAAATGTTGAAACAATATGCTGGTAAAACACCAAAATATATGTTAGACGCATATGGTCTTGAGGAAAAAAACATAGACGTTACAGTTAGAATGGATTTTGAACTTAAAGGAGAATTAATTGGTGAAAATAGTTTTGCGTGGACCGCTAGAGCTCAAACCAAGTTAGGTAAAAAACTTGAAAGCGAAAGTGGATTAAAAGGTGGGTTTCTCGATGATAAATTAATTCAATCATCTGCAACCGCACAACTTAGACCTGGAACAACATTCAATGATAATTATACGGTAATGAACGATAAACAAGTTGTGGATGCGTTAATGGAAGTTATTAATGATTTAAAAACACAGATTTTATCATTAAATCCAAAAGACAATCTTAAAAGCGCAACAGTAAAAAGATACCAAGTTGGGGGTCCAAACCAAAATGAACTTAACGAATCAATAAAAAATAAATTGGTGAGTCGAATAGTTCAAAAAGTGGTCAAATAAATTAAAACCAAATTAAATCCCGAGAAATCGGGATTTTTTTTTGCAATATTTTGGTATATCCAAAATTATTTCATATATTTGGCCCATATTAATTTTAAAATGGGTACAAATTATTATCGTATACCGACCGCAGAGGAAATGGAGTCACGTAAATCACGTCTCCAAAGAGATATAGAAAAGATGACAATGTCACCTAGTGATATTGAACGTGGATTTCCCTTTATTGACCCATTTAAAGAATCTTGGGAGATAGTTAGCCCTTGGGACATATTCAGAGATGGTACATCAATTCATTTAGGTAAAAGAAGTGGTGGGTGGAAGTTTTGTTGGAATTTTCATAATAATAAACATTATTCAAATAAAGAAGAACTACTTTCATTTATTCGTTCAGGAAGAATTGTGGATGAATATGGTGAAGAATGGAATGTTGAAGAGTTTATCACCATGGCTCTTGAGTGGGGTCAACCAGATGGTTGGGTTGTAAATGAAGAATACAGGAGAGACCAAAGGTCGAAAGGCCACGGAATGTTTTGGATGGACAACGAAAAATATGATGATTTAATAATCGATGGACTTCGTGTGAGTACATCAGTTGATTTTAGTTAATATGTTAAGAATAGATAACAATAGAAAAGTTTGGATAACGTCTGACACGCATTACTCACATACTAATATATGTAGAGGAATTACTAATTGGAGAATGCCTGACGGTAGTATTCCCGTTAATCAAACGAGAGACTTCGCAACTCTTGATAAGATGAACGCCGCGATTGTAAACAACATCAATGAGGTTGTTGGACAGGATGATGTTTTGATTCACTTGGGTGATTGGTCATTCGGTGGGTTTGATAATATAGCGGAATTCAGACATAGAATCGTTTGTCAAGAGATTCACATCCTATTGGGTAACCATGACCATCACATTGAAAGAAACCGTGAGAATTGTCAGAGTTTATTTACCAGTGTAAGTCATTACAATAGACTTGAATACCAAGGGCATTCATTCGAGATGTTACATTATCCTATCAGTTCGTGGAACAATCTGAGAAAGGGTAGAATCCATTTACACGGACACTGTCATTTACCTAACCACTTAAAAGTTAGTGGTGGGAGAAGAATGGATGTTGGTATGGATGGACACCCTGAGTTCAGACCATATGACTTTGTACATGAGGTTTTAAATCCAATGTTGAAGGTTCCGATTGGTTCTGAATTGGGGGATATAGACCATCACAATGACGACATGAAAAATGTTGTAGGTTAAATTTTTTACTTTAAAAAATATTTCATATAATTTAATTAATGAACATGTTAAACAAAATCTTCACCAATATTATAAAATCCAAAACAACGATTACCTTTTTGGTATTTTTCTTCATTGGAATTTCTTATCAATTTTTAATCTTTCCTGGATTAACCGTTGCAAATACGATAATCAACATAATCTCAGCGATTTTTTCGGTGGGTACGGCAATGTTTGCGGTTTTTTATATTAGGTTTATGTACTTTAATGATGAACCTTTTGAACTCTTCACACCGGACCCAAATAAAACACCTGAGACGGAATTGGATTATAATCCAAAGAAAGTTACCAAAAAAGAAAGAAAATCTAAAACAACAATTAAAATTAAAAAACAAACTAAATAAATTATGGAACCATTTTTGAAACGATTAATTTTCGGAATTTTAGGATTCATTATCCTAACCTTATTGTTTTTCTCTTGTGAGAGAATTGACGCCGGTCACGTCGGTGTAAAAGTAAATCTATATGGTGATGGAAAGGGTGTTGATGATGTCACCGAATGTACAGGTATGGTATTCTACAACCCCTTCACAACAAAGATTTATGAATTCCCAACCTATATTCAACACAAAGAGTATAAGAAAACTGAGGAATCTGATAATTCATTTGTTGTAAACTCAAAAGACGGTTCTGAGTTTCAAGTATCCCCAATTATGAACTATTCGGTTCAAAGAGAAAAAGTACCCACAATATTTTCAAAGTATCGTAGGTCATTACCTGAAATTGAGGAGGGATTTTTAAAGACCGCAGTATATGACGCGTTTCGTTTAGCAACAAATAAGTACACTGCTGATGAACTAATCTCGAATAGGGCGGTGTTTGAAGTTGAGGTTCGTAAACTATTGGAAAGTCAACTTTTAAAAGAAGGGTTTGTGATAAACCAATTCACCTCAAATTTGATTTACCCTGAGACATTTAAGAAGTCCATTGAAGCCAAGAACAATGCGGTCCAAGCAGCGTTAAGGGCGGAAAATGAGGTAAAAACTGCGGAAGCTCAAGCCAAGATTAAAATTGCAACCGCCAATGGTAATGCTCAAGCAATGTTGACCGCGGCTAAAGCGGAATCCGAAGCCAATCGGATGAAACAACAAACAATTACACCTTTACTCCTACAACTTGAATGGATTAATAAATGGAATGGGAAGTTACCCGAAACCATGTTAGGTGACAAAAATAATACGATGATAGGTATTAAATAAAAAGAACCCCTCGAAAGAGGGGTTTTTTGTTTACATACGATATTTATAGATAAAAGAAAAAATGAAAAAAGTAGTTAAATTATCAATCAAAGATTTAGAAAATATTGTAAAAAGAACAATCAACGAAGCTGAGTTTGATGATTTCGATACTCAAGCACAGCCCGAGGAATTACCAGGTGCTCAGGAGTACGAAGATGAACAAGAATTAAAAAGAACTGTGGCTATTGGTAAAGGTGACGATGGAAAAATATACGTAACTGATGTTGAAACCGGTGAAATAATTGCAACCAAGTAAATTATTGGTCCTTAACTTTTTTCTTCAAGTTCCTTATCATCCCAATTAATTTCTCATCCCTTTTATTATTAATAATAGTGGTGGTGTTAGATGATTCAGGAAGCATCGCCATCACTCTTACGGAACTATCATCATTAATATTATAGGTTTTACGAGACATTGAGTTTACTACTCTTGTCTCGTTTTTCATTTTATTGGTATAGTTTTCAATATCACTTATAATAGTTAATATCTCATTTTCCCTTTTAACCATTTCATTGGTACACTCTCTTTGATTTTCTATTACTTGGTTGTTTAACTCATCAATTCTATTGTTTAGTTGTACAATCTGATTGTTTTGGGATTCTATCCTTAATTTCAGTTCTTCGTCATTATATGTTAAAGACTCAGTGATTTTGGGTCCAACCGAGATAATTATAATTGAAAATAACAAAATTGACAGAGCAACAATTCTTTGTCTCTGTGTGAATTTTGATAATATTTCAGATATATACTTAAACATATAATAATAAATATTTCATAATTAAAATGGCAAACAAAAAAGGATTAAATACTCGAGTAATTACTGTTTTTCATCCAGACACTGACGAGGAATTTGAATTATTCGTAACCTATGAATACATAAATAAAGATGATTCAGATGAAGATGATAATTTATTTATGGATAACAATGAGGTTGATATTAAATCATATGAACCAAACAACGAAGTTGATGAATTACCAACTTGGTTAACAGAAGATATGGTCTACGAGGCCTTGTACGCTGAATTGGAGATAGATGAATTCGAGGGGGAAGAACTCACAGAAGAAGAGGAAGACACCTACTACAATGATTTTGTTGAGGATTCTGACAATGATGATTATTAAAATTACTCTTTAAAATTTTTTATTTTAAAAATTTATTCTTATACTTGTCATAGAAGTATTTCAAATGACAAAGTATACTATTTTTTGTGATTTAGATGGGGTCTTAATAGATTTCAACCAAGGTTATAAAGACCTTACTGGTATTGATTTGAACAAAGACGAACATCGTAACGACTCACAATTTTGGGCACCAATAGAAAAGGCGGGATATGATTTTTGGGTCAATTTGAAATGGATTGAACCTGACGGTCACATTTTGTGGGAACACATTTCCAAGTATAATCCAACCCTTTTATCTGCACCATCAAGACAAGTTGAATCCCGTATTGGGAAAATGGAATGGGTAAACAGGGAGTTACCCGGTGTTGCTTTAATATTAAGAAGTGCTAAACATAAAAAAGATTTCGCGGCTCCATACACAATATTAATCGACGATAGGAAAGATACTATAGACGGTTGGAATGAAAACGGTGGTGAAGGTATTCTTCATACTTCCGCGGAAGAAACAATCAAAATATTAAAAGAAAAATATAATTTACACTAATGGCAGAAAATAGTTCGTCATCAGGAGGAGTGGGATTCTTCGGTCTGATGTTTTTAATTTTTATGACACTTAAACTTACTGGTGTTATTGATTGGTCGTGGTGGTGGGTGACCGCACCACTATGGGGTGGGTTTGCCCTCATCTTTATTGTCATCATGATTGTTGTAGTTGTAAAAGCACTTGACCGATGATATATGTATCAATAGACATTGAGACTTCAGGTCTCGAACCGTTAAACAATAGTGTGTTGTCTTTTGGTGCTATCATAGAAGACACCACTAATAAATTACCATACGAGAAATTACCAAAGTTTAACGCCATCGTACTTCAAAACCAAATTACCGGTTCACCGAGAGCGATTTCCATGAACAAAGAAATCATATCATTAATTGGTGAATATAAAGAAGGTAACGAAGAGGATAGGGCAAACTTGGAACATCATAGTGATTATGTATTTTTGGAAGAAAATGAACTGGCACAAAAATTCTATGACTTTTTATTCTTAAATGGTATCTACCCAAATTCATCATTTCTAAATAATCATGTTAGAAATGTCAATGGAACAATGATACCGGCTTTTAACAATCACACACCATCACTTACAATTAATGTTGCCGGTAAAAATTTTGGAACCTTTGATAAATTGTTCTTGGAAGAATTACCGTGGTGGAAAAAACTCATAAAAATCAGACAAAGAATTATTGACCCTTCCGTTTTGTATTGTATATGGGATGAGGATAACGCAATTCCAAGTCTTAAAAAATGTAAAGAACGTGCTGGAATTGACGGAGAAGTCGCTCACACCGCTCTTGAGGACGCTTGGGACGTGGTTCAAATGTTACGTAAATTTTATTAATAAACTAAATTAAAACAATATGTCACGAATCAAAGAACTAAAACAAAATCCTGACAACAACATAAATATGGTTGATGTCTTTCAAATCTTTTGCCCTGAGGGTAAATCTAAGTACATCGAATTTTTAATTCGACTTTCAAAAAACACGAAACATTTAGACATGTACGTCAATGAAGTTCGTGAGAATCTAAAAAGAGAATTTGGAATTACAGATGACCACTTTAAAGGAATGACCCCATTTCAAATTTTTAGCTCTTACAGATTTTTGGAACAGAGTTTTAATTTTTCAGATTTAAAAACATTCCAAAAATTTTGTGATTACAATGAAAGAGGATTGATTCAAGATAATGACTTATCTAAATTTAAATCTTTTGACGATGTAATGACGGCGACTAGTCTCGCTGAGATTAAAGCTTTCGAGAAAGATTTGGAAAAACAAATTCACACATTGTTCACTTCAGATGAGTGGATTGTTTTAAGACCTTTAACGTTTTACGCCTCAAAGAAATATGGGTCATCAACAAAATGGTGTACGTCGTCTGAGAATAACCCGGATTATTTCCTAAGATACTCCAAAAGAGGTATCCTTATTTATGTGATTAATAAATTAACAGGATTAAAAGTTGGTTGCTTTAAATCACTCGACTCAGACCCTGAATTTTCTTTTTGGAATCAAATTGATTCTCGTATCGATTCATTAGAAAGTGGTTTACCTGATTTTATATTGGGTGTCATTAAAAATGAAGTTAGTGAAAACCCAGTAACCAACAACTCTTTGTTGACTGAAGAAGATAGAATCAAAGAGGATGTGTTACTGAAAGAGTTTACCAAAATGGAGGTACTACCAGAACCAACGGATATGGAATCCCCAATGGGTGAAGCTGATATGGATATGAGAAATGTGGATATAAGAGAAGAGAGAGAATGGGTAGTTGAACGTGATGTTGAAGCGGTTGTGGAAGAAAGGGCGTACGAGACAAGTGGAATGATGTCGGAAGGACCGAGAGAAATCTTACGAGGAACCTATGACAATGAAAATGCCACCTTGAGGAGAATTTAATTACAATCAAATCTAAATTTGTAAGGAGGGATTTCGGTCCCTCTTTTTTTTGAAAAAAAATTTGGATATCTCAAATACTAGTAATATATTTGTATGTAAATCATAAAAAATGAAAAAATTCTTAATGATATTTTGTATGCTGTTGATGAACAACACATGGGCACAAGGGTTAAGAGTACCCCAAAGAATATTCAATTATGGATTATCTTATGGTCCTAGAGGTAATTCATCATATTATTCCGCGGGTTACGAATTCTCCAAAGAAAAAACAAATGCCTTTATTGGAATTGGTTATGGTAAATTGATGGCCGAATTAAATTTATTTAACCCCAATACTTTAACAATCAATGGTAGACCTGAAGAAATTTATGTTGTTTTAAATTACGTTTACACAAATAAAGATTATAAATGGTTAATTTTAACAGGTGGGGCGGGTTTATCTGTTGATGGTGGTAATCAAATTATATTGAAGACCGCTGCAAATTTGAAATTATCATATCCCTTGTACTTAACTTTAAGTTTTTATCAAACCGATAAACCTCAGTTTATGATTGGGGGTAGGTTGTTTATTTTTTGATTATGAAAATAGCACTCATAGCACACGACGGTAAGAAGGCGGACATGGTTGCCTTTGTAATGAAACGATTAGATTTTTTTAATCGAACCGATGTTGATATTGTTGCAACGGGTACGACAGGTAAAAGAATAATGTTTGCTGGTGTTACAAAGGTTGAACAAGTCAATTCAGGACCAATGGGTGGAGACGCGGAAATTGCTGCAATGGTCTCGAGAAAAGAAATCGATGCGGTTATATTTTTTAGGGACCCATTGGATAAACACCCGCACGAACCTGATGTACAAATGTTAATGAGGGTTTGTGATGTGCACGAAGTGGCATTAGCTACAAACTACTCAAGTGCAAGAATGGTCGTGGACCATTTTACGAAAAGTTAAATTTTGGAACAATAATTGTCTAACACTCAAACACTAAAATTATGTTTTACAAATATGATAACTCTCTACTCCTTTGGAAAAAGGATTGGAAAAAAGTAAAAATCGCGTTGTCGGTTGTAATTGTTTTGGTAATCTCTTCATTTATTTTAGGTCGTTTTATACGGTTTAAAAGTTTGGACAGTTACGAAAAAGAATTAATCGTAATTTCATTAGAAAAAGAAAAAAATAAATTTTCAGAGGATAAGTTTGTATCAGAACTAAAAAGATTAAACGTTAAATTTCCACATATTGTTATGGCTCAAGCCATTGCTGAGACGGGACATTACAAAAGTCAAGTTTTCAAGGAAAATAATAATCTGTTTGGTATGAAACAGGCGACAGTTAGAATCAACACCGCCAAAGGAACTCAAAACGGTCACGCGTTTTATGATAACTGGTACCAATCTGTTTATGATTATGCGTTTTACCAATGCCGATACCTTGGTCAGATTAATACTGAAAATGAATACTATTTGTATTTATCAAATACCTACGCCGAAGCGGGTGAAGGGTATGTTAAATTATTGAAAGACATAATTCAAACTGAAAAATTAAAAGAAAAATTTTAATCATGGATATAAAACAAGTCAGGATTCTTTTGGCGTTTATAACGGTCATAATTTTCACTGGTATTCTTCATTTTAATAAAGAAAAGATACATAACTATATTACAGATGAAAATATAGTTGAGGAAGAAATAAGTGAGGAAGTTATACCAAGGAGCGAAAAAGAGTGGTATCCTGTACCGGTAGTATCCTGTGAAGAAATATTCCAAAATCAATATCATATAACATTTGAAAATGGTGTCACAATACTAACCAATAAACCCGCCAAAATTGGTGATACCACAAAATGTTGGATAAATGGGTGGTATAATTCCAAAATAGATGAGTCCTTAGACTCGTTGACATTTGAAAATCCATATTAATTTAATCCCCGAAAGGGGATTTTTTTTTATTAATTTTTGGAAATACGATTTCTTTTTATTATATTTTGTTAGTGGTAAGTACAGACTAACTTAGAATATAATGAAAGTAAATATATCGAATGCAACCTTCTCTTCGATAGTAGGGATTGGTCAGAAAGTTAAAAGGGCGGCAAAAGAATCAGGTAATTCATATCTCGAATTAAATAGAGGTGTAAACGCTGTTACGGAAATCGATTTGACGGGAGTTATGAAACAAATTGATTTTAACTCAAAAGAGTTTCAAGTATATGCACCTAACTTGGGTATTGAAACATTTAGACATTCTATCGTTTCAGAATATTTTCCTTCATTTGCAAATTCACCTAATTTCATCAATAATATTGCAATCACACCAGGTGGTATGCCTGCGTTAGATTTGGTTATCCAATTATTAAATGTAGAAAATATTTATTTCCCAAAATTTTATTGGGGTTCTTATTCTAAAATGGCAACAATTAGACAAAAGTCTTTTTCATTTTATGAATCATTAGAATCTTTAGAAGCATCCAATTTTAGTGAATCATCTTGTATTTTTATTTGTGACCCAAATAATCCTACAGGTGTAAAAATAGATGACAACATTCTTTTCAGAAAGATTTATGAGATATCGATGACAGGTGCGATTATAATATTTGATTCACCATACCGTAAGTTATTTTATGAAGATGATTTCTTTGATAAAGTTGCCCATCTTGATAATGTTATTATCACCGAATCTTTTTCAAAATGGGTAGGTTTATCGGGTTTAAGAATGGGTTTCATTTTTTGTAAGGACAAGGATTTTAATTCAGAATTAAACATTCGTTTACTTTATGAATTCAATGCCGTATGTTCCCCATCTCAAATGATTATTGAGAAAGTTTTAACCACACCCGAAGGAAGAAGTTCATTAGAACAATTTAAAAATATAACAACTAATAATATCTTTAAGAATGTAAATTACCTAAAAGAGAAAAACCTACTGGTTGAAGAAATTTACCAAGGTGGTCAACCATTAGGTATCTTCGCGGTTATAAATAAATCGGAAGATTACTTATTTCAACATAGAATCGGTGCTGTTGGTCTTGATAAGTTTGTTTATCACGATAAGGACTTATGGTCATCATATTCTAGAATCTGCGTGTCAGTTGAGCACGAATTATTTAAAAAATATTTACTAAACATAAAATAAATAAAAATGCAAACATTAATTTTTAACACAACAACAAAAGAAGTTAAGCTTTACGAAGGTCCAAAAGAATCTTCAAAATTATTAGAAATGATTACAGATGCACCAACTGTTAGAATAAGTGACAGTGGTTACTATGAAGTCATGAAGAAATTGGATGGAGATGAAAAAAATATTCCTGTTTTAAGAGTACCAATTTCAAATACAAACATGTTTATCGAAAAGTAATATGTCTAAATTTACACCCAGCAAATATCAAAAAGATATTTTCAATTTTATTTTAAAAGATACTCGAAACGCAGTAGTTTCTGCTGTTGCTGGTAGTGGTAAAACGACGACACTATTAAAAGCTTTGGACTTAATACCTGATGATAAATCAGTATTGTTTTTGGCATTCAATGTTAGTATACGAGATGAATTAAAAAGAAGGATTCCCGAAAATAAGAACATTGATGTCAAAACGGTCCATGGTTTCGGTTACACAATCATGAGGAATAACTATGATTGTGGTGTTGACGAAAAAAGTTTAAAGTATCGAAATCTTTTTTGGGACATCATTAATTTTTACAGTGGTGAAAAACCCGATAGTTTAGACAAATACGGATTCAACGAAGAACAAAACAAGTACATTCAAGGCATCCATGATTCTGTTCAAGGTGAGAATATTGACAGGTATAAATTTGTTACCGATGTTGTAACTCTGTGTAATTTATCGAGACAACATTTAGTAAATTTTGATATCAAACCAATTGGTGTTGGTGAGATAAATAAAATTGCAGAGTTTCATTCTGTGAACAATCAAGATGGTGAATCCACTGCCGCATGGTATCTGTCTAAATTGGGTATGTCTTATCTAAAGGTTCTCGATTATACCGACATGATTTCTTTACCAATCATTTTGAACCATTCGGGAGATAATTACGATTTTGTTTTTATAGACGAATGTCAAGATTTGAATTCTTGTCACCGTTTATTGATGCAAAAAGCAATGAAACCTGATGGTGGTAGATTCATTGCTGTAGGTGACCCTAAACAAGCGATATATGGTTTTGCAGGTGCTGACCATGAGTCATATCAAAAATTGAAAGAACTACCAAACACGGTTGAATTACCATTGTCTTTTACATATAGAGTCTCGCCTGAGATTTTAAATTTGGTTCGACACATAAATCCAGCAATCATTGCTCATTCTAAAAATAGGTCAGGTAGAGTAATTGAAAACTTCTCCTATAAAGATATTATGGATGGGGACATGGTTTTGTGTAGAAATACATTTCCGGTTGTCTCATTGTGTATCAAATTATTAAGTGAAGGTAAAAAATCTTATATAATTGGTTCTGATATTGGTAAGTCTTTGAAAACCATGATACTTTCTTGCAACAAGAAGAATGAAGAATATAACATGACAAACGTAATATGTTGTCTTCTTAAGGACAAAGAAAAGTTGATTGAAAAAACAATGACAAATCACACAATGAAAAGAAGTGAAGCGTTAGAGGATAACCAAGTAATTCTATTTGGTGAAAAGATACAAGTAATAGAAGCGTTATCCCACGGGATAGATGACCCCGCAATTGTTGTAAAGAAAATCGATGATATCTTTTCAGATGATAAAAAAAGTGGAATATGCTTGAGTAACGTACATAAATCTAAAGGTCTTGAATCAGAAAGGGTTTTTATTATCCACCCAGAATTATTTCCATCGAAATTTGCAACCTTACCATGGCAAATTGAACAAGAAAAAAATTTAGAATACGTTGCTTACACAAGAGCCAAAACCACTTTAGGATTTGTAACCGACTTTGATGCATTTGTTAACCACAAATCAAGGGACATTGACGAATCCAAATTAAAGGTGAGTAAATTTGTCGGTAGTCCTGGTATGAAAATTTATTTTGAACTAACTGTTACCGATATTAGAACCGTGAATGGTCTTTATGGGCCAACAACTGTCTATGATTTGGTTGACAAAAATGGTAACATATTTTCTAAATTTGGTGAAATTAATACTGAATACCTAACAACTAATTTACATAAGAGCGTTTCAATTAATTCAAAGGTGTCTTTTTACGGCATAATAAAGGAACACTCAGAATTTAGGGGAAACAAGGTTACTAAATTGGGTAAGATATCTCAGTACTAAATTGACATTTTAAAAATTATTAATTATATTTGAATCATGGGATGTGATATTCATGTGTATTTGGAAAAATACACTTCAGTAAATGGTGAAAATAAATGGGTCAATGTTGACCATTGGCAAATAAATCCACATTTTGGAATGAACGATTCCGAAAGGGAGTACGACCACGTTGCTTTTTATTGGGGAAGAAATTATGATTTATTCTCAATTCTTGCGGAGGTCAGAGGTTCAATGGACCCGATTGCGGACCCAAGGGGTTTACCTGAGGATGTGACTGAGACAACAAGAAAGGAATATGAAAGAGGTGATATGGTCCATACAGCTTCTTACTACACCTTAAAAGAACTCAAAGATTATCTGTACAATAATTCAGATAATGAAGAAATCGTTGAGAACTTAAAATATTTTGTTGACTCTATGGACAATAGGTTTAAAGAAGAATTTTGGATAACAAATGATGACCAAAAGAGGTATACGATTAAAGAGAATGGTTTTAGAGTTGTCTTTTGGTTTGACAACTAATTCTAATAATGATAACAACAACCACAAAAGATTATTATGAATGTGTGAGATGTGGTATTAACACCTCATTCGAATATAGAATTTGTCCATGTAACAGAAAACCATGTGATGCGATAAAAAAAGGAATTATTACAATCACAAAAAATATTACACTGGATGATGATAATTTTAAAGCCGACGGTAGGGACAGGAATGATGATATAGGACAAATGTTGGCATCATGGAATGTTTAAAATATGGAAGAAAAATTATATAGTGCAGCAAAAGACTTCGTAAAGAGGTATGGACAAGATGATGTTAGTGAACACATCATCAACATCATTGTATCGGTAATGAGAACAAGAGATGGGGTTGGACCCATTGGGGGTAGTTTCGTTCAATCTGTTGTGAATAACGATTTGTGTGGTGCGGTAGTTAGGGCCGACAATGAATGTTTAAAACACATCAAGTTAATCGCTCTTTCAAGAAACAATTGTTTCTGTGAAGATTAATTTTGTTTTATCAAAAAAATCATTTATATTTAGAATATGAAAAATCTAACATTTGTAATTTTTTTGGGTCTAATATTAATGTCTTGCAAGTACAAGACACAATATACTGACACTAAAATCCCATGTATTGTTGATTCTGTTGAATATCATGGAATTGGTTGTGACAATACTTTACAAACAACTCCATATTGGAAATTGTATCTAAAAAACCCCGAAATGAAAATAACATCGTACAGGTCATATGAAAAAGGTGATACTGTGTATGTAATCGAAAGAAAAATAAAAAAATAAAATATGATTAATAGAATTTTTACTCCTGAATGGAAACTATGGATTTGGTCTAATATTGTGAATGGATATGATAGAGAGTCCATTTTTAATGTTTTACTTAATAATGGATTTGATTACAATTTAATTAAAAGAGAACTTGAAATTGAACCAACTAACGCGTTAATTTGGCAAAGACAATATTCACAGGAAAACCTTAATCAACCTTACGAAGTTGAACTTTATCCGTTCAATAAATCTCTATGTGATAACCCAAGAGCTTATAGAGTTGAAAATAATTTAGTTGAAATTTATCATTACCCTGAATTATTAACATTAATTGAATGTGATGATTTGATATCGATTACAGACAAAAAATTAAACTCACAGAAAAAATCTAAGGACTTGCAATCACCCATGATTCATAAGTTAGATAAAAAGTCTGAGATTTATAAAACAGTAAATGAGAGAATCAATTCTGTTATTGGTATTCGAGATTCATTTGGTGAAGATGTTTTTATTCAAAAAATAACACCCGAATTCAATTATGAGGAAAAATACGATTTTCTACTACCTAATCAAATATCGGAGGACAAATTGTTTACAAACATGGGTAATAGATTGTGGAGTGTCCAAATATCATTGAATAACATTACTGAGGGTGGACATCTAACTTTTAATTCAATTGAAAGAAGTGTAAAACCTGTAAAAGGAGATGGAGTAATTTGGAAAAATTTATACCATGATTTTCAACTAAACCCTTACACCAAACATACACATTTTAAAACAACCGAAGGCGATAAATACGTTTTGTTTAAGTATTATAGAATGGCTGACGGTAGTCAAGTCGTAAAAGAAGGACAACAAGAAATTGAAATTCAATTAGATGAGATTAAGTAGTATTATTTTATTTGTTTTACTCGTCACATCATGTTCTGAACCAAACACAAAACAAGTTGTAAACGATAGGAATAACCCCCAAACTATTAAACTTAGTAATCAATCCGAATACAGAGTTTTTGAATGGGAACATAAGGGACATACTTATCTCATAATCGATAGAAGTCATGGTTCAGGAATCACACACGCAGGACATTGTCCCTGTGGAAAATAAACTTACTTCTGAACAAGAAGAGATTTTATGGTGGGAACACTATGAGAAAATGTATTTAACCAGCGAAGATGGGGAATCTGAATTTTCATGAAGATATAAAAATCGGTCAAACTAATGAACAAGTAGTCATTGATGTATTTGAAAGAGAATACAATGCTATTTGTGTTGGGAAGAGTGAAAAAGAAAATGGTAATTTAAAAGAGTTCGATTTAATATTCAATTTCCCAACTAAAACCCATGTGGTTGCAGAAGTCAAGACAGAAGACAAATGGGTACAACCCGGTAGAACATTACCAAACGGTGCCTATTTTCCCGGTATAGATACTGGTAACCTATGTATTGAATTTAGGATGCACGGTAAGGACAGTGGAATAATGGTAACCAAATCAGATTTGTGGGTAATAGTTTTTATGAACATCAAAGAGATTTGGGTGATTAAAACTAATAAATTAAGAAAATTAATTTCAGAAAATAATTTCAAAGTAAAGATAGGTGGTGACGAGGTTTATGCTGGAACTAACGTATTGATTCCTGAAGAGAAAAGGTCACATATGTATTTGATTCCAAGAAAAAACTTTGAGTCTCATTTTACAGTTTTAAAATACTAACCAAATCTTTCTCTCACGAAATCTTGCATTATCTTACCCATAATGTTTGCAAAATTTAATTCAGATAACTCACTTTGAGTTACAAATCTAAGATACTGACCCTCATTTAGTGGAATTTCTTCAATAGGTTTGTCAATCACACCGTGAAATATATATTTAATATTTGGGGACACATCACCCTCAATACAGACATACTTCTTCCAAAAAGAAAATCTAACTAAACTGCTCGAGTCAGTTTCAATTTCTTCTATCATTTCTCTTTTCAACGCTTCTAATGGTGTTTCTCTTTTTTCAACGTGACCACCTATAAGGTCCCAATGATTTGGAAAGGGGATATCTGGGTTGTTGTCTCTTAAATACACCAAGTATTTACCTTCAGGGTTTTGAAGAATGATTTGAGATATTTGTATCATAATTTTGATTTATAAAGATAAATATTTATACTTTACGTATGAAAATAGTTTTATTAACATTTGGTATATTGTTTCTAATTGTAACCTGGTTGTTTGCAACTGCAACAACCATAAACGGAGAGCACAATCGAACAGCATTTAAAATTAAATCATTATTTTATTGGGTTGCTGTGACCTCATCATTTTGTTTGGGGTATATGATTGCCTCAAAATTTTAAATCGACAATAAATGAACAACGCAGAAACTCACGAATTTTATGGATGGATGGCTTTTAATGAAGGATTCTTTCACGAGTGGAGAGATGAGGTTGCGAACAGACTTTTAAAATTAAGTCCCCATGAGTGTGCTAGAGATGATTTTAGGGCGAATTTGTCAATTGAGGTTTTTAACGAAATGACTAAACGCAAAAATAATCTTGAGTTAGGGGAATAAATGGTGGATATGACTTTTTTAGAAAAAATAAAAGTAGTTGTTGATAGAAGATATAATTCCGAATTGTTAAAAAGGCACGACGGTGATTTCTTTTGTAATAAATGGTGGTGCTTTAAAGTCAAAGTAGAGACAATACCAATGTCCGAAATTAAAACAAGAGTAAAATCAATTCATTTAAAACCAATACATAAACAAATTGAATTAGATATAATAGAAAGAGGGTTTGATTATAATAAGGGTCACATCTATCTAACAAACAAAAATTATATTTTTGATGGTTATCATAGGTACTTTATTTTAAAAAGACATTTTGACGATTCACTATTAATTACCGTTTATAGGTTGACAAATGTCAGTAGCGGATTCACATATGCATTTAAAATGTCTATTATACATTTGTTTGTAAAAATTTATAGATTTTTGTTTAAAAGAGATAAAGGACAAATCATAGAAATAAATTTGTAATCATTTAATTGAGATAATTATAGATATGAAAATAGATGCACTTTTTATTTCAGATGTTCACCTTGGTACTAAGGGTAGTAATTCTGAAATGGTGCTTGAAGTCCTAAAAAAATATGAACCAACTTATTTGTTTTTAGTTGGTGATATCATAGATGGTTGGATGTTACAGAGGAAGTTCAGATGGAAACAAAACGACACCAATGTGATAAGAAAAATATTATCACATTCCAAAAGAGGTACTCAAGTAATTTATGTTACTGGTAATCATGATGAATTTTTAAGACAATATACGGACTTATCTTTTGGTAACATTGAAATTTGTAATGAATACAAATATGGTAATGTATTTATTACCCATGGAGACCTTTATGATGGTGTGGTTAAGTTAAAATGGTTAGGTATTTTAGGTTCCATTGGTTACGATATTGCGATTTCTATAGATAGGACTCTAAAAAAATTTGGACATAAGAGGTCCCTTTCTAAATTTTTAAAGGACAGTGTTAAAGAGGCTGTTAAATTTATTACGAGTTTTGAGGTAGAACTGGTTAGACAGGCAAAAAAAAGAGAGTGTGACACTGTGATATGTGGTCACATACACAATCCTGAAGATAAAATTATTGAGGGTGTGAGGTATTTAAATTGTGGGGATTGGATAGAAAACAATACTTACATAATACATCATAACGGGGATTTTAAACTTCAGAGATATGCCACTTTATAAACCAACAAAAATAAAAAACAAACTAACCATTGTAATTCCATGTTACAATGAAGACAAGTATATTAAGAAGACTCTCGACTCAATACACAAACAAGTTTTAATTGATGGTACAAGAGTAATCATTGCTGATAACCATTCAACAGACCGAACAAGGGCGATTATCAATAATATGTCTATGATGTACTCTGATAGACTTAAGATAGAAATGATTGACGGTGGTAAAGTTGGTGAAGCAAGAAATTTAGGGAGTGATTTGGTTAATACTGAATATGTTTTATTTGTGGATGCTGACATCCAATTCTTCAATTCAATTACAATTCACGACTGTATTGAGGAAATGATTTTGGAAGATTTGGATTTGATGACATGTAAAATAAAATCAACATCTAAAAATTGGAAGTCCAAATTGGTATTCGTTTGTTTTAATTCCGTTAATAATATTATTAGTAAATTCAGTCCATTCGCTGTTGGTACCTTTTTCTTGACAAAAACTGATAAATTTAGAGAATTAGGTAAATTTAATGAGGAATACCAACACAGTGAAGACTATGGTTTAAGTAGGAAATACAATTCAAAAAAGTTTAAAATATCCGAACATTACGTTGGTCAAGATGACCGTAGATTCAAGAAAATGGGGTATTTGGGAATGATTAAACTAATCATTAAGTCCTTTTTGAATAGGGAAAACGAAGAATATTTCAAAAAAGATATTGGTTATTGGTGATTTCAAAAAAAATTTTGAAATTTAAAATATTCTTCTTAATATTGACTCATGATTGTACTTTTATTATTTATCATTTGCATACTTTTGTATGCAATCAATGAAAACATCCGAAAAAAATAAATCACTATGCTTCACACCAACATTGAGGTATACGAGTATTTACAACCACACTACAAGTGGAATTTAGTATCTATTGCATTCTGTGATAGAATGTTGATGGTGTTGATTTCAAAAGGTTGTAGTGATAAGGAGATATTAGATTTAAAAAAATACCTAAACAAAAATCAGTTCTATGAATATGAAGAAACTAATCTATACTACCGTTTAAAAAGTAGGTCGGGTGAATTTGTAGAACCTCCAATATTTGACAGGGAGAATGGTGAAGTTAGGGTTGAGATGGCGAAAAGATTTATCGGTAGAACACAACAATTTTAATATTATCTTTGTATGGTGGTACACAAAAAAGTCAAAGAAGCATACCAAGAATATATCAAGTGGTATGATAACTTAGGTATAAATAGGGAATACCTGAGAGAAGTAAAAATCAAGAGTCTTACTGAATTTGCACAAAGGATAATCAATGATTATGAACTTTGGTATATGTTCGGTGAGGATTGTACCTTACCACTGTCACTTTTGGAAAGACAAGAAATATTCAAGGAAAGACATCCAAGTTCATGGGATATTTTATCTCATAAACATTATGATGATTTTTTAATACCAACAGTAAAATTAATAAGATAAACATGAAGTATACGCTAAAAACTTATGGATGGAGCGCCGAGTTTATCGGTAAAAAACTCACTGACGAACAGGTTGAACAAATTGAACTCTTAAAAGAAGAAAAAGAGTACGATGAACTTTGGGAAACTAGATTTGACTTGGAAAGTTTAGATATTGACATTTACGATGGTGACATCTTTCACGTAAACAAAGCATTGGATAACCAAACAATGACCTTTGAACTTGAAGATGAAAATGGTAACAACGTACTATCTTTTGGTATTGAAGATATTCAAACAATCTCTTCAGTGAATGAGGATTGGGATGATTATATTTCACACCGAGCATTCCCAATGGAAAAGGGTGAAAATATCTATGTGAGTGTTGACGAAAACAAAGGTGGTATTTGGGAATATGAAATTGAATCTGAAACGGTTCCAACCATTGAAGATTTTACCTACTGTCACGGTTCTGTCGACTTTCCTGATGGGGACTGGGATTACATCGATAGAATATTTTTTAAGGGTGAATCCATGGAACCCTCTGATTTTTTGGACAACTGGGGTAAATCCTCTCAGGTAGACATTTTTAAATTTGAAGAAAACTAGTTCACCTTGTAAGGAATGTCCATGGGTTGTCAGAAATAATAATAATGACACCATCATCCATTTTTCTAAACGAATGGGTAAATCACACGCTTGTCATATGGTTCAAAAAAACATATGGGACGTTTCCAAAGACAATATTTGTGAAGGTAGTAAAAGACACTTCAAAAAAAATTAAAATATTTTTGCATATTAAAAAATATACATTATATTTGTATCAAAATTAATTATGACAGTTATTTTAGTATACATAGGATTCTCTCTTTGGTTTCTCGCTGGTTACAAAGTAGGGGAATATAGAACAAGAAAAGAATATCTAAAGAAACGTTCCGATTAATCATCGGATAGTGTGCCTCACATGATGAGAAACGGTGTGATAACCGTAGAGGACTGATAATAAGACAACGTCTTATTCGGACTGACTATCCGCGGGGAATACCAAAAGGGTGATAAAGAACAACGTGCCCCTGTAAGTCTATTCCTAACCCGGCAACGGGGACAACCATAACACCTGAAAGTTGGATAAATTAGGGTGTTTTTTTTTGTGATTTTTTTGGATTTCACAAAAAAATTTTTATATTTGAAGAAAAATGTGATTATGGAAAGATATCCCTTTTGGTTGAACAACTTGGTGTACTTCTTAGCAGGTATAGGATTTGGATTTTTAATCTTTATGTATCTATGAACACATTTTATATAGGTCAACGGGTTTTATACAAACAAATGGACTGTGTTGTGACTAATGCATCCATTGCTCGTGGAAAAAAGTATGAAGTTTCTCCTGTTGGTCGTAATCAATACTTCATCGTGGGGTATTGGGAGATTGAAACACCTAAAACTACATACAATGGACAACCAAGGAAAGAGGAAGGAACAAATTGAATTTAGTGAAAAAATGGCTTTTTGGTCATTAATTGGTATTATCGTAATTATTGTGACTTTGATAATACTTAATAGGTGAAGGAAAACCAAACTATGAGAATATACAAATCAAACAACTTAGAGAAAGAAACTATGTGCACTGGTACAATTTACAAATTTAAAGACCGATGGTTCTTTAGATACATCTTAATGTTCGACGATGAATATACAGAAATACCTGTTAATGAGGAATCAATTCCAAAATCTAAATGGATGTCGGAATTTTACTCTTCAGGTGTAAGAGTAAACGCTCAAATTGTTACAAAACAAAGAGAGGATGGTAGTATGTTTGACGAAGCAATTCTTGCAGAATAAAACTAATTTAATTATATGAAAACATTTAACGATTTAGAATTCGAACAAATCGATGAATCCCCATTTATGGTTGGTAAAAAGGTACGTACACAATTTGATAATGGATACGGGGTATCTGTCGTTTCTCACACATACTCCTACGGTGGTAAGGATGGTTTGTATGAACTTGCGGTCTTAGATAAAAATGGTGACCTCACCTACGAAACACCAATAACCAGCGATGTCCTTGGTTATTTAGAACCTGAACAAGTTACAGAGATTATGAAAAAAGTACAGTCTCTGTAATGATAGATAATATAGAATTAGTTAAGTCATTACTCAACTTCGAAAACGAGGGTGACTTCTATATGCTCTACATTTTCAAACGAAAGAAAGACCAACCCGAAGGGGAGAGAGATAATCACCAATCGGTGAGAACAATTAAGACTTACTGTATTGAAAGTATCGAACATCTTGAACGTAGGTACGATGAGATTAAACAACTGTGTGAGATGTTTAAGGCGAGGGCATACATCCACGTTCAAAAACAAAATCACTTTGATGTTTCATTGAATATGATGGTTGACCTCGCTCAACGTATTCAGAATGGACAACATAATCAGAAAGGATTATTTGATAGCGTTGTTGGTCAGTTAAAGACACAGGAGAAACGTTGGATAGTGGATGTTGATGATGTAAAAGAGATGAGTCCAATGATGGTTGCATTTATTGAATATGAATGTAAACCATTTACTGAAGTTGAATTTGATGAAGCCGGTGTTCCAATTGGTTACAAGGTGGGACCAAAGGTTGAGGCTGTAATCCCAACAAAGAACGGACACCACTTAATTACCAAAAAATTTGATGTGATGAAGTTTAAGGAGAGATACCCTGAATTAGATATTCAAAAGAAAAACCCCACACTACTTTATTTACCAAATTCATTAGATTAATATGATAAAAGAAAATCCAAATTACGTAAGGTTCGTAGAATCTTGGTCGTCAAAAGATGATTGGAGAGACCCAATCATGAAACCTGTTTGTTATGAAAATGGGTGGGTAGTTTCAACCAACTCATACAAAGCGTTGTGGTTTCATGATGTCGACTACATTAATAATGAAAACATACATGACCACAGCAAAGGTAATGGTGTCAACGCCCAACCTGTCATGTTTGAGTTTCGTAAATTTTATGAAGGTGATTCAAAACCATTCGGGAGAATTAAAGTATCTGACCTTGAAAAAGTTTATGAAGACATCAAGATGATTCCTGAGTTTGACAAAAAATATAAGGAATGTTATCAATGTGATGGACACGGGACTGTTGAGTGTAATTGTTGTGGACACGAAACCGAATGTGATGACTGTGATGGGGAAGGTAAGGTAGAATGTGGTGAAGAAGAAAATGGTGAGTACACTTATCCCAATAAACACTTCATTGTTGTTCACGGTGTTCATTTGTCATTATATGAGATGAGAGAACTCATCGATAATGTCAAGTTTATTGGTGTGGATGAATTGGAAGTTTATCCAACCGATAGTGATATTAAATCGTTATTTGGTATTCCAAATGAAAAAATGTATATTTTGATTATGGGTAATATGACTAACGATGTCGAAAAAACCTACAAAGTAAGAGTTAATTGTTAATATTATGGAAAATTTACATCCAGTAGCACAAGTAGTTGGAATAATCGTAATCGGTTTATGCGTTTGTATTGCGTTGTTATCACTATTCACAACTTATTTTGATAAAGAATAAAATAAATCTCATTTCACTTTGCGGTACGTTTATAAAATTATTGAAAAATATAAGAGGTCATTATTATTAATATACTTCTACATCTTTATTGCACAAATCATTTTCTTGGTTGAACCCTATGTGTTGGGTAAATCAATAGATGGTTTATTGAATAAGGAGTATTATTGGATTGGGGTTTTTCTTTTAATAGAATCTCTCTCCAATTTTTTCATTTATAAACGTATGGTATTTGACACCAAGATTTACACATCTATCTACAATGATATTGTGTTTAACTATTTGGATAGTTCAGAGGATTCGGATGTCTCAACGAGGTTGGGTAGAACGGATTTAGCACATAGTATTGTGGATTTCTTGGAACACCACATACACTATTATATAATGTCAATACTTTCCATAATTGGAACATTGTTTTTTATATTCATGTCCCACGTGGTTACTGGTTTTATTGTATTGTTATGTGCTCCGTTCATTTGTTTTATTGTATGGAAGTTCTACGGTAAGATTGCTCAGTCCACAAAAATTAGTCACAACCAACACGAAAAGAAAATGGATGTGCTCAACACAAACGATAGAGGTTTGATTGATTCATTCTTTAAAAGGAGAAGAAGGATTTGGATTTCAGCATCCACCCTACAAGGAAAGAATTGGACTTCACTCAATATGGTAAAGACCATCTTCTTGGTTTTATCATTAATCATTTTCACTCACGAAAATGTGAAACTAACACAAGGTGAAGCCATTGCAATGTATTCTTATATAAATCAATTTTTGGTTTCCCTCTTATCCATCCCTGTGGGTATGGAAATGTTTACAAGAATGACCGATATAATAAAAAGATTAAAAAATACAAATGAGTAACGAAAAACTAACACCGGTAAATTGGTTAATCACCAAACTTCAATTGGATACGAGGTATAGTGGAATTTATGACGATATACTAAACGAAGCAAGAAAAATGGAAGATGACCATTATGAAAAACTGAAAGATTTTGATAATTGGAAAGATTGGAAAAACGGTATAGAAACTAAATCAGAGTAATATGTTTCATGATTTGATGGATGAACTTATGGCGGGGGAATTGGGTGTTGATGTAGAAACATACATTGATGTCATTGAAGATAAGTGCACAATGGAAGAAGCCAAGTTTATTATTGATAACATCTTTCAAGAAAAAGATAAAGAGAAGGCCATAGAATTGTTTAACAGTAAATTAGAATAATATGTATAAATCATTCAAACTAACAAAGAGATATAGTATTGCGTTTAATACTTTTCCTAAGTCGGCTAAAAGTATCGAGACCAAAATACCGGCATATCACACGGGGATTTGTAAATCAACCGATGAGATAAATGAATTTGATACATACTTTTTTGTTTTGGGTACTTTTAGAATAATGTGGTATGTTGAACACAAACACAAGTGTGGTGTAACCAATGGATAAAAATCAATATGGAAAAGATTATTACATTCGGTTGTCAGAAAAATGTTTTTGTATATAAGGAAGGTTGTGGGTTATTACCAAATCCTCCTTACAGAAAACACGAAACGGTGGAAATGGCAATCCAACATTTAAAAGAAAAAGGAATACAGGAACCAAAAGTAATAGAACATGACACAAAAAGAACAAGCATTAAATGACACCAAAAACCGATTCACAAATCTGTTGGATGGTTGTGTAAGGTCTGGTGTAAGTGTATCAGAAATCATTCGTTACTACGAATCAAGATTGAACAACCAACCAGTACCTGAAACCAAAAGGTCGTCGGGAATTGTAGATAATTTTATCGAGGACTATCTCAAACATATGGAGAACGAAGATGGAGGATTTTAAATTATTAAGGGGATATGCCGACCCGTTGGTAAGTTTAAGAATGACCATAGAAAGTTTAGCCAGAGTCATGGAGAATTACAATTACAGTTTGATTCAATTGAACAACTCTTTAGAACAATTAAACAATACCTTACGAGAAAATAATTAAGATTTTTTGGAATATTCAAATTAATTGGTTATTTTTGTTAAAAACAAAAGGACATGGCTATCATCACCATCTTAATATCAATAATGTACGGATTCTATATCTTAGTATCCCTATTGCGTAGAAGATGGAATGATTTTCTTTATGGGATATGTCTTGGTTTACTTATCATTTCAAATATTCCAACCATTTCTTTCGTTATCAGTTTACTCGGTCTTATCATTTTACACAGGTACATAGAAGTAAGGGAAAAAAATACAAACGAATCATAATATGCTTAAACACTATAACATAAAAGTTTTATTACAATCGGCAACCACACAGTATTGGGCTGAGTACACAATATACGATGTGGTTAAATTCGAGGTAGGTAGAAACCATTATTTTTTACAGACCGAGGATGGTGATGAGAACTATTTCCCCATAAACTTTTCAATCATCAAACAAATAGAAGACCACCGATAGTGGAAAATATTTTCAAAAAACGTCGTTATAGTGGAAAAAATTCCCGGTTCCGGTGCCCGAGGTTCATTTTAATGGAAAAAATAAATAATATGGAACCACAAGATAAATGGGTATTCTTCAAAGACATTGATTGGGATTGTCCAAAGAACAATAAGTTTAATGTGGATACAAGGGATTTCCATGTGGGATATCATTGGAATGATGAAGGACATCCTGATATTTCTACCATAAACAAATACCCACATTTCTTTTGGACCAAGGATGAACTAACCACATTACTGGAAAGATACTACGAAGAATCTGGTGGTGAGGGTGAATGGAGGTATTTCTCATTGGAAACCTATCGCGATGGTTGGTATCTAAAGTACTTAAGAATATTCAGAACGGATATGGGATTCATCATATGTGATTCTGAGAATAAAGCGTTGAAGAAAGATATATTAAACGGAAAGGTTTACCAAGAATTATTGCATCATCATTAATGGATACAATTAACTTTACATTGTTAAGGGGAATAACCTATAAAAATCACCGTGAAATTCTTCGCCGTGGTGATATGACTATTATATTAAGATTCTTTGAAGAGTCCCCTGATTTTCGATTTGATACCCACGTGGAAATATGTCATAATAACGGAACCCGTGTAATTGAGGAAGGTGAGACTTTTAAAAGAAACGGAAACAGGGAAGACTATGTTAATTTTGCTAAAAGGATATTGGATACATATGAATACGTGGAAGGTAACATAGAAAACATGTACGATTATATTCGTTTGTTTTTGGGTACACTTTTAGTGATTAACGAATCGCTGGGGGAAATTAATGAAAATAACTAAAAAACAATAACTGGGGTTCCAACTAATAATATGAATAACGAAATTACATATAGAGTAATAATAGATACAACCATAAAAGATGGAAGATGTATATATAATCTCTCAACTCCTACAGACCAACCTCAAATAACTTTAAATCAAATTACCAGTATACTATCAGGAGCACTATCTCTAAGTATAAGAGGTTCAGAAAATGAAGCACAAACAATGAGGGATGTAATAAATTACCTTAATGAAGAATTTGTTAGTATAGATTCATTTAAAGATATACATGTAAAGAAATGAAAGGAATACTGTATAAAGAAAATAATAATTGGATGGTAAGATGGTATGATGAAATAAACTCATCCACCGATTCAACCCAAATTGGAATAATCCCATTACACCCTGGTGATGTAAAGAATCATGGTCATATACTAAAGGAATATACTATGGTTGATTTTGATATCATTCCTGTATTTGTGGAAAAGGAAGGTGAAGAATGTGTAAACGGGGAAGATGTTCCACACGCGAGGATTAAGAACACAGAGAACATTCTATATGGTTCTATAGAAGAATTGATTATTCGTTGGAATATTGATGGAACAAAAACCGCTGGTAGTCTCACAAGAGAAATAATGGATATAATAAAAAAACATATTACGTTATGATTACAGAACAGAATTTAATTGATTTGGGTTTTGAAAAGGTTGAAGGGAATCTTGAAGGACAAACAGAACCATGGTACTATTATAATTTGGATATAGATAATGTTAATCTAACTTCAGATGATAGTGACATGGTTAAAGATGAACACTGGAATGTTCATGTATGGGAATTGGATTTGGTTATTAATAATATGTCTAACCTAAATGGTTTCATAAACATCATCACAAGAATAATAAGGGATAACAAATGAAGTATATTAAAAAGTTAATGAACCACCTTTGGTGGTTAAAAAAACAGAAGGTAGAAAGTATGGTTTACTGCGGTAGACCCACATCGGTTTAAACAATTTGAAACCATAGTTGTTACATCTATATGAAAAAATTTATACTGTACAGACCACTCTCGGATATGGAATCTGATGGGGTTTATTTTGACGAATCGGTTAAGAAGAAACTGGTTGAAGAGAGAGAAAAACAGGTATGTCATTATAGTGGTTTACCCTCTGTTTGGATGTACAGTAGTGATAGGATTTTGACCCACGATACCCCTAATGTAATACAGAAAGAGTTAAAAAACCCTTGATTTTAACCCTGTAATCCAGACATTTTTTGTCGTAAGGAATTTTTCTCAGATATATACGAATGTATGACAAGAAATCCCGCTGGTCGTATTACAATCCATAAAAGTGGATTAAAGTGGGAAATTGTGGGACATAGTAGGGGATTGACCCTTGTTCGAAATAAGAGTTATATTTTTATATTTTCAGAAAAACAGATGTAAATAAAAAACCCCCAAGTGTCATACAAGGGGGTTAATGTATATACGTATATATGTCATACACGTCTCGTGTCGTCAATAAAAATTCTTACGTTGTGTTTCTCCCTGAACTTTTTTTCTAACTTATCAATAATATTATCTTGTAAGTTATAGGGGAAATCGGGACTACCTTTTTCGATACCATCTATGGTTTTAAATTTTGAATCAATGAACGGAATTAAATCTTTTTCATTTTTTATATCTTTTTTCCCGCGTACCACAACTCTAATAACTGGGTTGTCTACGAGTTCATACTCATGGTCATCTATCTTTCCTTTTTTATATACGGTGTAATACACCGTCGCTCTCTTTATTAAAATTTTTATCCACTCATCCATTTGGTCAAAAAACTTAGGTAATACATCTTGAGGTAATACAAGGGAATATTGGCCAGACAAAATGTACTGTATTGTTGGATTATCATACCTGAGGTGATTGGTATAATTTCTGTCAAACGATTCTTCTAATAAATCAATAATTAAAGGTCCGTTAATAAGGTGAAGTGACCTTATACTTAACTTGAACGGAAATTCACCGAACCCAATCTCTTGAATTTTTCTGCCAACCAAAATGTAGATGTCATTAATCATCTCAGGATAAACCCTGTTAACATCAACAAATAGTTTCAATAGACATTCACTTATAAAAGGGACACCATCTATTGTTCCTTGGGTTGGGTCTTCAGCTACAACATATTTTATTGTAATGGTCCCATCGGTCAGTCCTTTAAGTGAGTCACCTATTTGTGGTAAAGCGTCGTGAAACTTTTGGACATCATCACCTTCTAAAGTTTCTGTTAGTTTAATCATCTCATTTACTTTACATATAAATACCATTCCCCCGCCAAACTAAATCGACCTCCTCAGGTCCCTGAACTAACAAGTGTTAGTTAGTTTGTGCCAAACAAAATCGGTACCGTCGGACGATTCTGAGGATTCTGATTCCGCCAAACTAAATCGGTGGATTTATTGTTACAACATCAATTGTCTAAACAACCTTTCCGCCAAACTAAATTGACCATCTCAGGTCCCGTCGTCAGGATTCTCATTAAAAAAAAAATCCCGTGACGTTAATCACAGGATTTGGTTAAGAGACTTGAGTCGTCTATTACATATTACTCAAGATACTCTTACGGAACTCGAAAGCTTTCTTCTTGGAGGAGAAGTTCTGAGAGTAACGGGTTCCGTTAACGCTAGCACGTACACGGTAAGAGAAACCATCATAGTAGATGTGGTGTGAAACAGGTACGTAAGTACTTACGGTTGTTTTCATAGCCGGAGCTGCTACTGCTTTCTTCCCACCCTTTTTGGGGGCTGGAGCTGGTTTCGCCGCTGGTTTGCTGGCGGGTTTTTTAGTTGTGGACTTCTTTGTTGCCATAATATATTGATTTTGATATATAAAATATACACAAGAAAATCCTAAAAACCAAATCCTATAAAAAAATCTTTCAAAGAACTAATGCCAAACTAAATCCACAGTATGATTCCCTCCTCAGGGTTATCAGGGTACCGTGACTCTTCTAAACATACACCACATGTGGATGGTAATAATTGCTGCTTACCTTTTATTCCATCTACCTGAAATTGCGATAGAGGTGCTGGTATACTGAATCCACATATGTGACACTCTAACCTATATACGTTTAACTCACCCTTCCAATATAAATCAGTCAAGTTGAATTTCTTTCCCATCACTACGTTGTCATTAACGTCGGTAATGGTGTCTTCTATTATTTCACCTGTGGTAGGGTCCGTGAAGTATACCTTGTCCCTGATGAAGAGTTTCATTTACTCTTCCCCCTTTCTTCCAAACGTTGCAAATATTGTGAAAACATCTTGGCCGCCATTGCTAACCTTTGAGGTTTAAAACAATATTTCTTATTAAGTCTAGCCATTGCTATCCTCATGAACTGTTCCTGAATCCGTGGTTCTACTACTATCATGACTTTAAATATTGCTACAGGTGAGTATTGAATACATCAAAATCCCTAATTCCCATATTTTGTCTCTCCACTCTTGCGTTGTGCTGTAAAAACGCTTGAATACCTTCACCGTGTGGTACGGCTTGAAATATTAGTTGCTGTTTAAATTGCTCTGAAGTAATAACTCGAACAACAGACAGTCCAAGTAATCTCATCCAAAATGGTTCGTCGACCATTACAGATTTAATCCTGAAATAGTTCACAGATTCTCGAGTCACACTGAAGACCCCTTTTCGTTCAATTACACAGTCATCATAGAATTCATACCTCCAACAATCTACTTCGAAATATTTGTAGATATAGATGACTACCGCCAATGCACATGCATATGGGTGTACGAAGTAAGTTGCTGGTACCATGGCCAGCCAACCAATATTCAACCACTGAGATGGGGTGAATATGTGAATCGGTTCTTGAGGTTTCTGTGTATTGAACATAATACTAAGTTTTTGTTACAGTTTTATTTGCGGTTGTTCCTGCTGGTGAACATCCACATGGTGATGCTTTTCTACACATATTCATAAATGTCAGTGTATCCACTAAGTATACCTTCATGGTATCACCATATGAACCTTTATCCCATTGGGGTTTAATTACTTCTCGGGTTATGTTGCAATCGATAAAGTAAACTTTGTGTCCACTTACTAATGCCTTGTCCCCGTGTTGGATATATGTTCGATTGGTTCCACAACCAACTAATCCAAGTGCTGATATAAATAATATTTTTTTCATAACTCCAAATCTAAATAAAATTTATTACTTCTCAATATGGATATCACGAAAAAATTCAAAATCAATTACTTCGTCTTCCTCCACCGCGAAGTCAACACACATTGCAATAATCTTTCCTCTTTTCTTTGCAACATATAATGTGTAAGAACCATCACCAAAACCAGATGAAGAAACTACTCCCTCGTCATACACACCGTATCGACTATCACCCAAGGTACGAGAACACATACTGATGTACCATTTTTCACCTTGTTCTTCCTCACGGGCCTCGGTCATTTCTTTCCAAGGTGTTACACCAAAGAATGAAATGTCACCATCTCCCAAACCGATTCGTTCTGTAATAGAGTCGTCACGGTAAGATTCTTTGGAGAAGATTCCACACTGACCTGAGTCGACACCGATGGTTGCAGGATAATCTTTCCAAACCAGTTTGTCGTCTTTATGGTCCTCGTGTATGACAAGTATCATTGAACTTCGGATACCCCAATCACCACAGTCGTGACGCTTAACATAGGTGTCATACATACCGGGTTTAACACCACTAACAATTCCCTGACACCAGGTTGGGATTGTGTAACAAGGGTCGGATACTACGACCTCAGTTCCTAATTTGATTTTGTTTGTCATACACCTATTGATTTTTAATGTTCTATATTCAAAATTAATACATTTACTAGAATATTCCAAATTTTTCTAGAATATTTTTGCCAATCTAAATTCAGTACATCTCCTCCTTCAGTTGCTTTGCTTTCTCAAAGTGTTTCTTGATTTGGTTTGCAAAACTCACCAAACGAGCTTTGGTCTTTGCGTATGCGTAGAACTGACAATACTCACTGTCAAAATCGATTCCACTACAATTGATGTTTCTCTTGACACAGTCCTCGAAGTCATAGGCAGAGTCGTAGTCGTGACCAATTGCTTCTTTTTTAGGGAAACCAGTAAGTGTCCACTGTGCTCCATCCCAATCACCTTTGTAAATTGAGAGTCCAATACCTGTTGAAATTGTTTCTGTTTTCATACCTCTACTTTTTAAATGTTGATTTGAATACTCGGATGTTTTCCTCAATCTCGAGGTCCATAGCCTGAGCTAACTTCATCTTGGCTTTGGTCATGAACTCCTTGTCGCCAGACAAAATCTCCAAATCCTCCTCAGGGTGAAACTCAATCTTGTCGACAATAACACGGACATCTTTTGACTTCTTATCCTTACGGTAGAAAGGAGTCCTTGCGTAGATGTACTCACGAACTTGAGTCAACTTGATATCACTGAGGTCCTCACGAATTCTCATTTGGATTATAATCTCCTCGAGTGATGCTAGTTTTTCGAATGTTAATTTACTCTCAGTGATTAAGTTCTTATATAAACCAGTGAGCTCTTTAAGCTCCTTAGAATATTTCTTACCATCACCGTGGTTGATGAATTGGTCATATGAACTCAGTTCACTCTTTGACCCTACGATGTCAATGAAGACACCCTCGATTGTTTTATTTACTCGTCCCATAATCTTTAAAAGAAGTTTAATACAGATTTTAACATGCCAAACAAAATTCGGGGTTCGGCTGTCCCGTCGGAAAATTTTACTTCAGAGTTTTCCATTTCTCTTTTCATTTGAATTGCTTCATCAACTTTAATCCGTTGCTCGATGGTTCTTGCGTGGTATTTGGATGAAACAATGACATTCTCTTGAGTTCTCAATGCGTCTACCCATTCTTGGTAGGTTAATTCTTCTTGAGGTTCTGCTGTCGATAATATTTTCAAATCTTCCATATGAATTTATTTTACTTTTTCCTTTAGTTCTTCTTCGTATATTCTACGGATTTCTTTTGCGTCTTCCGTATCCACATAAGGGAATTGTGCAACGAAGTCATCAACACTAGTTTCGTTATCGATTGCATATTCCATCTCATTTTGGAAAAGGGATTCCCAAAAGTATTCTTCGTCAAAACGATAGTTACCTTCGAGATAACCATAATCATCCTCAACCACTCCGTTTTGATTAATGGTTGTTTTGCCACAGAAATCACTTCCACCCTCCGAGTAGAACAACTCCACATCCACACCATACATCTTGTGTAATACAACACCAAAGTTTATTGGTGGTGACCACGCCGTATCAGGTGACATATAGATAACATCCTTCTCAAAAGTGAAGTTGCAGTCGGCGTATGACACATCCCATTTGGTACCATACCAACTGGTGTTTGCATTATACCATCCACCTTGTTCGTATTCTTCTTTACTAATTTCAGGTTCACGACCGATTAAGGACTCAAACACGATACACTTTTCAGGTTCGGACTTTGGAACATCATTAAGGATACGAGTGAGCAAACCAATCTGCTCTTCAGTACCTGTTATTGTTATTGAGTTTTGACACCAGTTCGGCATAATCTATCTATTTTAAGCTGTTCATTAATACAAAGGTATAAAGAGGATACCATTTTACCAAACGATATCCTCTTTTTATTTTTTTACCAGGATGATTGGTAGTAGAAATCTCCTTCCTTTTCCTCTAATAAGGGAGTGATTTGTTTGATGGTATCTTCTAAACCTTTTAGATACCACTCATCATATTCAGTTCCCCCGAAAAAGAAACCTGCTTGGGTTGGTAGTAGTTCTTCCGCAAGTTCGGTGTCGGTGTAGACATCGATGTCCTCATACAATTCCTTACCACCTTGCCAACCAACTTTCACCTGAACCTTCTTCGTCGGAGAATTTTTCAGGGTTGCTCTAACTTTCCCACAGGTATCCACCAACTCTTTGAGTTTTTCGCGGTCTACATAATACTCACCACAATCGTCCTCACCGTCCTGTACATTGTTTACAAACCATGCGTGGATGTGGTTGTCCTTTCTCCAATACGCCACCTGTTCCTCGATGGATGAAATTCTGTCGGGTTGAATTTCCTTAACTACTTTCCCACCCTTCTTAACTGTCACCTTGTGAAGTTGTTCGGGTTCCATATGTGACCAATTTTTCACATAGGTTTTCTTCTTGAGATACATGTCTAATCCCATTGTATTATTGATTTAAGATGTTAAACAATTTTGTACCAAGACCAAATAACTTTTCGGCCTTATCTTCTCTTTTTCCTTCACTACACACGTAGATTGACTTATCAGGTAGAACACCCAAATCCAACATTCCAAATGTGTGTTCCCATTTACCATTGATGAATTGTTCACCTGTAAACCTTTCTTGTGCGTTGTACGCTTCGTAGGTCATTTTCAATTTGACATTATTCTCATTTTGAATAATTCTCATCTCATATGACTTATCTCTCAAGTGAGATGATACCGAGTGGATTACTTTTTCTTTTTTCATAATACAAAGATATAACAATTTTTCTTTTATACCAAATTTATTTTCAACTTTGTTGCCAAACTAAATGTCCTCGACGGTAAAGTCATCCGACTCAAGGATGTCTATGATGTGTGCGAGTTCATATATGTCCAATTCAACTAACGAGAGTTCTATACTATCACCAAAACTTTCCGACATCACAGTACCATCAGGTAATATTCCATACGCCGCGTATTGAACTCTACCATCATCTTCGTACATACCTTCGGTAACCCAAACTCCAAACACATTTCTAAATGTGATTTGTTGGTTCTCACCAATAATGGTCGAACATTTGTTTTTAATTTTTTTGATTATTTCCTCTTGTAGGTCTTGAATTTTTTTCTTGTACATAATAAAATGTTTTAGTAATACAAAGATATAACAATTTTTCTTTTATACCAAATTTATTTTCAACTTTGTTGCCAACCTAAATCAATGTCCATCCCATAATATATGTGTACGAGGTTTTTAATAAAAAACCCCACATTTCTGTGGGGTTCTCTCCTTAAACCAATCAATCATAAGTAATCCTCGCGTATTTTACTGTGACCCAGTTGTCCTTTACAACAATCTTACCCATGTCCTCACCATCCTCGCCTTTCCAATAAACCTCACCATTTAATTTCACACCCCACTTCTCAAAGAAATGATTGATGATATATTTCAACCACTCAACGTAGTTGTAAAACTTCTCACCACCATCCCATATTAGATGAGTTCCATTTTCATCCGTAGTCCACTGACACCATAAACCAGGTTGACATTTACCCTCTCGTGTTCTCAAATCATTTTGTGTCCACCTTTCGTTGTAGTTAGTTGTTAGAAAATCTAGTTGACCTGGAGGTGTATTGTAATCGACAATACTATCATCCTTGTCTTGACCTGCGAACCCATTACCACCAACAAAGTATTCACCATCGTTTCCGTAGGTTTCTTCTTTTGGTAGAAAAGGGTTTCCGTGTTCACCCTTAAATAACTCATAGAGTTTCTCAACATTTCGTTTCATTCTACGAGTGTTGTTGAACTTGGTGATGTAATTCTTTTCATCACTAGTAAGTGGACGACTGAATTCAAATCCACCTTCGAAATCGGTTGTGTATCCCATACTTTTTTAATTTAATTGTATTACAAAGATATAACAATTTTTCTTTTATACCAAATTTTTTTTCAACTTTGTCGCCAAACTAAATCCCCCCTGTGAATATGGGGTTTGGTCTGAACTCCAATTTGTACTTTGGGTTGTAACTACCACCCGAACAATTGCTACATGAATAAGACCTACTTCTTAAACGATGGGCTTTGGATACCTTACCACAACCAACACATGTTGCAATATATTTTGCTTCGGGTGTTTCAACTACTTTACTACTATAACAACGATGTCCATCACAACCTATTTCAATCGCTTTCGACCTCCATACATGGTTATGTTTTTGACCAGGACAAAGTGCGTGTGCAATCTCATGTAGAATAGTATTCTTTACATGACTTTCATCATTAAGTAATGTCAATACTTTGGATAGTGTAATTTGTTTAGGTCTGTATTTACAACACCCAAACCTACTTTTTGCATTGTCATACGCAAATGTCCACCCCTTAACATCTAACTTGTGTTTGTGAATTAACTTCTCTGCTAACCGTTGTGCTTTAATTAAGTCCATGTTGTTTTATTTTAGGCCAAACTAAATTTCACCTTCACCTGTCGTGATGTACACTCCGTAATCGATGGTGTGCAATTGTGGTACTCCATCATTGTCCATGATGTGACCATCGAATAACCAGTTGGGTTGAACTCGTGGATTGTATCGAACCCTACGACTTTCATCCTTGTATGGTTGACCTGTGTAAATCTTGATGTCCTTACAAAGTATCCACGCACATACTGTTTTATTACCACCATCGAAAATCTTCTGTGCTGTTTTCCTGTGGTTCTTAAATGTGCAACCTGTCATGACCAACTGATTATCTGTTGGACTGTAATACAATACACTACCATCAGGGTGTTGTACTTTCCACTTCATGTAGTTCTTACCTCTACCGAGATTGAACCTTACTTTAATACTTTTACTCATCTTGATTGGTTTATAATACAAATATAATACTAATTCTTTTATATTCCAAATGTTTTTTTGCCAAACAAAAATCCCCCTGTGACGGGGGACCTTTTTATTCTTTCAAATCAAAAATCAATTCGGTGTAATTCATCATCCCATTGGTTACGAGTGGACTATCTTTTTCTACCGAGATAACATCTCTTGCCCACGAACCAACAATCTCATTTTCATCATCACCTCTAAAATCTCCCCCACCCATTCCGTTACCTTCACTAGTTAATAGTGGTAAAGGGTGAATTTTTACACCATCCCATCCTTGAATTTCGGGAACTTTGTTTTTATCCACGAACATTTTTTTGGTGTGGTTTACAATGTAGGGGTATTCATCCGTTGATGACACTTTGGGTTTGATTTGGTTTTCATCATTACAAAGTGAATACAAATTTGCATCGTACTCCTTCCCTTCCGAAATGACTTTTACACCTGGTTCTTCTCCTGCGTAATCACCCGCCCACACTACACGACTTTTGTAATGTTCACCTCTACGGGTTAATTGTTTTTCAAAAGTTGAAACGAAGTTGTTCCCTTGATAGGAATGCTCCATCAGTTTGAGTCCGTTGTCGTACTCGTGTGAATACATCCACGCTTTAACTGTTTCGTGTTCACCCTCTTTTGGGGTGTTACCTAAAATGATTGGTTTATAATATTGTCCCATTGTTATGTTGTTTTATGATACAAATATAATACTGTTATTATTATATTCCAAATAATTTTTTATCTTTTTTATTGTTTTCTTGCCAACCAAGTTTTTGGATTAACCAGGGTCACCAGCAAAATGACCAGTAAAACTGGCTGTTGCAACCAGTCTGAAGCCAGGTGATTTTGGTTGGCACAACTTAAAGTGTTGATTTTATTAGGATTACAGAATGCCAAACAAAATTCCGATGACCAGCATCATGCGCGCAACATCTTCAAGCAATAAAAAACCCCTCATTGTGAGGGGTCTACTATAAACTTACTATCTTTTTGAGGTCGTTTTCGTGTGACTTTATATTTTAATCCCACAATAATGTCGTTCTCATCTCGATATCTCATATCATATAAGTCACCATCGATAACTTTTCTACCCCAAAACTTTTTGGGTATTTCTTTTTTGAAAACAACGGCAACTCGTATACCATTGTTCAACATACTAATACAATCTGAAAAGTTTGTACCACTAAATGAAAATGTTAAGTCGTAGTTCTTATACTTCTTAACTAACTCCATTCGTTTACCCACTTTGCTGTAGTCGTAAAACATAACATTAGGAAACAATTGCAAAATGTTTTTTCTTTTACCATCTATCTCCATATGAAAAGATTCGGGTGAAATGTCTGAAGTGTTATTTAAACGAACACTAAAGTGATAACCTTGTTTTTCTGCCTTCTTTTTTGCCGCCTCAATTTCTGCAACCATCCATTGCATGAAATACTGGCGATGTTCGAAAAACAATTTTGTTTTTTTAATTCTACTCTCAGTAATCATGTCATCTCTCATGTTCATTCGATTCATACCAGATTCGTTTAAACATAGTGCAGTACACTCCGCGTTTCTCATTGGGCAAACTTCGTAACCACTTAAGTCCGCGGGTGCGAGGTAAAGACTGTAGGTTAATTCATCATACTTGTACGCCTTAGCGTGTTTTGATGTCAGGTTAACTGAACCTAAATAATTGATTCCAGTTTCCTTTCTGGCTTGGGTTTTATTTCTGTACTCCATATAATATTGGTTTAACAATACAAATATAAAACGAATTCTTTTATATTCCAAATTTATTTTTATTTTTTTTCTTCAGGAGGGACCTGTTCTTCCCAGGGCGATATTGTTTGGCGGGCGCCAAACTAATTTAATAGACGAACTGTGCAGCTCCTCCGCACACATTCGAGCAATAAAAAACCCCCACATTTCTGTGAGGGTTTTTCGAACCGAACATTAAATCAATATACTAAACTAAAGAACCCCTTCTATTGAATGTCCCTTTTTGGTGAGGTTTTTACCTTTACGTTCATAGTTGTTGTAGCCAACCAAAAACAAATCGTCTTTGGTCCCTAACACCATCGAACCTTCAAGTTTCATTCCACCATAAGTTACTTTCAGCTTACGCATAAAATCATTGAAAGAACGCTCAAGCTGTACACCAATCTTATCGGTAGGAGGAACTGGTGCATTTTCAATGTGATAACGAGTACCAACACGAGAAAATTTAATTCCCACCATTTCCTTTTTCTCAAAGTTTGGTAAACTCTCATTAAGGCATTCACGAATTTCGTGCAAAGACTTCTTCAGAGAATTAGCCGTAGTCTTTCTTGGTTTTTTTATCATATTCAAGTTTTTGAATTACAGTACAAAAGTAATAAGAATATTTTCGATAAACAACAAATATTTTCACTTTGTTCAACTTTTTTGTCAAAACCTTATACAAAAAGTGTCTTTTTTATTGGATTACAAACATTTGTGTGTTGAAAACTCCGCCAAACAAAATCTGGAGTCGTCTTCAGGATGTTACATCTTGTGAAATTTTGAGCAAAAAAAAGGGGTAACCTTTCGGTCACCCCAATCACTAACCCTAATCCAAAGTTAGAAACGAAGGTTCAACTTGTCCTCATTACGACGCTTGTAGTTGTAAATGTCTTCAATCATTTCCGCGTATGATTTTTTATCACCACACATATAGATTGAACTTGGACGAAGTTTTACTTTATGTAAAAATTCTTCAAACTTAAAATCGGGTTTCTTTTCCATAATGGTAAGAATAGTACGAACAAATACCGATTTGTTGTAACCCTTTTCAAAGTAAGGTTTCAGTTGGAGTAGGTTATTCGCCCATTCTTTGGCGGTTTCCATATTACCAACAACAAACTTACCATCCGCAAAATCTTGTTTGTCACAATGACGAGTACCAGAATTTTGTAGTAACATAATTCTTTCGGTCAAAGAAAACATCGGAAACTCTTTTGAAAAATCTTCCAAAGTTTTGTAAGATTTGTTTCCTTGTTCGGAAAAACCATGAATGTAATCTTTCTTACCCCACTCTTTCATGTTCTGGTTGAACTTACGTGCGGCTTCAAAGATACCTTTCGTGGTGTTGGGGATTGAGTTGTCTACAATAAAGTAGATACCTTTACCCGCTTCTTTTGCTGCGGTTAGTCGGTGTTGTCCGTCTACAACCACATACTGGGAGTTTACAATGATTGGAACGAGTTTTAATCCGTCCTTCTTCATCGAGTCTGTAATACGCTTAACGCGTGGAGAGTCTACCTCACGATTTACATTGTGAAGTTTGAACATACCCAAATTTTGGGTGAACTTTACTTGAACATTTTTTGTACTCATTTTCGTTTCTAATTTTAGATTAAAGATTTAATGTGGGTACAAAGATATAATAGTTTTTCTTTTTTTCCAAATTTTTTTTAAAGTTTTTTCAAAAAAGTTTTTCCACATACATCTTTGACTTTGTGTATGACAAACATACTAAAACTTTTAAGGATATTCACCAAGAATACTAGTATTTCTTGCCAAACAAAATCGTCCAGCCGTCGTCCAGTTTTCCCCCTGGCGTATGTTAAAACGAAGATTTTCAGTATTTTAGAAACAAAAAAAGGGATTCCGAAGAACCCCTTTAGTGTGTCAAACCAAACACAAATTACAACTATGAAATGTAATCCAATAAAAAGTTACACATCATATTTTACATTGTCAAGTGTTTTTAGATTACAGGTAATACATCAAGTTCTTTACCTTTTTCTTGGTAGAACAAACTTCCACCATCATTTCCCTCATCATCCATAGAAGGAATACATAGTGTTCCGTTGTCCAACTCAATACAAATTGGTCTCTTGTACCAACCCATAAGTTCCATTTCCTCATCGGTAAGATAACGAACTGATTTGATAACTCGTCCCTTTAGGACTTTCTCACTTTGATTTACCCAATGGGTAGTTATTTCTTGATTTGTCATACGAATGGTTTTTTACAAAGGTATAAAGATTATTTCTTTTTACAAGTTATTTTTGCCAATCAATATTCACTGTTCACCATGTCTTCGGGTATCTTTCCAAAATATCTTGGGGATAGAGAACACCATTACCATTAAGTAATACATCCTCCCACCAACGAATACCAATTTGTAAACGGGGTACTGCGAATTTTGGAATGTCATCTTGATGGACTCTAAAGAACACATCGTTTCTTCCACCCGTTTCAGGTTCGCCTGGTGTAGGTAGTGTTTCTACTTCCTCACAATATTTTGCACGAACACCGAATTCTTGTTTTAACCACTTTTCGAATTCCTTAATGTTGGACTTACCGATAAGAGTTGCGGGCCAAACACAAACTTGACTGAAATTTTTCATGTTACAAATAATTTAATTGACAATAATCCTCAAGGTCAACTAATGGTATGCGACCATATTTTACGGAAGAATAATACCCTTGAGTTTCGTACCCTTTCTTCCATTGTTCGAACGCCTTACACGCCGCTCTGTGCGACTTGTAGTAAGGTACATCCCTTTCGAGTGTGAACCCATCAGGGGATAAAATTTGAATTTTCTGTGCCATATGATTAACGATAAAGAGTTACATAGTCACCGAAATACTTTTCAATCACGCCAATCAAATTCTCATAATCCCCACTCATCATCTCCTCTTGAATTTTCTTGGAGTCCAAACCGAGTTGTTTCGCCCATTTTGAGGCGAGACCAATAAGAACGAACGCGTTCCCATCAGGTCCTGTGAGGTCAATCTCAATACCTCCTTGTTTTTCATCAATAGATTTTATCATTGTCTTGTCGTTTTATAATACAAATATAAATCAGTAATTAATATAATCCAAATATTTTTTTATTTTTCTTGCCAATCTAATTTCCGTCCTGAACCGTGACTCAGAGTCCTGAGAAATAAAAAAACCCCTTTCGGGGTTTCTCTTACGAGGTGTACTTGTTATAGAACACTTCCATTCGTTCCATTACCACATCTAAACTCCAACCACTTGTGTCTTGGTCGTTCCAATGAAAGTAACCCATTTGAAATTTCTCAACACAATTAGGTATTGATTTATCGTGTACGAACTCGGGGCAACCACCATCAACAAAATCATCTTGGTAGTTACCACGATACTCAATTACGATATCCTTACCATTGAACTTTTTGGTGTAAGTTACTTTTTGAGTATACTTTTTGGTTTGAACTTTACCCTTTCGTGTCCAACCATGTTCGGACATAAAAACATCCATTTGTTGGTTAACACTTTCTTTTATCTTAGAAAGTTCATTCTCTTTTTCCTCTTTTTGTTTTTTCAAGAAGGAATAATAATCTTTAATTGTCGTGTACATATGTTTATTAATTTAACACCACAAATATAAAAGTATATAGAATATAATCCAATAATTTTTTTATTTTTTTTGCCAAACAATTTGGTGGATTCCAGGTCCCCGCAGCAGGAAACCAGTAAAACCAGAAGCAATGACTAGAAAAAACCAGTTGTGCAACAGCAGCAACCAGCCCTTGATTTTGGTTGGCGAACCCAAACCATTGATTTTATTGGGTTTACAGAATGCCAAACAAAATCACGAACAGCAGCGCAACCAGCAGCAACTTCGGAGCAATAAAAAACCCCCACCTTTTGAGTGAGGGTTTTAACCAATAAAAATGAAACAACTAACTCTCTGCGACCAATAGTTTTCGGTATTCTTTTTCGGTCAAGTGTCTAACCGAACCACTTTCACACTTCTTTTTCTTCTTAATAAGAACACAATCACCTTGCCGAACAATTTTCTCAATTCCACCTTCTTTAATGTCTGTTTGAATTGTCCACGCGATTGCTTGAATAGGGGTAATCTTTTCACCAAAGTTCTCACTACTACTCAACCATTTGTCTTTGTTGTTAGTACGATAAACACTTTGTGCGTCCACCCAAATAAAATACTCCCTATCAGTTGAGGTGTCCTTACACTTTACAAAGTGAACATTATCTGGTCTACGCCAACCAAATTCTGCACCTTCACCCCAAACATTTCCTTTTACTTCATAAAGTTCGTAGGTGTCCTCAAAGTTTTTCTTAATGAGTTCACCATTCTCACCAACCCAAAATGTTTCTTTTGAAATCGTTTCGGACTTAATAAGTGTGGGGTTCACTTCTTTGTAAATGTTTTCCAAACCCAAACAACCTACGGCGATACGCCTCTGTTCAATGTTTTGAATTTCGGTTGTAATTTCTTTGAAAGTAATAGGAACAATATCTTCCCAAATATCTTCCAAACCATTAAAGGGTGTATTACGATATTTTGTTTTTAATAAACGACAACCAATGTTGTAGTCAAAACGAGTGTTTTCAATTATGATTTTCATTTCTTTTACTTTTTAATTGTTTACATATCACTTTCAGTCAATACCAAAAATTGTCTTGTTAGTGAAACGAATAATGTGTTATCTACAATTTTAGGTAATACATCACTATCCACTTCTTCTGTGTTGAATTGAAACCAATCCTCTTGTTCGCCGTCTGCGTTTTCAAATTCGTGGTTCTCAACAACATCAGTAATCTTTTCCAATAATGTATCAGAAATCTGTTCTTCCTCATCATTGAGAATACAATCACCTTTGTAGTTAATTGAACTTCCGTCTTGACTGCCAACCAAATTAAGGACTTTGGTTCTAATAAACTCAACCTCTTTTTCTGTGAGTTCAACAACAACTTCTTCTGTAAAACTCTCTGACCATTCCGCCTGTGCAGATTTGTAATACGAGAAAGTGGGGTTTTCCTCATCATCTTCATCAAGTGTAATCTCAACACTTCCAAATTCACCAATGTAGTGTCCGTCAGAGTTCACATAAAATTCTACTCTACGGAAAACATCATCATCAAAGAAACTATCAAGTTCACCACTCTCAACATCTTTGTTTTCTGAATTGTAAAAATTAAAGTGATAATCATTCATACTATCACCACCACAACTAAATTCCATAGTTGCGCTTGTAATACCTAACTCTTTCCAGAGTGCGATTGCTTCATTAGTTTGCATATTCGTGGATTTTTTGGTTTAATTGTTTAACTACTTCGTACGCTTCGGGGTTGTCTAAATCTTTTACCCCATTACACATCCAGGGTTGAACCTCTAAATGTTTAAGGTAATCTTGTGGGGTTGGAACGAACTTCATTCTAAAATCTTCTGCGATATGTAACATCGCAATATCAACAACATCAACTGACTTACCATCACTATTAGTAATGTTGTAACCGAAGATTTTTGGAATGATAGTGTATGCGAACCAAGTGTTGTGGGTGAGTAACCGAGAACTATTATTGTTCATTGTCGCTTTCGGACTATCAATAAGTTCGTGGATAGGTAAATAATCTTCTACCTTACCACCCCAACGCTTGACGCTGCTCTTTGAGTGAATTAGTGGGTTCGCCATAGTTAATCCCAAATTTGAGTGATAGTACCTTCAAACGGATTGTACTCAACTTGTTTTCCCATAACCCAATCACCTTGCTCAACTTTGAGTGGTTTGTGTTCGTTTGAGAAACTTCCATCGGGTTGTTCGTGTCTTAATACACTATCCTTTCTAACTTCAACTTCTGCGAAATCTGTTTGTGTTTCATCAACAATGAAATCACCATACAGAGTGTGCTGGTTAACACCCTCACCCTTTAAGAGTGTGTGTTTTTTCTTCGGAGTTACTTTCTTGTTTTTCATTTTTAGATTGTTTTATGGTACAAATATAAATCTATTTTTTGTATAAGTGAATTTTTTTTTTATTTTTTTCGCCAAACAAAAATCACCCGTGAAGGTGATTTCGTCATTCGTTTCGTACAATATCTAATAGGTCATTCACAATTTCTTTTTTGGTTAATGAAAGAAGTTGATTACCTCTGAACGACAACAACTTAAAGGTATTCATTCCTTTAATACCTTTTTCACCCTCTACATAGTAATCCATTTTCCACTTACCCAAATACTTAACATTCCCTATGTGTTTTACATAGTAGACATTACCGATAGTTAGTTTTTCTAAAACCATATAAATTAATTTAGAACACAAATATAAATCTATATTTTGTATAATCCAAATTTATTTTTATATTTCTTGCCAAACAAAAGTTATCCTGTGCTGCATCATCACCATCTTGGATACTTATTATTATGATAGAAGGGATACTTTATACATTAGGAGTTGAGTTCGTATTAGTCATTATATTGTTTTGTTATGAGTTAAGAAGACAACTAAAAGAAGATTATCAAGAGAAACCATTTAGATTCTGGGAAGATACATGAACATCTCCTGGTTGCGCGCAGCCCTCGATTTTGGTTGGCTCGAACCCAAAGTATTGATTTTATTGGGTTTAGAGTTTGCCAAACAATTTTCACTGTTTGCGCGTAGCTCACCATCAACTTTGGAGCAATAAAAAACCCCACATTTCTGTGGGGTTCTTATTAATTGAGTACCTAACCAATCTTAAACCAACTCAACCAATTCTTTGAAAATTTGACGTTCCCTTTGTCCATAGGTTCCAAACATCTTGTTTTCAGAGTTATCACCTTTACTTAAGGAATGTGTGGTGTACTTAGTAACCCCACTGAACAATCCCCAAAGGTTATCACCTTTCTCTTTTACTTCACCATTAAGGTCTACGTAGAAACGAGAAAGACGATTACGAGTCACGGTCGACACATCTTTGTCACTATTCAAATCAACATCTTTCATGATATTGAACAATGTACGTGTAACCCAATCCTCTTGTTTCTTGGTCATCTTCGTTTCAGAAAGTTTCTTAATGTCTTCGAACATTTCTTTTTCTTCCACGAGTACCCCCTCCAAACCACGACAGATATCATCGATTCTCATCTCCATGTTTTTGGTGTGACGAATTTTCGCATTCAAGTTACGGAACGCTGCGAAGAATGAATTCTGACAACTGATTGTAATATTACTTGGACCGAATGCCAAACTAGTTGACCCATCGAAGGAATTCACACCAGTGATGAAACCCTCAACTCTGTCATTGCCCAATTTCAAATCATTTGATTTCAATTGAAGGTATACTTTCTCACCCCCACCAAAGTAACCACCTTTGTGAATTGGTAAACCAACCTGTTGAGATACCTTGTCTAGTAAATCAACCATCTGATGATTTTGATAAGGAAAGTAACCATCACCATGTACAGACAAAACAGTGTTTGTGTCCTCACGGATGATTGCTTTACTCTTAGGAACAATGATACCACTTTCTGTAGTGATACTTTCTTCTCTTACGGTCCAATTTAGGCCGACTTTGTTGAGAACTTGCTGTGTGCGATTTTCTTGTGACATATGGATGTTTTTTAATTTGATACAAATGTAATACACTTTTCATTATAATCCAAATAAATCTTTATTTTTTTTTTCTGACCCCAGAATTCACCGTACCATCTCAGAAATTGGTTGGCATCTGTCATACACCCGCCAAACTAAATTGAACACGGGATTTGCCGGCGACGAATTTTTTTAGCAAACAAAAAACCCCCACATTTCTGTGAGGGTTCCTTAACCAAATAAAACTAATCTATGAACGACAAATCAAGTGTATTACACTTTAACCAAATATAGGAATTAAAACAAACATTGTCAATAGGAAAAACATAAGTATTACAATGCCACCCAAAATTCCATCCCAAAATTCCTTTCGGTCTTCTTGGTAAACTTCTTTGAAAGTTGAAAACATTTCCTTTAACATATCAATAATTGTTTTGATTATCGTAGTTGTCTCGGTAAACTCTTTTACGAGGTTGGTTGGTTCGTTGACCATTCCAATGGCGGTCTCCATTACCACCATTTTCGTAGTATGAGTTATTAATCATTTCATCAACCGATGGAACTTCAAAGTCCATATCACAACTTCCATTCATCATCTTCCACTGAATTTCATAAATGGTTTTAATGTCTTCTTCAACATTGACATATGTACCATCTATGTATTCAATCTTCGTTGCTATCTTGTCGTTTCTTTTATCCAAGATACTAAAAATGTTTTTGACATTTTGTAGATTGACAAGTGTTGGGGTTCCTTTACCTTGATAAGTGAGTTTAATTAACATTTTTTGTTTTTTTAATTATTGGACAAATATACAAATGAATTTTTGGAATATACAAACGATTGTGCCAATCAAAATCGGCGGTTCACCATCTCCTCAGATATTTCCCGAAAAGACAAGAAAATTGTTGGGTGGTAAATAAGTGTCGGGAGTGTCAATGATTTCATATTCATCTTCACCCTCAACTACACCAAGAGTCCTACCACTATCCCAACGGACATTGATAACACCATGACCAACATGATAAATTGTTCCCATTGAACCTTCCTCAACGGGGTTAGGGTCGTTCTCCATTGAAACGAGACGAATTCTTTTTCCGATTAATTTTTCGTTTATTTTCATATCTGTATTAGTTTATTAATACAAATATACAACTTATTTTATGATATCCAAATTTTTTTTAGGATATTTTGCCAATCAAATTGATGTCAATCTGAATATTCGTTTGAACTCTTTTTCAATTCTTCTGAATCTTATTTCGTCTTTTTCTCTAACATAACGCGATATTGTTTTGTTAAATTGAAAGTTAGAACGAGTAAGAAGATAGATAAATTTTCTCCTCTCCACTTTGTGACCTTCAAAGTTGTATGCCCATTCAACATCAACCGAAATATAATTTTCAGTTTCAATGATGTCACACACTTTACCTTCTTTTTCCGATTTTTTTAGGTAGTTCATTACTTCCTCATCGGTATTCAATGATATGTCGTTATAGTTTTTCATAATACAAATATACAATTCATTTTATGATATCCAAATTTATTTTAAAATATCCAATAACACCATCTACTGTTTCACCCGGCGTCGTAAAAATTTTGGTTGGCTGACCACATAAAACACTTAAATATAATAGGTTATCCGCCAAACAAAATCCCCACCAGGCGTGGGCTGGGCGAATTCTGGTATAAAAAAAAATCCCCGACTTTCGCCGAGGACTTTTCACCTAACCAAACAAAATCTATTCGTATTCTTCTGCGTACAATTCACCCGTGAGGTACATGTCGTAAGTTTTTACTTCACCCTCCAACACTTCGGTTACTTTGTCAATAAGACTTTGGGTAATTTTCTTTACTCCATATTCTTCACGGACTTTCTTCTTTGAAACAAAGTACCAACCAACTTGTCCACTATCCCAACGACAACTGAACGGACTTGTGTTCATTGTAATTCCCGAGTGGTCGTACAAGTAAAGAGGTAAGATAACACAAACATCTTCTTCTTTGATGATTGCGTTTTTCATTTCTTCCCAACCATTGTAGTTATTGTGGTTGTAGTCGTGTTTGTCTCCAAGGTCGTAACGTCCGTGAAAACACACCATTTTTCCGAGGTTGTCCCAACTCCGTGGGTTGTCAAAATCTTGATACATAGTCGTTATTATTTATTGGTTTATACAAATATATAACAATTTTATTCGTTTACCAAATCTTTTTTGCCAAACTTTATTCGTCTGTACGCCTTCGCCGAAGGTTTCGACTTCTGTAACATTTTCCTACGGACTATTTGTGCGACGTGTCTCACACTTAATCCATTAAGGGTTTCATTCTTCATAGTTAAATTCGGTTTCATCTTCTATTTCTTTAAGTTTTTGTTCAAACTCATTTCTCATTTCATCGGTATCAAAGATTGGTTGTTTAGTTTCATCATCAATGTAATAGTAAACACCGACTTTGATTTCCGTTGGGATTGATTTCTTACTCATAGTAATTATGTATTACGATACAAATATAAAACTATATTCAGTATAATCCAAATTTTTTTTCATACCTGTCGTCTCCATCCCACAAATTGTTTGGCGTGTTGTTTAATGTTTTGACCGAAAGATTAAACAAAACATATAGTGTAATACGCCTTTATTGAGTGTCATACAGTGCCAACCAAATTTAGGATACAGCACGTGCTGTGAGGTGAAACTAAAACGCAACAAAAAAGGGTAACATTTCTGCTACCCTTTTCCACCGCAACCGAGTTAAACCAATTAAATCGACAAGTACAGGCGGTTGTGGTTGTATAGTGCGACTGGGTTTTCTTCCGCAATCTTACCATATTCCTTTTTAATGATTTCGTACATTCTATCTTGTGGTTCGTTAATACACTCCGATAAAAGTTCACAAAAACCATAGTTACTTTCATCAACTACTTCTTGTTCGGTACCAGGTAAACCACAATAGTACGCTTCCCCTACTTCGGAAATAAACATTCCCGAATAAAAACCTTTCAACTTAAAGTGATTAACGAATTTGTCCGCGTTACACCAAATAAAAATTGAATTGTCTTTTTCTTTTAATAGGTACACCATACTTTCATCAATGATGAAACCATTTGAACCAGGAAATTGTCCAACCGAGAACAATCCCATAGGTGCTCCGTGTCCACACATTATTACTCTGTCGTGGGCGTCGATAAGTTTTCTAACTTCTTCTTTTGTTACCCCACCCGTGATAATTGTCTTATTCGGTATAGGTTCGTACACAATATCTAAAAATTGTGTCGATTTGTCTTTTGGATGAATTACAAGTGTTTTCATTATTTTGTCGATTTTATGATACAAAGATATAACGAGTTTTTTATTCTACCAAATTTATTTTTATTTTTCTTGCCAACTAACCAAATAGTAACTTACCATTCGGTAACATCTCAGAACCGCTGCGTCGGGAAAATTTTGGTTGGCGTTCTTACAATCTGTAAAGTAAAAACCTACTAATCTGTAAAGTGGATGCCAAACAATTTTCACCCTGAACCGTGACTCAGGACTTCAGGTCATAAAAAAACCCCAACTTTCGTTGAGGTCTTGTCTTTACTCTTCTTCACTATCCCGAAAAATTTGAATCGCTTCGTTGAACAATTCATTCTGTAATTGAAATAGTGTATATCCACTCTTAATACATTCATCTACCCAATCATTATCACCTTCAAAAATTCCTTCCCAACTTCTATTCGGTGGTAAACCCATTTCGTTTTCGGTTTGAATATGTTGGTAAATTAAACCAACAACTTCTTGTCTTGTCATTTTAATTAGTTTTGGTGAAACACAAAGATAAAACATTTTTTCGTATAATCCAAATTTTTTTATATCTTTCTTGCCAACCAATTTTCACCCTGAACCGTGACTCAAGTTCTTCAGGTCATAAAAAAACCCCCACCTTTCGGTGAGGGTTCGTTGTTAAAAAACTTCGGGTTCAAACTCAATTTGTGGGATACCCAATAGTTCGTAATCATCAAATTCCCCCCAATCGGGTTCATTGAAATAACGAAAACGGACATCCATAGTTCCATCTTCGTTCCACCAAATACGGACTTGGGTTCGGTGGTCGGAAATAAAAAACCCTTCAAGTTGTTCCAACTTCTCAATTAGAGGTTGAACATCCGAATCGTCAATAGTTACTTCTTCGTTATTAACGAGGAAATCATCAACACATTCACAATTACCATCGTAGTCGATAGAGAAATCAATGTACTTTTCCATTTTGTTTTTTTTGTTTTATTGGTTTAACAATACAAATATAAATCAAATTTTAATATACACAACATTTGAGTATATTTTTTTTTATCTATTTTGCCAAACTACCACGAAACAGATGACCACCTGTCGTCAAATCCGAAAAATTGTTTGGCGTAGGTGTAATACAATGTATGATAGTGTCATACAACGCCAACCAAAATTCCGAGCTGCAACTGTGCAGCTCCACTGCACACATCCGAGCAAAAAAAATCCCCGACTTTCGCCGAGGACTTTCCACCTAACTAAACCAAACCTAATATGAACCAAACCTTTCTTTTAACGCCACGTCAAACGCGGACATAAATGTTACTTGTTCTTTGACTTCTTCAAGTGAAAGTTTGGTATCACCATTTTCACCCGTTTCATCATCGTAACCCATTATCAACCCATTACCCGATAGAGGTTGTCGGTAATTTTTCAACTTGAAAAACTTTGTGTTTTCATCAACACTCATTATACCTTCTTCATCAACATACACATCGTTTTCGTTGTTGTAACTAACAATCTCAAAAATAGAACACTTTAAGTGTCCATAGATACTTGGTAACTGACTACCAGTTTCATCACGAACAACTTCAACTTCGGAAATTGTTTTGTTTTCTACGTCGATTAAAATTCCTCTTGACATTTCTTTTTTGTTTTATTGGTTTAACGATACAAATATAATACTATTTCTTTTATATTCCAAATCTTTTTTTGCCAATCAAATTCCAACATCTCCCGTCAGGAGGTCAGGTATTTCTTGTCTTTGACAAATTTGAGGTGTCTACATTCCTCAATAGTCAATCCCACAAATTCGTTGGGAGTGAAACTGATTTCATCGGGATAGTAGTCGAACAAAAATTCTTCTTGTCCATTTTCCATTGTAACCCACACTTGGGGCATCGGGTCGAACAAACTCTTTGGTTGTTCCGTAATACGAGATGAGATAACTTTCATGATTTTGTCTATTGGTTTAACTATACAAATATAAAACTATTTTTCTTATATACCAAATTTATTTTTATTTTTCTCAGAACCGTCGTCCGTATCCAAAAATTGGTTGGCGTAGGTGTAATACGATACTCACTATTTGTCATACGGCGCCAAACAATTTTCCTTCAGGGCCCTGACTCAAGTCCTGAAATGTTCACCTTATCAATAAGGGAAACAAATAAAAAACCCCCACCATTACTGATGAGGGTTAGTCTGAACCAACAAACTAAATTCAATTTAAACAAAGATTTTTCATAAGGTCGGAAACTTGGTAAGGTTTATAAAAATCAAAAACCTCTTGATGTTTTTCATCGGTTACAAAATTGTGGAACTCAACATTCAAAACGCCCTTGTCAAAGGTTGTTTCAACACTACACAAAATTTCGTGTCCATCCCTTTCAATGATTTGTGGAACAACTCGGTCGTACACCATTCTACCGATTGGGTCGTTTGGTACTGGTCCACCACCAACACCATACTCGGTTTCCCCTTCTTCGTTTACTTTTTTCAAAAGGTACATTTTTACATTGGGTACACTATCGTTTGTTCCCAACATTTCTTCGGTACTCACTTTTGCGGAGTGTGTCATTCCTTGAATAAAATCTCTGATTTCTTCAATGTCTTTGTAATTGTTCATACTTGTTCTTTTTATTTGGTTTAACAATACGAATATAATATGATTAAACGGATATTCCAAATAAATTTATATTTTTTTTGCCAACTTACGATACAAGATGTCGAGGGACAGAAGACGGATTTTGATTTTTGGTTGGCGAGCGTAATACGATAATACCAATGTGTAATACCCCGCCAAACAATTTTCTACGCTGCTCAAATCCACCACAGAACCTCGTGTAAATAAAAAACCCCCAACTTTCGTTGAGGGTTAATTACCATTTTGGAATTTTTAGAACCTTTGAGGTTGTGGTTTCTTTTTACTCTTGATGTAATTTTTGATGTCCTCAAACAAAATGATAAAGAACATACCAATACCCATACAAGAAAATAAGAACATACCCATTTGATTGTCTACGGGAATATCCCAAGTTAATGATACCCACATTGAGTAAACAATGAACCCGATGATTGCGATGTAAGGAAATAACTTTTTCATAATTGTTTCTTTTGTTTGGTTTAACGATACAAATATAATATAAGTTTCAATATAAACAACATTTTTTTATATCTATTTTGCCAACTTGATAACACCAACAACTTCTCCTTCGAGCAACAGCGCATGGTTGGAAATTAGATTGGCGGTTTTAGCAACACCTAAAGCATTTAGCAACTTCTCCTTCGAGCAATTGCGCATGAGGGAAATTAGATTGGCGGTTTTAG